ATTAGTGCTAGAAGAGGCAATTTTACCATTCTTTATAATATCAATAAACTTGCCACCCCACTAAACTTTTAAATCTCCCTTTGTTTTTAAAACAAGATTAGAGTCGGTAGAACCAATAGTATTATAGGTTTTACCGAACATATTGGTTTTACCTTCAGCCATGTTATTTTATTTTTAAAACTTGTCGTCTATTTCTATTTGAATAACTTACATGAACCCAATTAAGATTATATTCATCTATTAACTAATCAAATGGTAATTTTAATGATTGTATCAAATCAAATAATTTTTTATTTTCCTATACAGTATCTTCAACACTTCTAATATCAGCAGCTTCGCCTGTTAAATGCTGAGAAGTATTTGCTCCTCCTACTGCTTTATTTAATTCTTTACATCTAAAACCACTTGTAACAATAATTGGTTTTCCATAAGCTTCTCTAAGTGGATCTAATATATTCTCAATTAATGAGATTAAATTCTATTCTTCTTGTTTTGAAGGAATATTCTTAATTCCTTTAGATTGAGCCGTATCGCTCTTAGTTAATTCATCAATAGTAAAATATTTCATAACACTCAAATTTAATTAATAACTATCTAAGAAGTATATATTTTTTATATAAATACAAAAAAAATAGGAGAACTTTTTATCATAATTAAAAAAGTCCTCCTAAATTTAAATAGAATCTATAATAGAAAATGTATCAAATACTTTTTCGTATTATATAAATAATTCCCAATCTACCATAATTCCGTTAGCTATCATGGTAGCATACCATCTTCTCATGGTTGTTCCATCTCCAGCATCTTCATCATCTATAGTATCTTTGACATATAAGGCAAAATGCTTCTCGTCTGTTATACTACTTCCATAGTAATCTGCTTTACACATATTAGCCACAAATATATAGTCATATCCAACATTATTAGTTAGTTGAACATTATATGTAGATAAAGTCTTATCTATGAATTCTTTTGATAAAGGCTCTAAAGCTTTTCCACCTTTCTTCATTAAAGATACTGCATACTCACAAAGAGATTTGTTAAAATGCCATCCATAATTCTGAAGATATTTCTTCATATATTTTGGCATACTATCATATACGTCTAAAGCAGTTCTCATATTAATAATATCTTAAATATTCGTCTTCGTCATAATCTTTCATGCTTCTTTTCTTTCTAGGTCTTTTACGTTCATACCCTTCTTCCTCTTCTTCTTCTTTTTCATATTCTTCTTTGAGGCGTTCTAAGCATGCCATAGCTTTTCCACCATATTTAAGCATTTTTTCTAGATATTCTGATAGACACTCCATTTTTGAATGTTCGATTTCTACTATTGTTGCCATATTCTTAAGATAATTTTTCCATAAATTCTTTAAACATTACTTTAAGTGAATTTATTTCTTCTCTTAAAGCTTTATTCTCTTCTTCTTGTCTCTGTTTCTCTATAATCTCAGGATTAAGTACTTTAAGTATTTCATCACATCCTTTTATAATATTCTAATGATGTTCTATACTATTTATAATATCAGCACTTCTCTATTTCATAGAAGAAACTTCGCTATTCATTGCTTCTTTACTACAAGAAACTACCATATTATTTCCAAAATCAGCTATTTCTCCAGTAGCGGGAAGTTTTTGGAAATTAGCAGATGTGCCGTTTATATCAGCCGTAATATCTACTACCATTTCTTGATTATATATTCCTGTGTTCCCATACTTAGGAACTGGAACAGATATGTTAATAACTTTTCCTAATTCCAAAGTAGGTACAGAATCTTTATGCAATATAAATAGCTAATTACTATTTCTTAAATTCTAAAATGCCATTATACTATTCCAGTTAATAACTATAAAGTATCAGTAGAACTTTCATACCAACATAGATATATTCCTGTCCCAGGTATGTTAGATACTGTAATATCTGCTCCATTATATCCTGTTAAATTTTTAGGACTACCACCTCCAGAAGTAAACATTACTGGAAGAGTTCCAGTAGTTCCAGAAGGTATTGCCTAATTTAATCTAACTATTAGCAATCCTCTAAATGGGCTTCCTATATTAGGATGATTATTAAAATCATACTAAACAGCAGTAGATGTAACTGTTACTGATACACTACTGATAGCAGGAATTCCACCTCTATTTACATTAATATAAGTAGGTAATATCATAGTTACCTCCTTTCTCAACCCCAAAGAGAGCTATTACATCCACAACCATTCCAAGTACCAAGTGCCAAACTATTATAATATGTTTGTGTAGGTATAGCTGTAGCACAACTATAAGGAAGTGTTACTGTTTCAGGAAGTTTACATTTAATTCCGTTTACATCACTCTGTAATGCATTAACAGCAGCAGCAATAGGACCAGTTGCTTGTCCGATCATTTGGCTAAATGCAGCAGTCTACTGAGCATTGTTGATAATGACAGCCTATTCACTATTCTTTTCACGTAAAGTATCAATTTTGTCTAATAGAGCTTGATTTTGCATAGCATCAAGTTTAGCTATAATCTAGTTCGTATTAGAAGTACCTACGTCTTTAATAGTATTCTAAAGAGAACAAGTTTGAGACTGAGTAGCATATGCTGAATCACAGAATCCTCTTTCTACAGTGTTTCCTAATGAATTAATGCTGTTAGTAAGTTGATAAGTCTGTCTTTCATTTGCTAATTGACTTTGATAACCCTATTCTAAAATAGCTTTCTGAGTATTGCAGCAGCAATCCTTCAAAGCCTGTATGACATTACAATCTCCAGAATTTACTGCATTAATTATTCTTTCAGAAGAGAATCCTAATTGTCCTCCTAACTACTGAATACTTGACTGAACTCCACAAACTGCCTAATTCAATACGTTGAAGTCACAACCCATTTTTTCAGCAACAGATCTAATAGCATCTGTATTACCATTGATACCCTGCATAATTAAATTAGAATTCTGGTTATCCTACATCTATTCTTGAATAGTTTGAAGCTGTCTTTGAACATCCTAATTCATTCCAAATTCACCTCCGTTTAACCATCTCATCATGTAAATCCAGATAAAATACATAAATGGGTTATTCCAAGTTCCACCAAATCCACCATTATTCATTAAAGCCATAGTAGTAAGTGGATTATTTCCTCCGTTCATGCAACAATTGTCTGGTACAATGTAAGTCTTTGTTTCACTCATAATAAATAAAATTTAAAATTAATAATAATGTTATCTTAGTTCTAGAACTACACTAGTATATACATTATCAAGAGTGAAATTGGACATTACTAAAAATAAAATCGGAAATCCTAAATAGAATCATTATATTTCTATAACAATTACTATTTAAAACTTCCGATTTCAAACTCATTACTGAGTCATTTTTTATTCATTAGATAAACATCTAAATCTGTTTTCTACCACGATTTTTCCTTAAAACCTTCTTGTTTAGTACCTTTTGGTATAAAACCATCTCTAACATAATTATCAAAAGTAGCTCTACTAACTCCAAGATAATCACAAGCTTGAATTTTACTCGTTTTCTAATCTGGATTAGCAATATTTGATAATACAGAAATTATTTTAATTTCCTAATCTTCATCAATGTTAGAATTACCAGCATCTAAATCATCTATAAATTTCTAAAGTAAACTTCTTATTATAGGTTTCAGTATTTCTTTTTAAATTTACAATAAATAAAATACACAACACTTAATCCAAATATTATGGAATACATTCTTACCATTTGTAAATCTGATAAAGGTATTCTAATATATTCATCATATAATGCTACAGCACTGGTTATAGTAATGTAGTATAAAGGAATGCGATACAAATAGCAGAATCTAAATACATAAGCTATTATATACAATATTATTAGAAATAATATAGATACTCCACCTAAATAACTCAAGAAATAGCAATTATATTCATAATATGCTAATATAGTGTATATAATGTTATCTATGGCTAATGTAATAGGAGTATACTTTAATACTAAGATTAATAATTTATAAAGTCTCTTATTTAGATTTTGACTTTCTGCGTTTAACTTTTCCTCCATTTTTTATCCCTGCTCTAGGGCTATTCATTTTAGCTCTTCCCATAATATCACTTTGATTTCTTAGATTTCTTGGCTTTTCCGCCACATTTAGCTTTCTTACAACTTTTCATGTTATTCTGCGAATTTAGCTAGAACTGCATCAATTACAGTATCTACATAAGTTACAAATTCATCTCTATTAGTTTCTGCTACATTATAATTTACAGAAACCATACCATCTATAGGTTTGTAATAACTACAATTACCAACATCTTCAGTTAATCCTCCTGATTTGTTTACAGTAAAACTAACATTGCAAGTTCCGTCAGTATTATAGCTAGCAGTACCATTCATTACCCAGCCATTTTCAGCTGTTTCTGAGATATTATAAGTCTCATTTTGTTTAGTAATACTAATCATATTTATTCTTTAACAAATAAATCAAAAAATATCTCCATTAAATCAGCAGCTTTAATTTTATTCCCATTAATTTCTACATCATTAGCGGAATTTACATCTAAAATATCAGAATATTCATCTAATGTAAAAGAATCCTCTATTGGTAATTCTATTTTTTCAAGACCCTTTTGAATTAAGTATTCTTGATACTCTGAATTAGCTTTATTATTTAGTTCTTTAAATCTCAACTCTTCTTCTGAATCTCTATTAGTTTTTTCAGATAACTCTTTAAGTTCATCCGAAACAATCTGATTAGTAAACTCTTGCGCATCTTCATCGAATTGTTTTTTAGTCTTATTATAAGACATTCTAATGCGCATAATTTTTACTTTTAATTCTTTAGATAATTCTTTATTATCATTATTAAGAATTAATTTTGTAATAACATTCTGTTTTGTCAATAAATCATTTAAAGTCATAAGCATTTCTTATTTAATATACAATTATATTAATATAATATGTTAAAAAATATTAATTAATGCTAAATATAGCCAAATATAGAAAAAGACACTGATTCAATAGCATCTTCTTCATTATACCAACATCTTTTTCCAGTAAACCATGAATCATTATCATTATTTGCATTTCTATATGCTCTTATATATAAATAAGAAGTAGTTCCAAAATTTGATACATAGGAATTAAACCAATAAGCTCCTTCTGATCTCCACTCGTAATCCCCATTACTTCCATCATAGGCCTGTGTCTTTATAGTATCTCTTCCAGAAAAATTTCTTCTTCCCTAGGCATATGCAGAACTAAATATTATAGTACCTGTATTAGAAAAGGTCAACCTCATTACACCTCCATTTATATAAAAAGATGGAATTCCTATCTAACTATGTTTATATCCAGAAAAGTGCCATAATGAACTAGAAGTACTTGCTCTAAAGAAATATCCTGTTACTAATACTATTGGCTAATGATTTGAACCATTTTTTAACGGCTCTAGCTCATCAGAGAAAACAAAATCTCTCCATTTTGTATATCTAGTATTATCTATAGCTAATCTATAACGTAATCCGTGTGATATATCATAATGAGGGGCAAGTAATTCTATAGCAGAGACTGAACCACTTCCACTTTCACTTTTAAATACAGATAATAATCCACTATAATCCATTTGGTAAACAATATAGGTACCACTATTTCTTGATGAGAAAGTATCTAAAGTAGTATTATGAAAACCATCTCTGTTTTTGAAAAAATTTCCATCATTACTTGAATGCCATATAGTACTACCATTCCATTGTAAAGTTCCTGTATTTGAGGTTAAAGTTCCTATAGCTGTTCCAGAATCATTAAAGAATCTAATACCTGGAATAGAATCATTTAAGGCTTTTAATCCTAGTAATCCAGCACCATTAAAGTCACCTATAGCAACATCATCACCTACCTTATTCCATGTAGCATTAGCAAAATTTAAAGCTCCATACATAGTATCTCCAGATTTCTTTATATACACTGAATCATGATTATGACTGGCAGCAGCAGCTCCAATTTCTGAAAGTGACCAGGAAACATTACCAGAACCATTAACAGATTTAGCTGAATTACCTATTGTAAGTGTTCTAGCAGTACCCCAGTAAGAAGTAGTAATATTAGCAGTTCCGTCAAAGTTAGTCCCATTTATTTGTCTAGCAGTTGTTAATTTATTAGCTTGGGTAACTATTGCTCCTAGTGTTGATAAACTAGAAGTATAAGTTGCAGTAGGTGTAGCAGAAACTGAAGCGGCGTAACTATCTATAGTACATGTGGTACTATATCCTTCTAAAACATACTAAACTTCTGAACCATAATCATTTGGAGTATAATATATTTCGTAAGTTCCTCCAGAAATTCTAACAGCTGTTAATTTTGTAGAAACATCATAACTTGTATAATATATACATTTTAGGGTTATACTCTTTGTTTCATTTGTAGTATATGACCATCTAAGCATATACTTAGCAGCAACTCCAGTAGCTCCATTATTAGAATCATATACGGACAGAGATATCCATCCTTTTTCATTAGTTCTAGTAAATTTAAATAATTTTATACTAGGATGGGTACTAATTGCGTATAATGAACCGCCTATTTTTAAAGGAAATGAAGTAAAATGATAACCGTCTAATAAATCGGCGTCTAATCCACTTCCACTTCCATCATTTCCAGCATGCCATATCTTCTGACCATTAACTGTTGGTTGTTTTAACCAATTCATTCCACCACTATTCCATTGACCAATAGCAATATTATTTGCATACATTTTGCATACACCATCAGAAATCCATTTAAATCCAGTATCACTATCCCCAAGAGCTAAATGGATAGAAGCTGAATCAGATATACCATTTGTACCTTTAATCATTAGATTATTTCTGAATATAGTATGTGTATGACTTCTTCCAAGTTCTGATAATGTAGCATGACCCCCGCCACCTAGTAAAACATAGCTATCTGATGACCCAGACTTAATAAATCCGTTGGATAGTACGTTACCAACTATGTGTAATTTCTATGAAGGAGTAGTTGTCCCTATTCCAACATTACCAGATTTTCCTGTTATGACAACTTTTGTAGTTAGTGTAGGTGTAGTTCCAGTATCTCCGACAGCACTTTGGATAAGTAATTTATTATTATCGTCTGTATTAGAAAAATCGGGTATAATTTTAAATTGATCTCCAAAATTAGTTTCTTTCCAATAGATTCCGTTACGTTCTAATGATATCTGTCCATTAACATTATTAGTTCCATCAAAACTATTTCCCCATAATGACCTTGCAGTTTGAAGTTTTGTAGCAGATGCTACATTGTCGGTTAGAAAGGCTACAGTAGACCAAGATGTCCATGATTCTGCTAAAACATCAGACTTACTTCTATAAAAAATTCTATTTTTATTTTTCTATGAAAGCAAAAGTTCACCGCTTCCTCCTCCTCTTACGCTTAATAAATTACCATAAAGAGTTGGATAACCGTTACTATACACTTCATATAACCTAACGCCACTAAGAGGATGTGATGTTCCTGATATAGCTGTTTTTCTACCTTGAGAAGTTAAACCAATAACATTTGCATTCAAAGTTACATTTGCTGAACCATCTAAACTTACTGAGCCTGACAAATAAGAACCTAATGTGATTGTTCTTGCTGTAGTCCATTTACTAGCTGAAGTTGCGTAAGGAATAGTAATATTATTAGCAGTACCATTTTTAGTCCATGTTAAATAATTTCCACTTGTACCAAGTGATGTTACATATCTAGAATCTGCTATACTACCATAATTTCCAGATGTTAATACAGTATACCAAACACCCTTATCACCAGACGTTCCTCTATCATTAAAGATTTTCATATCTCCGTAAGTGTCAAAGGCTATTATAGACCTTCTCCAATCAGTATCTTCATTAATAAGATTTGTAACCTAGAGCATAGAAAAAGTATGAGTAAATGGAGGATTAACTAATTCCTAACTAGCTGCATCAGTAGCAGTATAATAAAGTCTAGTATCTTTAAAAGTATTAACATCAGTAGACCCACTAATAGGCTGTAATCTTAAAAATGATGATGAATGTAATCCATCTAATAAGTCCGCATTTAAATTAGAATTTACTGTTCCATTATTGATTGCAGCATTACCACTCGCATTACCAAATGTATAAGTACCAGCTACTGGTTTCCCGTCTGCAAAATATATAGGTCGAGTTGCAGAACCAGCACTTGTAGTTAATTTAGTAGCACTATCCGCATTTCCCTATAAAGGTCCAATAAATTTTGGGGCAGTTACATTTCCTGAAAACTAACTATTTCCAGATTCATCTAATAGTGTAACTGATTTAGTTACAGCATTAGTACCTGCATTTACTGTAGACTTAGCTGTATATTGTAACAGATATTTGCTCTAATGCACACCATGAGTAAAATATCCATTAGTAGAGTTACCTTTAAACAACATTACATATTGTCCAGCTCCAGCAGTAGAGTTTATTATTGCTTTACCCTTATTTCCTTCTAGGTAAGTGGTTGTATTAAGAGAACTATTTATTTGACTAGTAAATGTTTTCTAACCAGTGATAGTCTATGCTGTATTTAAAGTAACATAGTTAGATAGTGACTAATGATTTGTTAATACTGGCTTTCCTCCAGAATATAATTTAGTTGCCCATAAACTTCCTGTACTTGGCTGTGCATAAATACTTGTAGTGGTATAAACCTACTAAGTAACAGAAGTAGAAATATCATTATGGTCAGCATTATTATTATATCCTAATATAATAGGTCTATAATTAGTAGTAGTGGTATTAGATTGTAGAACTTTGCTGTCTGTATTAGCATCTGTATACCATCTTTTCCAATCAGACCATGAGCTATTATCCCATATTCTGAACCATATTAATCCATTATATAAAATTACTTTTTGATATCTATATCCAGAAGCATTCCTACCTACATAAAGTTCTCCTCCTTTACTTATATCACTTGGACCATTAGTTACTTTATTACTTCCATCTAGATAATACCATTTACCTTCTGTTTTTAATGTATCTAAATCTTGATTAGTTAATGAACTATAAGTATATTGATTAGACGGAACTTGCCATGTTCCGTCTTCTCTTAAAAATCTTGTATTTGTAGAAGTATATGAAGGGACAGGCACCAATCCATTATATCCTCCTCCAGAAGAAGAAGTATGCTTTTTAAAAACTGAATAGGTAGTATCTGTCCCTTTAAATTTTACACCCCTAACAAATATATTTAATCCTCTAAGATCAAAAGTTATATCATTATTAGCTGGAGCATTAGTTAAAACTCCAGCTGTAATAGGATTGTATGCTATTTTCATAGATTACGCAGTTTCGTATTTTTTTGTACTTATATTATACCAACTTAAACCAAAACTTATATCTTGTATATCATCTTCATTAGTATCTGCCTTTACATAAATATCTCCAGTAGGCATAAAGTTTAGAGTTTTATCTCCTATAGAACTACCTCCAATAGTAATGTTTCTCCAACTAGATGAAATAGTAATATTATTACCACTTCCAGTTACTACTGTATGTCCACCCTATTGAAAATTTAATACTCCACTACTAGTAGAATTACTTAATAACTAAGTTCCTTTTACCTAAATAGGTCTCCAAGTATTAGTATCAGTAAAAGCCTATGAAGGTAGAGCAAACCAATCATATGTTCCATTAGCCAGTTTAGCTAACACCCAAGAACCTGCCGCTAATGCTCCAGTTCCAACTGCGTCAAACTTTGGAACTAAACCATCTGAAGTAGCTGTAGCTAAACCATATGTAGTATTAATCCAAGGTACATTTACATAAGCCTGTCCTGTATCTGAAAGCTATACTGCATAATTTTTATCGGATGTGGTGTATCCTATTTTAATACCCCCATAATTAGAAGAATCTGCTTTGTTTAAACTTATATTAATAGAATCCTTACCAGATACTATTATATTTCCATTTCCTATTATTCTATATGTACCTGTTACAGTTTTAGTATCTCCCAGAGCCTATATTAAATTAATATAAGGATTCACTGTATTAGTTTCTACATTAGAAGTCGAAGTAGGTAAAGATCCTATTATAGTAGCATATGAAGCAATCTGCGACTAATTTCCAGGGGTATAACCTAATGCATTTATAATGTTTGATTTAGTTAAAAATATATTGCCTGTCGAGTCTACAGAAATTGTCTTATCTTCGTTATCTTTATCTACTATAACGCCACCTAGACTACTATGTGTAGCAGGTTTCAAAGATATACTTCTAGCAACACTACCATTATAAGTTTCGTCTTTGGGACCCATGTATAACCCAACTCCAGCAGATAAATTATTAGCTACTCTATTGGCTTGACCTGTAATATTAATTCCCCAAGTTCCAGAAGCTGCTAAAGATGACTTTGTAGTACCTCCTACTGTTACAGACACTACTCCAGTTTGTGATAAAGTTACAGAGGTTAATAAAGCTTTTTTAGCCGCGTCTGTTAAATTTCCTGCCACAATATTACTCTAATTAGTCCAAGTTGGAGCAGAAGAACCATTACTTATTAATACCTAATTTTGAGTTCCGCCAGTAGTAGGAGCATAAATATTAAATACATTAGAACTATTACTATAAGTATATATAGCAGTCCCATTGACGGTATGTTTGACCTATCCATTAATATTAGTCTAAATAGCAGTCCAATATTCAGATGTATTTAAAGAGCCTTCACTACCATTTTTAATACAAGTTATTAAATCTCCAGCTTCACATTTTTGTTCAGCATAAGTAGCAGTAGATGTAACCCTATAAGTATCTCCAATCTAACATTTAGAAGGAAATCCCTCATTTCTAACTCCATCTGTAGTATGAGTATAATAATTTCCATCTTCATAAGTAATAGTACCTTTATATCTCATTGCGTCATTAGCTGCTATACTATTACCTATATATTCAATAATCTATTGAGTGTTTAGTATTGTAGTAGTTGTTTTATTCTAAGAAATGGCATCCTATATACTAGTTGCTATGGGTAAATCTGATGTAGTTATTTCTAACCACTATCCATTACCTCTTATAAACTCAGTCTATTTTCCATTAGATCCAGGTACTAGACCTTTATTTCCTGTTGAAAATATTGGAGTATAATCTACTCCATGAGATATAATATGACCATCTTTAGTAAAAAACAACTTTACGTATTCTCCAGAATCAGCTTCTGGTATTTGTAATTTTCCAGAAACTTCTTCATATGTATTCGCAAAATTTAATATTGCCATATTAATAAATATTAGTCCATTTTAATACAATATTATTATTTAAATCTATTCCAAAATCATCCCCCATTAAAAGTTCCTAACTAATTTGTCCATTATATTCTATATACTAATTCTAATTAACTTTAATCTAAAGCTTTCCAAATGGGGATACTTCTATAATATGTCCTCTATTGTCATATTTAATAAGAGTAGAAGAAGGATTTGAATTAGGTTCTATAGAATTTGAATGTGTTATTATAACATTCTAATTTTGTTTGTAAGACTATAACCCAGAACCAGCTGGGGCTACTACATTTTCTATTTTTTTCTATAAAAATTTGTCTAATGTAGTAATCTCTTCATTATCTTTTACTACTACTGCTTCAGCAGAAGTTTGTGGAAAAAATATCTAGCTATTCTAAGATAACTATTTAATTGAATATTCCATAATTAATTTCCAATTATTAAATCTTCCTAATCTGTAGATACTGCCGAATCATATAAATTATTAGGAATATTATAATTAACTACTACGGTAGTTCCTGTAGAGGTAGTTACATTTCTTGCAGATATTGTCTGAGATAGCTATGTGTTTATATTCTATATAGTAGAATTAAATTCACTCTTTGTTACATATCCAGATAAATCTACATCGGTCTATATTTTTCCAATTTCTTCCCAAACATAGCTTTTTAAATTATCTTCATATATACATATATATTCAGTAAAAGCATTTCCAGAAATGCCACTACTATTAGGAACTAAATATATAGAATTTTCATGTTCCTTAGAAGGAGGTTGCGGTAATGATTTAACTATTTTGTATAATTCTACACTATTAGTAGCACTGATTACTCCTTCAGGTGTAATTGTAATACCTGCTCCAGCAGTTAATTTATCCTACTTATTCTTAAGTTCAGAATTTATCTATTCAACAGTAGTTTCTAATTTATCTATGTCAGCAGAGTTGGTTCCAACAACTCCCATTGTAACTCTTAAAACTTTATCTAAAGTAGTAATTCCTAAAGAAGATAATCCTACTATATTAGAAGTATTAACAACTACAGCTTCAGCTAAAGTTATAGGAACAAATTCTGTACTTGACTAATAAAGTCTTTTAATTTGTGTACTCATAATTTAAATAAATTGTCAGGTATTTGATAATCTACGTAAGATTTTAAAACAGAGTCTACAAAATCTAATTCCTATAGCATTCCCTATACCTCAGATTTAGTTACAAAATTATTATTCTCCTAAATAATTTTAGAAACAATATTATCTATTTCCGTTTTACTATATACACCTAAATTATATCTAGCTAAGGCTTTCTCTGATTCCTCTTTAAATTCTCCTAAATAATTCTCTTTATATAGATGAGTATAATGTTTTTTCTTTGGACAATCTGGAATACTTATTATCTACTCAGGTCCAAATCCAGTATCAACATCTTCTATAATAGAATCACAATTCTTAGAATCTATTACTACTTTATTTAATTCAGGCTTCTAAACAATATTGGTTCCTTCTTTTTTAGGTATAGTTATTATAGTATACTAATTTCCCTATTTTTTAGGTTTCTCTAATTCTATTATTTCTAATTTTGGTTTTTCTTTTATTTCTTTCTGCGGAATTACTATATTAATAGATATAGGAGTTTCCTATAGATCTTTATTTTCTACAGGAAGTTCTCCTATTATTGCACTCTATAGTATAGACTAATTCATTCTATTTCTAATATTATCTTACTTGGATACCCAGAAGTATAATCATAATTTATTAAATCTTCAATAGTTTTTAAATCTTTTATGGATTTTAAATGCTTTGCAGTATTTATGTAACATTTACCAGCATATACCTCTAACTAAGACAAAAACTATTTTGCTTTATCTAAATTTAATTCTAATAGATTATCATCTAGAATTAAAGTTATATTTTCAGAGCTACAATTAGCTAAATTCTATAATCCAACTCTAGTATCTTTATCATACCAATACTATTTATCATTATAATAAAAACTATTGACGTCTAAAGATGTATCATAGTACTTAATCTTTTCCTATAAAACTTTATACATTAAACCATAATAACAAATTCCATCTTTCTTTTCAAATATTTCTTTCCATATATTTAAAGGAAGTGATAGTAATTCTTGGTTCTAAAGTAGAGTTTTTAAGGACTCGCCCTTATAAATTATATAAGAGCGATCCTTATAATTAAATTTTATAAAATCATCGGTCATGTTTTGAATAATTAAATTTAACAAATGGAACACCATAATGTTTAGTTAATCTCCAAGCATTTCTATATTCTGTAGTATTCTAGTAATTCTAATCATCTTCATATTTTCCATATACCCACATATTTTTATATGTATAAGAAGAACTGACCCATTCAGAAATTCTCTAGTATGAGTAATTATCTGTGGCAGAAGTATTTACAGAAGTAGTAATATTATTAGCTCCAGAACTATCTCCAGACCCTACTATACTAGACCAAACAGACGGGAAATTATTATTAGCTCTAGAATAAGCCATAGAGAAAATGGGAGTAGTTAAAGTAGTGCTACCTTTAGATATACTAGTACTAATAGGTTGTCTTACAATATCTCCTATATTAAAATTACTTCCAGAAACACTATAACCTCTATAATAGATTATTCTTGAAAATTCATTTACTGAAGGAGCATACCAATTTCCTTTTTTATACTAATCATTTAATGCCTCTGTACTTTTGACTTCAGGTTCGTATAAGTTTATTTCGTAGAAATAAGGAAATAATATACAACTCATTAAATCAGACCCGGATAGATTAGCCCATATTGTCTATACAACTTCAATTAAGCTATATAATTTTTCTTTAGATTCTATATAATAACTCCAAGTATCCTACTAGAATATTCTACTTATATAAGGTTGGCACTATCTATTAGTATGGAGTTTAGGCAGTATAGTTTTATTAACATGATCTATATATGATTTAGTTTCCTTATCTCCATTGAATGAAGCATTAGTAGAAACTGTATAAGTACTTACATTAATATTATCTATTAATGGTGATGGAGTAGTTAATCCTGGTACTGTTTCATAATTGTTCACTGATACACTTTCTAGATATTTACCTACCTAATATAATTTTTTAAGAATATCATACTAAGAACCTTCTTGACCATCTGCTGTGTATCCTAAATACTAAGGATTTTCATGGGCATATTCTTTTCCTATAATATAAACTGTTCCAGATGTTTCATCAGCTACATCTTTAGCATAGACTAACCCTATCATAGTTTTAGTTGCATCATATGAACTTGTAAAAGTACCATCTGCATAAGCAAAGTCTCCTAATTCTGGAGCTTTCCATTCAAAACTTACTTTACAAGTTTTATTAATTCTTTGAGAAGAATTAGCTACTTTCATACTAATAGTTACTGTTGCAGTACTAGAAGATTCTTTCTTCAATGTAATAGCACCTGTCTAATCTATAGTAGCAACATCAGAAGTAACTCCAGACATACTATAGGTAATATCTAAATAACCATCTACTTTAGGATTATAAGGATTAGAACCAGACTTTATTTCTACATCATTACCATTAGATACTGTTATCTCAAACATATTCTATCTAACAATAGTTCCAGATTCCCCAGTTTGATAATATACAGAAACTTCTGTTGCACATGAAAAATCAAGAATCTATTCACTCTTAAAATGTATTCTGATTTTAGAATCAGGACTTTCTATATTACCAAAGGTATTAACTAAAAGCTATTTAGTTTCAAAGCTAATTGCTTTTAAATCTTTTCCTCCAGCTTCAGTTACAATATATATATCCCCTGTTAAATTACAGTTATTAGTCAGAATCATTCTTCTTAAAGCATTTTCAGTAATATATAGGTTTGTATTATATAATGTAATAGATTCTAATGTATTTACATTAATGAGCTTTTCACAGAAATCAGATACATTAAAGTTTCCACATTTAGAACAATTTATTGTTACATCTACTAAATTTTCTAAACCTTCAAACTATACATTTTCTAGTCCCGCATTATTAATAATAGATAAACTAGTTAATGCTTTAGAGAAATGTACTGTATTGAGTCTAGAACCTTGTGGTAAAGTAACAGTAGCAATATTTGTTCCAGTTAAATATACTTCCTCCAATTTCGGAGTTTTATCAGAACCTAAATCAATAGTAGTTAATGAACTTACTCCTGTTAAATCTAGTTTCTTTAACACTGGAGTATCTAATGCTAAAGTAGGAGGCATAAAGCTTGTCGTTCCCTTGGCAGACATCTCTAGTAATCTCTTTGCTGATAGATTATAAGTACCCATATTCCAATGGATTTTTTCAAATCCTTTTAAATCTTTAATATATCTAGCACCTAATATAGAATACAAAGGAGTTGTATTATCTATTTTTATAGTTACGGTTTTTACAACACCTTCTTTCTATCTATCTGGACTATATAAGTTTACATTACTTCCTACATTATATCCTAAATATAGATACTAATAAGGAGTAATATTCATAGTATATGTTCCAGAATAATTAGAATCTTCACTAGTTTTTATATTAATACCCATACCTTCTCTACCAAAGATATTAGATACCTAAACCTGACTAAGGAACATTATAAGACGTTTCTTCGTAAACTCTTTTTCGCTTTGCAAACAGCTTCCATGAGCTTGTGAAATTGGGTCTTGTCCATTATTCTACCATGTAATACCAACTGAACCCTAATTATCAAAGAATATCTAAGCAGATTCATAAGCTAATCTGGCAGTATAATTATATGCTTGAGCTGAATAATATTCCTAAACAAAATAGAAATATTTAGTCATCCAATCGTGAATACTAGGTTCCTAGTTAATTCCAAACTATTCTAGTATAGATTTAAGCATAGTAGTTATTTCACTCTTGTATGCGATATCTACTAATTCAAAAAATGCACTAGATCCTCCCCACATATTCTTATATTCTGCTTCAGTTTCTCCAGATGGTTCAATTAAGAAATATGGTTTTTTCTACAATCCTCTATTATCAGTGGCTAACAAAGTATCCATATCATCCTATAGCAGACATATTTTAGAACTTTCATTTACTAATTTAAAATAAGTATTTTTGGCTCTGTTATCAGTTCCAGCAAATAATTTAATAAATGCTTGGTGATATAGTATATCTTCTACATGGAAATATGTTCCAAATTTTTCTTTAAAGTCAGAAATTAAAAGATTAGTAAAGTTGGTTATACTATCACTTCCAACTCCTCCATTTTCTTTATACCAAGTTTTTAAATTAAATACTTCATAGTCATATACAGGATTACTATAAGCATCTACTATAGTGGAATGGGCTAACTAGTTTCCATGTTCATCTAATTTTGGTAAACCAGCAGGAACCCATAATTCAGAACTTTGGTCGTATCTAAATACATCCCACTAAGCTCCAGGGAAGTATGTGGAATCCTAATATCTAGAATTAGTAATGTAATATTTTTGAGTTATATCTAAGACTCCTGAATTTCTTGGGTCGTTTAATGAATAAGTTTCTTTATAGGGCTATAAATTTATAGTGTGCATATAAGCAAAATTATAAGCTTCTATAAATTTCTTCATAGTTACTTTTGCAGTTTCAGATAGTTCAGTTTCACTGTCTTCTGCTAACCCATAATCTACGTCAAAGCTATCAAAATAAGTTTTAGCTCCTCCTTCTCCATATCCTATAGTCTTATAAGTCTCTCCATCTAATACTATATTATTAGGCATCCAAGGAACTAAGAAGTTACACAACTTACCATTATTTTCTGCCCCTTCTAGTAATAAATATCCAGGAGTTTCTTCCTCATCATATCCATAAGTTTCATCATCCCCTTTAGCAGAACCCCAAGTCTAGAATGATGCAAATTTAATGTTTTCATCAGGAGTACTACTTATATCTTTTGGAGTAAAATTAGATACATCATCCAATTCTGTTTCTATATAGAAAGCTATAAATGGAAATTCTAATACTGCTCTTCTTCCTTTTAATTCTAATTCATTAAAATCTGATTTATCAACACAAGTATCCCACAAATCATGGAAAGCCATAGTAGAACCTAACTTATGTGACTACATTGATGAAGCATAATTAGTTTTACCTACCAACTTAGTAATACTTATAGCAGGATTGTTAGGTAAATAATATCCTTTATGATTATATAATTTATTAGGATCATCTGGACTATCAGGTTCTACATATTCCTAAAGATTTTCATCATAACAAGCTTTTGAAGTAAACTTCTTACTCTTTGTTTGAATATTATACCAATAATACTTCATTGCAGAAGTACCCTATCCTTTTATTTCACAATCTGTAAATCTTCCAGAACATTTATTTATTTCTTGTTCAGAAATATCTAACATAGGATTAGATTTATTATTTACATAATCTACAAATAGAGTACAGTTTTTATATTTATCGCTTTTAATAGTATTAAACTAATGAGGATATTTTACATTTTTTGGTAATACATATACTAAAGTATTATACTGTTCCTTAACTAAGTTATATGAAATATATGAATCACCGTTAGAGTCTACTTTAATGATATCATTCTACTTCTAGAAGTTTTTCTTCTATTCCAAATTAGACATAGTAGAAATATAGTTGGCAGATAACTCTTGTAAAGTTAAAGCTTTATTATATACTCTTAAAGTATATATATCTATATCAGAGCCAGTAGGAGCAATTTCTAGATTAAAACCGTTTAAGTTAAAATCAGAAAGGTCTACATATTTATACTCTCTATCTATTACTCCGTTTATAAATACTCTAACTATACTTATAGTTTTATTAGCTAATGCCTTTACTTCGTCTGGAATTTCTCTACTTACTGCCTTAAAATTAGGAACTACTTCTATTAATAGATGAGTTCTTTCATCTTCCTGGAATAAAGCACTTCTCGCAGTTTTATCTACACTATCATCACCTTCTGAGAATTGCCAGTTAAGTTCTGTCGGATATAGTATAAATCTTCCTAATTTAAGTACAGGCTATGATAAATCACTGATATTATATGATTTAAAATCTAATTCTAGAGTAAAACCATTAGTAGTTAATTCAGATGATAAACTTTTCTTTAAAACTGGTTCAGAATAGTTTTTAGCAGAAACTCTGAATGCTGTAAGTTCATTATCTTGAACTAAACCGTCTGGACTTTCTATTTTATTTAAAACTTCTTTAGTGATTATATCAGAATTATCAGGATCATACTAATCAAATGAATAAGTATATCCAGAAGTATAAGTAAACTAAGAATCATTTTTTATCTATAACTAATATACATCGTCGAAAGAAATAATATCTTCTCCATTTACTTTTACTACTAAGTTAGCATTTATATTTCCCGATATACCTTCAATACCAAAGAAATAATTAATATCCTATTGATATGTATAATTCTATAAAGAATTTACATTTATTTCTTTAACTTTATTAAAGTATACATCACCTTCATCAGCAGTACTAGTTAATAAGCTATTTAAGCTTATACTTTCTATATCGACCCCTTTTGTATATATAGTTATTCTATATAATTTAGAATATTCCCAGTTACTAATAGAACTAGAAATCTCATTAACTACACATTGGAGAGATTCAAATGAATCTTGTTCATAAGTATTAATTACTCTTACTTCTACAGTATTAAATTTAACACTCTCATTATCTGAAACAACTAAGTTAGCCTTAATTATATTTATACCAGCATTAGTTAAAGGAATACTTAAATCGGAGGTTCTATTAACTGGTGTAGTTTCTTCATCATGAGTTATAGTATACTGCATAGAATAACTAATTCCTGAACCTCCATTTAATATCTCAAAAGGACAAATTCTATTAACTATATAGTTATTTCCAGTAAACTATAAAGTAGGATTTAATACTGCAATCTATTTATCTGTAGAATCTTCAACTGTTTTAATATCAGAAGAAATGTTAGCATTAGTAGTAACTCTTAATGATATAACACCAACAGTAGTACTAGTTATATATTTAGTAATATCTATTTTCTACTCTTCAGCTTTAGATGTTATACCCTCTTCTAGCTAAGTATAGGAACCATTAGGGAGTTTAATGCTTAAATTCTATTTACCCGATACATAATTAATCTATCCAGTTAAAGGATTTTCAGCTGTAAATTTATATAAAACACCTAATTCTACTTTTGAACCTAATTTACATACAATAGAATTGTTGTTAGTAACATTCTAATCATCTATATATACTTTAGAAATTTCAATAGAATGGTTATAAATAGGTTCTGCTATACTAACTTCAGTTGAAGCTATTTCCCTTTCATCTTTGTTATACAATGTTAATTTCTAAGAAGCAGAATCAAACTAGATACTTTTAACGTCAGCTTTATCTAAGCTTTCTAAGTTTCTGGTTATAAAATCTTCTACTTCCATACCAGAATGTTGGTCCCATTCTGTTTCTAAATTTTCAATCTTGTTTGGTAAATTTTCAAATTTTGCCATTGTTTCAAATTAATTATTTTTCCATAAATCATCTTTTAACCAAGGTCTATCAGGTAACCATGTACCGCTACCAAAACAACTTCTGATAGCGTCGTACACGGTCAACCATACTAACTAAGTTCCTTTATATATAGCTCCTATATCTTTCTGAACCCGTTGCTATACTTGTTCCACAAGTTCCTAAACATTTTTTTGAACCTGTAAGATTAATTTACCATTTCTATATATCATATTATGATGCTATAATTCCTGCTGTTCTTAAAGAAGCTAAAAGAGCATTTAACTAAGTTGCTACATTTTCTGATGTTGCACTTACTCCAGAAGTTGCATCTTTTACAGCTGTTCCTTGTTTAACTACTCCCAAAGTAGAATCAGTGGCTGCTGAATAAGTATTCTACCATTTTGCTGTTCCATCAGAAGCAAATGCTAATATCTATCCAGGGCTACCTCCTGTTGGAATATGCTTGTTACCAGCAGTATTTGGGTGTGTATAAACTGTATCAGTCCAAGGAACAGTTACATAAGCTTTACCACCACTATCTAATACAATAGGATAATTTTTACTACTCTAAGTATAGCCTATTTTTATTCCGCCTAATTTTGTATCAGTAGCAGTACTTATAGAAAAAGTAGGAGCATTTACCCATTTTGCAGTTCCTGCTGCAGAATATCCTAAAAACTAGCCTTCAGCTCCGCCTTGTGGAATGTGATTATTTCCATTACCAGTAGGATGAGAATAGTTATTAGCGTTTGCGGCAACACCGTCTAATTTAGCTTTATCTTCTTTACTCATTAAGCCATCTGCGTCTGTAGTTACTTTAGCTGGAGTGGTATCTTTATCGTCTCCCCACTAAGCTTCTCCATCTGCTTTCCAGACTAATATTTTCCCCTTACTTCCCCCAGTTGGAATATGCTTATTACCAGAATTAGAAGGATGTGTATAATTATTTGCACCTTCAGCAATTCCATCTAGTTTATTTTTTAATTTAGTAGTAAAGTCTTCTGTACTTAAAACTTTTACTCCGTCTTTTTTAACATAAGTAGTAGCTATATCATTTCCATCTATATCCTACTTAGCTTTTATATCATAAGTTACATCACCTACTTTTATTTGCTTAATTGCTGCCATTTTATATAATATTTAAAATTTCATTTTCTACTACCTTATCTAGTTCTATATTTTGTGAAGTAATTACTAAAATCCCATCATCTTCCACAGAAATATCTAATCCTTGATTTCCTCCAATATTTACAGAGGAATCTTTTAAATCAACTGGTAATTTCGCTTTTTTAAATCCACCATTAACGTAAATCACTCCCATAATTAAACTTTAACAATTCTCCTTCTATACTTACAGCTTTTAAATCTATATTTAGTACTTCTTCCTATACTTGAGAAATCTCGGAATCTATATCTAATGGAAATATTTTAGATGTTACTTCGGCAATAGCCTATTTAATAAGCTAATCTACCTAATATTTAGTATAATAACTCTAATTTAGATATTCTGGAGTAACATAACCAGTATCTATTCCCTATTCTTTATCATATGTATAATAATAAGTATCATCTTCTGTTTCTCCTTGTTCCACCATATCATCATATTCATTCTATGGTAAACAAACTATCTTAGGTACTTCTTCGCTTAGAGCTACCTATTTATTATCTATTAGAACTTTATTATTTTCAGAAGTTATTACATTCTAGCTAACTACTTCTTCCTATATAATAGGTTCTCCTTCTTCCTAAGATATTTCTTTTTCTTCGATTTTCTAAATAATTATGGAAGAAGTTTTAGTATCTTTTGTAGTTAAATTCTAAGTTTCAAAATTTAATGCTTGGGCATCTTTATCTTCCTAATATTTTTTCTATGTTACGAAAATAAAATCATCGTCACCAGTTTCTGGAGAGTCTCCTCTTAAATCCTCTTTAGTTACATATTCTTCTGCTATCTAATCTGATAATTCAGTTAAGGATTCCTTAGTGGCATAAGTATTATTAGCATCTTCTTTAGTTAAAAACTTTTCATTTATTTCTGTTCTATTATAATACTATTCCTATAACTACTAAGTAGTAGTATAATTATCAGAAAGATTTTTTATATCAGCATCTACCTTCTATTGTAAAGCAACTACAGTAGTATTTAATGCTTTAGCTTTTAACTATTCTTCTATTTGTTTACCCCAAGCTGCTGATAAATATTCCTAATCTTCTGTTTCAGCAGATAGACTATCTTCATAAATATAATAATAGGTATCTTCATGAAGAAAGGATTTCTCTGGATTTATAGGCTAGAAGTCTTCACTTGTATTATCTTTCCATTCCTTATATTCGTCTTCAGTACAAGCAATAATTTGTATGGCTTCATAGGAAGCTTTCCATCCTGTTTTATCTCCTATATTAGCTTTATCTACTAGCATATAAAGATTTCCATTAGATTTATTTGCAACGGTCATACCTTCATATGCATATTTCTCTGGAATAGTATATAAATCTTGAATACTATTTACTACACTTCTACTATCCAGAGGTTTAGGAGTCTCTACTGATAAAGACACTCCTAACACAGCATCACCTGTATATGTAAAACCCATTATTGTATAAGTGTAAATTTAAGTTGATGTGGTAATATTGCTGAATAAGAATCTTTTTTAGTCCAAACTTTATAAGTAAATCCAGAAATATTTTCTGTAGATATATCCCATCCAGTTAAGTCTACATCTAAGAATCCTAGGCCTCCATTTACTTTAAACATACTTAATTGAGTTTTACTTCCTGGAAGTTTAATAACTGCTTGATCCGTTAAAGAAATCTCAATTACCTAAGTCTGCTAATTAAATGGAACTAAAGCCTATTTTTGTACCTAACTAGTATTCCCTGCATACCAAGGATATGTTGCTGTTACCTTAGTAGATGTTTCTATAGAACCTGCTTCAATTCTTATTTTTGTAACCTCACCTTTATTATCTATTAAGTATTCTCCAGCTTCATATTCTACAACTCCTTTATAAATATAGTCTCCTATAGAAGAATATGTTTCTAATGACTCTAGTTCTTCTTCATTATAAGATATAGTTTCTTTTCGAGAAGATTCATTACCAGCATCATTTTTAACAAATACTAATGTTGGATTAATATTAGGGGAACCTACTTCTACAATATTCTGAGTAACACTATAATATAGCTAAGGCTAAACTAAATCCCTAACTACTGTTGGGAATAATAGTGTATCTATAATTTCATTAATATTCTTACCTTTTAACTATTCCACTGTAGTTCCCTACAAAACAGAAGATTCTGTTTCATTGGGCAATTCAGTTTCATATACAGATAAGCTGGATATATTTTCCTAAATATTGGTAATATTCTAAGTATTCTAATTTACTTTAGTACTAATATCTTTTATATTCTATGAATTATTAGTAACTAAAGGTTCTAAATCTTTAACATATAAACCAGGAACAGTGGGATGTTCAGAAGGTTCCATCCCTTCAGAAAGTTCTTGCTATTGCAAAAGTTTAATAGCATTGTCCTCCTATTCTAACAGAATAACTTCTAAAGTGGTATCATCTACTAATTTTATAGTTTTAGAATTTTCTAAACTATTTTTTACCCAGTTTAATATATTTTTATCTACATCTATATTTTCTATATTACTATTAATATCTTCTATCTATTTATTTATCTCTTCAATATTTTGATTAATAGTATTAATACTCTCAGTATTAGTGTTTATATCTTCTTGAAGAGACTATTCTGTTTGTGATATTAACTATTTAAGTTGTTCTATTTTTTGATTTAGTTCTTCTATTTCTTCTGTATTAGCTTCATACTATCCAATAAAAAATAGAGCATAATCTAAAGCATCTTTTACTGTCTAGATATCTTCAGAAACATCAGAAGTATATGCCCATTTCTATTCTATATATTGAACTAAATCTTTCTATTCTTCTATAGTTCCGTCTATATTTCCCCAAATTAAACTAGCTTCATCAGCAATTCCTAAATTTTTTCTTACCTTAGCTTTTTCTAATTCAGTTCTATACTCACTTAAAAAGTTATTTCTTAGTAATGGAATTGGTTCACTTTTTATAGGAGTACCTTTTTTACCACACGAAACTAATTCGGCGTTATTTACCGAAGTGTAGATAGACTGTATCATTCTAATTTAATAGTTGTTGTTTTATAAAATCATAATTATCTATTTTTTCTGGGAGACTTATAAAACAAATTAAATTTAGTAAATCCTTATAATCTGGTCTATAACCTTTCTTTACTTTAGATAGAAGGTTTTTATAAGTAATTATTGCTTTTCTTTTAAGAGCATCCACAGCTAACTTGTCTATGTTCAGTAACTTTTTTACAGAAACCTCCGCAAGATTGGAACATTTCTATAATTCTCTAAGCTTCCATGAACTGTTTAAAACCAACTAAATAATCTATTATATTTAATGTCATCCATATAAAATCTCTGGCATATATATCATAGTCATTTTCTTTTTTGTAGCATTGATTAAGAAGGTTATTAAAAATCTTCTTACAATAGTTTATATAACATTGCTACATATTGCCTGTAAAAATAACATCTATCTTACATTTTTTTATAGTAGTCCCTTCTGTATTTCTTTCTAATATTTCTTTTACTGTACATTCTACTAATTCTTCTTCGACTTCTTTATATAACTTTTCTCCATCAGTTACATAGATAGTTTCATAGTAGTTTTTATATTCTTCAGAAGCGTTTTCATACCATTTCATATTAGGTAGTACAATATGGTCTATTACATAATAACCATCATCTGTAACTTTAAAAGTACATGAATCTAAATCTTCAGAATGATTATTAATTAATACATCTATTAATACTGCATCGCATAATCCTAATTTGATTACACTATTTAATGTAGCACTTTCACTATATTTAAACAAATCAAAAGTAGTAACTACCTCAACATCTTCATCTATATACTGCATGTATTCTTTAGAGAAATCTTCTATAGTTATTTCTCCATTTATTTGAGTATGTATATCAACACTAAATTCCATAATTATATAATTTAATTAGTACCTACTGGCCACTGACCATATTGTGCTGGTGTAGATAAGGGTCCCCACTTTCCTCCCTATCTAATTCTTCTAGACATAAATACAGATGTAAAAGATAGACTAATATCTTGAGGGTAATCTGTCCAAGTATAAGTCTATTCTGGTGGAGTAGGAGGAAGATTATTTATACCATTAGCCTTTGAACCATCCCAGTAATAATTATAATCATAAGCTTTAGTAGAAGTTACTTCAGTAGTTTCTCTTCCATCTGAGTCTATATATAAAGGATTTCCTTTTTCATCTACTTTTTGTTTATATTCTATTACTGGTGTAATCCCTTCTGTTCTAGTATAGATTGTCTAAATAATAGTTGAAGTGTCTGTAGCAACTATTTCATATATAGTAGTTCCCTATCCATCTTCTGCTCCTTCATATGTAAATAAAGTTCTTTTCCAAACATAGGGATTCTCCTCACTAGGTAATTCAAATGTATCTGACCACTATTTCTCAGATAATTTAATATCAGATTCATTAGAAATATTAGAAGGTAAATAATGTACTTTAACTATAATATTATTTATAGTTTCAGTGGCCCCAGTAAGATCAGATATCTATTTATATATCTTTTTAATATCCTCTTCTACATAAGATTTATTTCCAGAACCATTACAAATAATTACTGAAGCATCTGATTCTGGATATATTTGTTGATATTCTTTATTATATAATTTTGTTCCTATTACTGCCATTAGATTAATTGTCTAATTTTATCATTATATGGATTCCCATCTTTTAACTGAGCTAATTCTACTTCAGTTCTTTTTTCTTCTATATCCATCTATCTATCTCTATAAGACCTATCAGTTTGAGCTTTAAACCAATTAACCTAATATTCTAGCTGAATCTTATGCTATTCTAAGTTAAGTTTGGTTTCATCAAGCTACTGTATCTTCTACTATGCTTTCTATAATTCCTACTATAACTATTGAGCTTGCTATGTAGTTTCTTCTAGTTTTTGCTATAGCTGCTATAACTAATTATTCTCTTCTTTCTGAGCCTACATAGCTTTTTTAACTTTATATTTTAAATCAGTCATACTTTTAGAAGTTAGAGCTTCTAATATAATATCTGGAGATATCTAATTACTTTTTACAAATTCTGGAATTATAGATTTTATAGTCTACATATCTTCCATTACTTGTGTACTAGAAATTACATGAATATCATAATCAGTTAAAGTAAAATGCTCTGGAAGTGCAGTAAATATCTACTAATATTTATCTCCCAAAATAATAGTTCCAGTTAAACCTTTTTTCTTATAAGTTATTTTAGCTTGATTTAAACTATCTAGTAAGATTTCACAGGTTATTAAATCCATTTGTTGGAAATATGGTTTAGTAACAATATACGAGTTAGCTACTCCCTATTTAATATTAGTTACGGCATCTCTTTGTTCTATACCATTAAGACGTTCTCTAAATACTCCAGTAATTGAAGAGGTAGTTTGTTCTACTCCCTAGATTGCTAACTCTATTGCTTGAATAGCTTGAGCTTTTAAAGTATCATCAAATCCGTTAAAGATAGTATTTAATGGAGCATTACCATTATCATTTCTGCCCTCTTGAGAACTATCTACCCACATTATACCTGCTTTCTTATATGCTAACCATTTTTCTACTCTTTCAGGCCATTTTACTCCTAAGTTCTTAGGCAATAGGGACATATCCATAATAACACCAGCAGAACCACTATTAGCTACTAAAGAGTCTCTATAATAGTTTAATAAGTCATATCTATCCTACAAATGAGCACATTTTAATATTAGAGAATAAGGCTATTTAGATCTATTTAAAAAATATACTCCATTTACTGAAAGTCCACAGAAGCTAGGATTATCTTTTGACCTAATAACATTTTTATCTAGACCTCTAAGTATATAAATATTTTCTCCTATTCTTATAGTAGTATATCTCTACATTATAAAGTTATCATCTGTTTCAATCCATTCTACTTCATACACCGGGATAAGCTAGAATCGTTTTGTACTATATTCATTATCTGGATAACCAGGTATTGTGTCATTATTCCAATCATCATTTACTACTGTACATGTATTAGAAGCTGTGAACTCTCTTCTATAAACAGCAGCACCGTCACTATCATACCAATCATCTTTTAATTGTTTTAAATCTTCTTTAGATAGTTCCTTGCCATACTTAGCCAATATCTAACTCTTAGTTAACCATTGTCTAATAACCGCTCTATAAGAATTTCTAACATATGGAGAATCTGGATTTCTATCTATAAAAGTATTTAATGGATTTAGTACTTCTATTTCAATATTATTTTCACTTAAAGATTGTTTAACTCTAAAGAAAGTATATCCAGTAATAAGTAAATCTGTTAATAACTATCTTAGTTTAGTAATTAAATCTGTTTCTCTAGATTGCATTATGTAATACACAACGTGCTGTGCAGCAATTTCATATTGAGAAATAAATGATTGGTCAATGTCTTGAATTAATTTGTCTAGCTATTCTTTAATAGCTTTATCTGTTATATCTTTTCCATCTATAAATCTGAGAATAGAATTATTTAAATGATCTTTTAAAAATTTAACTATCCCTTCAATTATTTTTAACTATTTTTCTCTAGTAATACTAGATATAGTCTCAGAGTCTTTACAAGAAATTTTTGGAAGTATAGGAGTTCCTAAATATTCTCCAACTAAAGCATCTACATGCTTTTTTAATAGAGGTGTAAACTCAACTGATGTAGGACTTCCTATTCCAAAATTTTCTTCTAAGTAACGATACTATTCTGGGTCTCTTTTACCATTGTAATAATTATAAGCTTTTTGTAACTCATACTTGTCATATACCAACTCAGAAATAGCAGCATTAGTTTTGTCAATAAGTTCTTTTTCTTTCATTACAAACTGTTATAGGTTCTGGAGGAAGTTTAGTAGCTCCAAAATATTTAACTCTATGAAGTTTTCTACTTCTTAATTCTTCTTTTATAAAAGGTAAAAATTCTTCATCTGGTAAATCTGCTATAATAACTAAAGGCATTTCAGATTTATCAAAATTAAAAGAAATTTTATAACCTACTGGATCTAGGTCAGTTATTTCTAAACCTCCTATATATTCCATTTCATATAATTCACGTATATAATCTAGGATCGCTTGTTTCAATTCTGTATGGGTCATCATATTTTTCTATATTTATATTAATTAGTTGAGGTTCTCTCTTAGGTATTACACCATGTCTTATATAACCCCTTTCATCTCTATAATATCCAAAATCTTGAAACTCTTCAACATCTTTAACAACTAAAGAAGGTTGTCTTCCAGACAATTCCTAATCTGCTAATTCTGTCATCACTTTTGTTATCTTATTGATTTTTTATTCAATAATTCCGGGAGTTTCCTCCTTACTATATTCTGATTTAATCATCAGACGGGTCAGCGTACATTTTCATCCACTATAGGATGTTCCACACTCTTGGGAGAATTATTGCTCTCTATAACGCTCATCTCCTACGCGTTACGGTACTCAACGATTAATTAAGTTACCTCGGTATTAACATAATGATTAAATTTATTAAATTTTCTATTTAATGTTCTTCAATAAATTTAATCATCTTAGTCTTCACCGATTTTGCGGAATTATCTTATATATATTACTATATATAGGGGCATAACTAAGATACCCATTGATGCTATAATATCGAACTTACCTTTATTTTCATCATTATAACCAGTAAGCTAATCAAGCATTTCTTCAAACCATATAGTATGGCAGTAATCTTCAACAAAGTCAGCTGTTAAATCTGTATGCTGTTCAATAATAGTTTTAGTTGCAGGAGTTCCGTACTACTTAGTAGTACCATTTTTAATATCTGTTAGTGTAGCTCTTGGACGTTTCATAAAGTATTGTAAACATTTATTTTCTCTAGCCCAAGTAACCATACTCATACGAGTTGCTTCTATATTTATTTTACAGTTAAAATATCTAGCTAAGCACATAGCAATTTTATAAGCTTCTCTAATATTTCCAGGTCTATCTTTATATATTGCTACATATTGAGGATCATTAAGTCCAAAAGCTCTCTTCTTAATAGTAATGCAGAAATCTGAAGGATCTCTAGTTTCTTTAGAAGTCTAATTTGCACCAATATCAATACCGTCTATTCCTGCAACATACAAGTCTTTCATTTCTTTATATACAGGAACAGTAAATTCTTCATCATTTTCTTCGGCTTTCTTTCTTAATTTCTCTATCTATTCTTTATATAAATCTGACCATACTGGGTGTTCTAATATTTTTACTTTACCATTAGGATTAGGCATCCATTTAAAACCTGCTATATTTTCTGGAGTATGTTGGCTATTTTTATAATAGTAATCTATTACTCCTACTTCAGGTCTTGGACCTTGTTTATGAAGTCTTATAGTAGCTAACTAATTAGCTATGTTTATTTTATTAAATTTATTAACGCCTTCAAGATTAAATGCTTCTTCTGCATTCCAGCAACGTTCAGCACATTTCTTTAAATATTCTTCTGGAACAGCTAATAGATTGTCGCGTTCTTCTTGTAAGAATTTTTTATATTCTCCAATTTTACAAACTCCTCTATTATCCATAAATTCTGGATTAAGAGATTGTAAAAAGTAAGGTATAAAGAATCCGCTTTCTATAGTAGTACCATCTTGTGTCCAATTATGTCTAAATGGAAGTATTTTAAATGACCTAGGATTATAATATATCTTTTTAAGACCTTCCAAAGGTGCCCCCATATCGCCCCCAGTTCCACCAAATAACATAGTACCTCTAGGAACACCCTATACTTCACATAATTCTTGTCCTTGTACAACTGCAGTAGTTAAACCTGGCCAAGAACCTGCTTCATCAAATATTAATAAATCAACACGGTCACCACGAATATTAGATGGTTTAGCTCCATTAATTCCTAGTACTTCTGATTGAAATCCAGTATCTTCAAACTGTCCATCTATTTTTATCTAAGTTCCAGATTTCTTTTTTAGATCCTAATCTGTAATTCTTCTTTTAAAGAATCCTCCATTAGTGCATGTATTTAAAAAAGTTAAAGCATGATCAAACTTATTAAATGTGCCCTTTAAGAAGGTATCATTATAACAAGTAATCATCACTCTACTTTTTCTAATCACAGAATACATTCTTGCTGATAATGAAGCATTTATTTCACTAAAACCTATCGAGCGAGCTTTCATCAAAGCTGCATGCTTATGAAGTACTCTTGCCATTTGTAAATAATGGAAGAACATATAATGAGATGCGAAAAATATTGGAAAATCATCTCTAGTTCCAGAACCAGAAGCCTAGTTAGTATCAATAGCCGGTAACTAATAGAAATTCAAAAAGAAGTAATTATCTCCAGTAATAGTGTAACCATTAACTGTCATTCCGTATTTACATCTTCTATATTGCTCTTTCCAAAATTCATTATATCTCTTACTATCTTTTAGATACGGACAATATTTTCCAGTTTTCTTATAAACCTCCCTAGTTTCTGTGAACCATTCTGGATTAAAGTCTAATCCATGAGTTTCATCTATAGGTCTATATCCAGTTAACTCATAAGATAATGTTGGGTCAAATACTTCTATTGTTTCTTCTTTTTTTACATCCCAATATGTTTTATCATTAGACCTTTCCTGTCTTAACTTCTATACTAGTTCTCTAGCTTCTTGAGCATCTTCCTATTCCTATTTATTTCTTACTTCATCTACTATAATCTATAATTCTTCAGGTAGTATTTTTTTCTTTCTTCCCATAATTAAATATCTCCTGGATCAAAACCGTCTTCTCCACCACCTCTAATAGTAGACTGTTCAGTAAGCTCCTTCTTAACTTCATTTTCTAGGGTAATTAATTCTTCATGTACCTTATGTAACTAAGCCATTTCTTTCATTACTTTTTCTGCCTAGAAAACAGGCTTTCCATTATTATCCCTTTCATTTAAGTCTACTATGGTATCGAAATAATCTATAAACTAATCAGCTGCTCTTTTAGCAGCTTCTAATAACTTAATTGATTTATTAGAATCCTATAAAGCCCTATATTTTCTACATGCTTCTCTAAATATAGGATCATTAAATTCAGATTCTGTTAATCCAGAATCATTTAAAGCTTCTTCATGTCTTTCCTATTCAGAATATTGGTTATAGGGACTTTTCCAATCTATTGCTAGAAAGATATAAGTGAGTTCTCTAGTAACTTTTTCTTTCATAGAAGTAAAATCCCTATCCACTAAAGCTTTAAACTCTCTTACCAATAATATTTCAGGTTCATTAATTTCTAAACTTTTATTTAATGAATTAAAACTAAACACATTCATAAATCATACCCATTTATATAAGATAATTAAATCTCATTTTTTATATTTCTTTCTATCTGGAACCCATGTTCCTTTTTTAAAGTTTCCTTTATTTCCTTTCTTAGCCATTGTATCCTAATCCTGCCATTTATTGATAGCTATAGAATCTCTAGATGCTTCATCTTTAGTTTTCATATCTTTCTTAAACTATTGAACTGCATTTAGTTTCTTCCCTTTCTATGCAGCTTCCATTTTATGCATTTTCTAACAAGTTTTGCAGATTCTTCCTCCTACCTTGTAATAGGACATTTCATAGCCTTCTGGACATACTCCTTTTAGTTTTTTAATATATTCTAACTTTGTCCCAAGTTTAGCCATTGTTCCTCCTTGCATTTTCTGCATAAATTCTTGATACTTAGCTTTTATACCTTCTTCTCCAAGTTGCTAAGCATATGCTTGTAAATCTTGTTCTGATTGTAATTGAATACCTTGCTATGCTGCATCCTAAATTAAATATGCTAAGAAAGCTTTTTGTAATTCCTATTCTTGAGAAGACTATTGTTGCTACATAGTACCTCCCTACTAATAAAAAGATGGAGTTATAGAATTATAACCTGCTCTAAAATAACTATTTTCAGAGGGTCTATTACTTCTCCAATTCTAGTATGTCATTCTTTCAAAAGCTGATTGTCTTGCCTATGATTCGGCTTCTCTATTTCTTGGCAATGGACTACTTGGAACATCTTGTTTCAAAGTAGAGGAACTATTAGTTACAGGAGAAGGAGCCTTTTTAACTAAAGATTTATCTACTGGAAAAAAGGTTCCATCCCAAAATGATTTTCCTTTTACTGATTCTATTAAATCAAGAGTCGGAGCTTTTTCAAGTAAACTTGACCATGTTTGAGTAGAAGAAGGACTTGACTAGTTAGAATTATTTGAAGTAGGAGAAGGTTTAGTAGGCTTAGTAGGCTTAGATGTAGACTATTTTTTTGTTGCAAATTCAACTGCAAATAATCCACTAGGATTAGCTTTAGTTCCCTTCCATTTAAACTAACTTAAATTTCTCTAACTAGCTATTTTAAATGCGTTTCCAAAATTAGTAATTCCACTTAAATCATCCTGTGCTACTTCTGGCTTATTAATCTATCTAATATTATTATTAGCCATTGAAGCTAGCTAAGGTTTATTTTGCTGAACTTGATTTTTCTAATTATAAGCATTTATAATAAACTAAGGATTACTCTTCCATGTCTAATATAACTATTTAATTACTTTACCATCTAAATCAGCGTTTCCATAAATACCCTAAACATAATGTACAAATTCTGGGTCTAAATTTAATGCCATTTTATTAAAAATTACTTGTTACTAATTGTAAATCTTTTGTATTAAATACCGCTTCCTGCATTAGCCCAGAATCAGTAAACCATCTACATCTTAGTCCTTTAAGACTCTAATTATCTTTAAATAAAGCAGCTTCTTTTCTTAAAACAAGCATAACTGGAGAATGCATTACCTTATGCTATTTTAAGGTAACACAATCCCCAGGTCGGAAATAAATCTTCTCTTCTTCCATATTAACCCTTATTAATATTCTTTTTTCTATCTGTTAATTTCTCATTTACAACAGCTAGAATTCTGTTTTCATTAACTACTACAAAACCAAGTTTATAAAATGGAACCATACATTCACTAGCAATAGTGTAGAATACTACATCACCAGGTTTTAAGAATTCACATTTATGTCCAACTTCAATAACTGTTCCGACTTTAATATATTGTTGTTCTTCTTCAATTTCTCCAGTTTCATGAGATTTATAAGTAGGAGTATATCCACCTAAATCTGTAATAATACCACTATTAGTAACTTTAACTTTCTGGAAAGGATTCTGGTCAAAAGGTTTAATCAAAGCATATCCAAACATAGGCATGATTTCTAGACCATTTATATCTTCAGATAAATCTTTAGCAAAATCTTCTAATGCTTTATTATGCCTTTCAAATTTATCATTAAATTCATCAACTTTAGTATTAAAAGTCATTGCCTTTTCTCTTTGTAGAGTTTTATCAGCAGTTTCACCATTAATAATAAAATGTTTTCCTGTTCCTTCCATTCCTGTTGTAGCTAATGCTAACTTTTCATTACTGTTTAATTCTGTTCTTAATTCTTCCATAATTCATTACCATTTACATAAATCACAATGTTCATCTTTAATCCTTGTTTTATTATCTAATACGCATCCGCAAATATCACATATATCTCCTACATATTTAATGTTAATCTTCTTATCACAGTTATTACATATTTCTAATCTCTTTTCTGAGAGATCTTCCTGTTTTTTTGTTAAATTAAACCATATACTTTTTAAAATAGTAAAAGGTTTAATAAATATTGCTTTGATCCATTTTTTTATCATCTTTTCTTTATTTTCTACTTTAACATAATCGGCATCTGTTAATATATAAATTTTATTAGGATTAGCTACTGCTGGAGTTCCATATAATAATTTGTCCATTACCATTTTTTTGCAGGACAATGTTTCAATTCATTAGGAATCTTTCTACTTAATAAACATCCACATCCTTTTATATATCCAATTTTAGGATTTATACTTACATCATTATTATCTGGATTAATATATAAATGCCCATTGCATAAATCATTATTAGAATCATATATTCCACAATGATTACATATGTCTCTTCTTTTATTTATTTCTTCTGTTGACATAATTAATATTCTATACGTTTACGTTTGTTTCTATTTTCAGAAAGAATAGACTCTTTTTTATAATAAGCTAACATTCTGATTACTTCATCTTTTAAATATGGTAAATGATACACTGTCATATTGTCACTATGGTCAAAATGTACTAATACTAAATCTTCAATCTCAAATTCTGGATTTAATTTTTGAATCATCCAAGCATATGTACTTAATTGTAAACAATAGTGATTATAATTACAGTCATCTAAATTATTTAAAGGATATTTCATTTTTGTAGAACACTTAGTCTTAGAATCAAAAAATGATTTTAATTCAATTTTCTTATTAGTTTTCCAGTCTCCTATAATTATTTTATTTCCTTTTTTAACTAATAAGTCAATTTGACCGGCTATTCTCAATTTTCCATCATCAGATACTCTAGATATAAGATATTCAGGATATACCCCATTTTCTAAGTCTAACTCATTATAATCCTTAACACATTCAAACTTTCCACCAATTTGGTATTTGCTTAAATCTATATTCTTCTTCTTTTTATAAAAAGAGTTTTCTAATTCTGCATGTATTTTAGTTCCTCTTTCGCAAGAGTTTCTATTCTCTAAATCCCATGCATCTAAGATAGATTGCTGCTCTCTATTAAAATCATTCACATCAATATTATGAAGTTCTAGTAAGACCTTATCAAATTTCTTAGTATTTAATAAAGACTTTTTTTCTATAGACCATTCATCCTTAGATAGAAGTTTCTCTAATGTTTTATAAGCTGACCAGAACTCTTTATCAAAGGGTTGTGTGAAAGAATGAATTAACGTAGTCACAGATACAAATTTCTTTTCTGGGCAAGTAACATCATAATAAATGTGAGCTTCTTCTTCAAAAGCAATGTTGCCATTCTGTTTTGTAATTTTACTTTTATCCATTAATCATAGTTCATTAAATCATTTAATACATTTATCTATATTTATTTTATACTTTTCAAGTATATTAATATTCTTTGTAAGATACAAATCATTATTTATTATAATATATTAATAATTAATAATTAATTCTGTGTTTTATGAAACAGCCTTCAGAAGTAATTAATGGTAATAAATTATTACTAAAGGATAAAAAAGATAAATGTTGTATTTGTGGAGAAACAGCATATTGTTGTTTAGAGGTTCATCATTTACATGATAAAGTATATAATATATCTCAGTCTGTTAAATACTTACCAACTAGATTATTTAAAATAGAATTAGATAAGTGTATTTGTGTATGTAGTAATTGTCACAGAAAGATTCATGCGAAATTAATTAATTTATGAACAATTTAGAATTTATTGGATGCTAGATATATAAGAAAGGTTCTGGTATTCATATTAAAAAGAAGAACAGAGGAAAGTTTACAGCTTCTGCTAAAAAGGCAGGAAGAAGTGTATAGGAGCATGCAAGAGCTGTATTAAAAAATCCTAAGACTACTCCATTACAAAAGAAGAGGGCTAACTTTGCTAGAAATGCTGCTAAATGGAAACATGAGGAAGGTTCGAAGATTCATAAGCCAGATGGACATAGGTCAATATTAGATAATGGATGGATTACAATTAAAAGATTAAAGAAAGGAACTTATGGTTTAATTAAAAAACATGAAGATGGTGGAGAAGTTACCTCTCCTAATTATAAAGTAATTGTAAATACTAAATGGGGTACAGATAAAAATGGTATAGATAAAAATTGGAAATATTCATTTTTAGATAAAAACAGAAAATAGTTAAATGGAGTACTCTCTAATGTTGCCCATAAGAGGGGATTATTAAATGTACTGTTAAACGAAGGCTATGCTACTAATATGCTTAATTCTAAATTAACAGTCGATCCAGATAGTGTTGTAATTGCCCGAAATCCCACTAAAAATCCTGGAAATACATCTTATAAAAAACTAGGAAACTTTGGATTGGATAATTTAGACGACGTCAAACAAAGATTAAATATTACTGGATTAACTTATAAAAAACCGTTTGATAATAAAATGAAAGTATGGGGAAAAGATAATTTATCTTTGAATGATGCAGCTGAGATTATTAATATGAAATTGAACGATGCTAAAAAACTATTAATAGAAAAGTATGGAAATTCAGTTCATGCTTTCTTTAAGAATAATCCAGGTTCAGAAGATAGAATGTTATATGCTTACTACAAAATGCCTAATAAATTTAAAAGTAGATTAAATAGTTCTAAATCCATATAGGATATGTATAATATATATATTAACGGAGGATTAAATGATGCTTTTTAGTAGGTGGATAATTACTCTGATGTTATAAATCAATATTTTAAGAGATGAGATTTATACAATTTTTGAAGGAAGTAGTAATTTCTCAATCAGGAGTATCTTCTAAGAGAGTTTGCGGATTAACTGGTTGGATAATATGTCTTTTAGTATTGGTATATTGTACAGTTGAAGTTATACAAGCTCCATTAATGATAGATACAGTTCTATGGTGTTGCATGGGACTATTAGGTATAGATAGTGTAACAGGAATTTGGAAATTTGGTAATAAGGATGGAAACAATAAAAAATTGGATAAATAATATTATTTCTCTTATAAAAGGAAATGATAAATTAAAACATGTGATAATTAATTTTGCTATTGTATTAATAGTAGGAGTTTTTAATTTGAAAGTAGGAGTAGCATTAGCAATAGTTGCTTCTATATCAAAAGAATTATATGATAAATTCAGATCAAATGGTACTGGATGGGATTGGAAAGATATAATAGCAGATTTAATTGGAATAATATTAGGTATATTAATAATTATACTATGAATTATAATCAAGCTACTTTATATGCTGTAACTGGAAAGACTTTGCTTCTTCCAGGATGGCATGGATATTTTTACTGGAATTATGTAGATAAAGAGTTGAATTTTAGAAACGGTGATTATCATCTAAATTCTCAATAGTTAAAAGATAAAGGAGTAAGAGAACGTACTGATTGGTATTATATAATATGATAATAATTAAAAATAAATTTATTCCATTTAAAGGATACAAAGCAATAAATCTATTTGGAATCTTATTTACTAAAGATAGTTTATCAAATATAGATATAAATCATGAAAAGATTCATACTAAATAGATGATAGAAACTTTATTTATTGGATTTTATATATGGTATGGATTAGAGTATTTATTAATTAGATTATTCAGAATTAAAGATAAACAAAAGAATTGTTATCATGAAATTTCCTTAGAAGAAGAAGCACATAACAATGACGATAACTTAGAATACTTAGATAATAGAAAACCATTTAGTTGGCTTAAATATATAAAGATAAATACATATGAGTAAATTAATACCAAAATATTAGGAAGGAAACGAGTTATTAGATGAATCTTCTAAATATGCAGTTCTAAATACTTATTATCCTTTTGTTAGTAGATATCCACTTACTGGACATAGTAGTTTAACTATAACTGGGTCAAAGGATGATAGATATAGACCCTACACAGTAGATAAAGGCGGAAAACATAAAGATTATAATCTAGTTACTAATAACTGTAGTGATGCAACTAGATGCGCTTTAGAAAAGACCTTTAATAAAAAACTAAATTCTTTTTTGTTTACTACTCCTGGAGATGTTCAAGATTTTGTATTAGAGGAATTAAATGGGATACCAATGATAAAAGGAGATTCTATTTATTACCCAGCAGAACATAAATATAAATTAGACCTACGACCAGAACTTACAAAAAGATTACATAAAGGAATGAATACTGTTTATATACCGATAAATGAGAATCAGAGAAATTTCTTAAAGTAGTATATAGAGCAAGGAAATAAAAATAAAGAGTTTAAAAAGGGTGGGATATTAATTCCTAAGAAACAAACAGCTTGGGGTAAATTAGAATATAAAGGTCCTCAATATTCTCAAGTAGTAGAATAGATGAAGAAAGAAGACCCTCAAGCATATAATAGATTACAGGTTGCTAATGCTAGAAGTTAGCAACCAAATTCTGAAGTAGTAAGATGGAAAGATGCTAATGGTAAAGAACAAACCTCTACTACTAATATAAGTATGAGCGGTACAGACCCTATAGGTTAGTTATATGTAGAAGGAGTTGCTTTAAACCCTGTATTTAAAGGATTAGGTAGAGTAGCTGAATATGGATTAGCTAAAGCTGGTAATAAATGGGCTAGAGCTAAAATATTAAGTAGAAATTTAGATAATTCTCCTAAGAATATAGATAAAGCTACACGGGCTTTTAGAAATTCTGAATGGTCTAATTTTTTATCTACTAGAAATGGGGATAATTATTATAGAATGGCAAGATCAAGTAAATTACCTAGTACTAATATAGAGGGTGAGAAACTATTTATATCCCACACTACTCCTTGGGAAGAATTTTCTGGATTAGGTACGTCAGAACCTATCGGAATAAAAGTACTTTATGAATTTCCTACAAAGACTTTTGGGGTTAGAAAGGCTACTGATTATAGAGGTTTTCCTGGTGAAATAGATGTTACACAAATGGGAAGAAGTCATTTAAATTTTGGTAACACTTCTAGTGGATTTAGAGGTAAGGTATAGTTACTTCCAGAATAGCAAGCAGAAATAATTGGAATGAATCCCTATACTATGGGTGTAAGTAGTAGACCTTTAAATAAGAAGGGATTTTATGATACAAGACCCGATTATGAAGATATTTATCAAGGAAATCAGACAACTGTAACTTCATAGGAGCTTAAAGATGCATTATTGAATTCTGAATATAATTAGTTTGAGTACTCCCCTAGTGGAATTACTAAAAAGTTATATACCCCTTTAAAACAAAAGAAAAGATTACTAATGGATGATAAAACTGTTCCTGTCTATTTTGGCAAGAATATTCTGTAAACGATGTAGTAAATCCGGATAATATACAAGGTAATCTCTCAAAGTACACTAAATATGCGATATAAAAATACCCAACCTAGCAATTAAGCTGGGCTGGGTATTTCTTTTTAATATATAATAGTATCGTGTGGATTTCTGATTTGAACCCCACTACTGATAATATCAATCCATTTATCTGAAGTATTTTTGGTATAAGATATATTAGATTCTGGAGTACAAGTTACTTTTGAGGTATCTATCCAAGGTTGTCTAACTCCAGAAGGATAGTTAAATTTACTGTAATCTGTTGTTTCTACAATAGCATCTATAATTTTTATTAATGTGTCTAAATCATATTCTGGAAATTTTTCATGTAAATTAATTATTGTTTTCTTAAAGTCTATCATTAATATATTACTTTAGTATTTTCACAAAAGTAGTCCTAGTAGTTAAGACTATACAATCTAGTATTTTAAGTGTTTCCCTAATATTTATTTCATTACTAAATATATAATCAACATGCTCACCTCTAATCTTAGAAGCAATATTATCATCTTACACTTATTTCATTTAATTTATCTAACCAATCTAAAACAAATTGTTCATTTAATAAATTAGAATCTTTTAATTCTTTATATATATTCTCAATAGCTTCTATAGAAGCATCTACCATTACTTTAGCATATTTAATCTAAATCTCTCTATTGTATTCACTTAATTCTTTCATATTCATTCCAGTCTCTAATATAAGATTTACATTGTTCTAAATCTGAATAAATACTGAGAATAGTACATTTAGTTTTTGGATTTATATAGCGATATAATCTTGATTCTAAAATCTCCTCTTCTTTAGTATTCCTATTTAATGTTCTATTCCAGTAGTTATATTTCTCATCTAATTTAGATAAATCACTATCAAACTTCCACTCTTCTAATATCTCTATTGTTTGGGATTCTCTCTTTAATTTCTTTTCAATATTGTTTGTCTTACAAACTAGACCGTTCTTTAAATAGATAGCTGCTTTTACCATATTATTAATGTTTTAATTGTCGGGGTACTGGGACTCGAACCCAGAATTTCTGATTTAGAGTCAGACCCGTTAACCAATTACGACCATACCCCAATTAATTATTTAATCTTTCTTATTTTTTAGTTCTTCATTTTCTTTTTGTAATCTTTCAATCTCTTTTCTTAGAGATTCGTTTTCATGGGATATTGCCTGCATATTATCATTAACCAGTGCAAGCAATATCCTGATTTGAGCAATTTGTTCAAGCATATAGTAAGTTATTAAGATAAACAATTTTATCAGTAATAATCTTTCTCGCAACACTCTTAAACTTAACTATAGCAGCTCTTACTGTTTCTAATTTATTAGAGTTTAGACAATTCTGAATTTTTTGTATTTCTTCATTATCTAGAGCATCACATACTTCTGTAAATAAATCATCATCCATATCTTTTAAATAATTCTGAAAATTATCAAGTTCTTTTTGAACTAAACTATTTTCTTTTTTATCTTCATCATAAGCTATTGATAGTTGTAGAGAATTATCGTTAGAATTGGCATTAATTTTTAATCCATTTTCTTCGTAATTATATTCTCTATTTTCATAGATAGCTTTTACTAGTTCTCTAAACTAGTCTTCGTTTAACAATGTTTCTAAGTCTGTAATCATAATTCTTTTTGTTTTAAGTTATATACAACAATATGGTTGCAAATGTTAAATACAAAGTTAAAAAATTTTAATTTCATTATTCTCAAATTTCTTTAAATCTTTAGCAAACTGGTATAGGTACTTTATATAAAATGCCCCCTAGGTGTTTATAATTTCCGAATTTATATTTTGAGGTTAAGTTCTCAGATTTCCGAAAATTATGAGAGTAAGTTAAGAGACGGTCCGCAACCCCTTTAGTCCCCCCCCTGTATATTGATATAAAACTAAAACAAATTATTAATCTAAAATCAAAAAGTTATGACACTAGATGAATTGAAAAACAAACAGGTAAGCGTAGAAGAACGTGCAAACAAGGTAGTAGAAAGTTTAGGTTTAAACGGTAATGAGCGGAGTGTTGTTGCAGGCTTGAATAAGGGGGATAAATTTAGTCTAGCCTCTATGACAAAAGTCGAATTGCAAGACAATGGGCAAAGTAACAATAACAACAACTTCGTGCCTATCACGTTCACCACTAATACGGGGGCGTCTATCGGTGCAAAACATTTTGCAGGCGTGGAAATAGATGATGACGCGCCAGCCATCGGCTCAACACCTATCGAAAACGCAAAGTTTTTGGTTTGGTGTATTGACCATAATGTTATTTTCGTAGTGAAGAAGAAAACTTCAGAAGAAGTTCCCGCAACTGAAAACAGACGTGCGTACAACAAAAACACTTATGTTTTGGAAGTAGAGGACTATGACGCAGAGTAAGATTAAGGGGAGATAATCTCCCCTTTTCTTTATTACTTTATTATCTTTGTAGTAATGAGCACACGAGAAAAGTTTGTGACTAGAAAATTATTGTATAGTTACGGAGCTTTTTATGACCCTGAGACTGATGAAAGATTAGACATAGGTGCCAACACTGTTTATCCGAGAATTTCTTGGGTATATGTTTTAATCTATCAAAAGTCTCCAGAATGCAAACCTATGGCTATTAGATTTGTATTTGTAGATGAATAAACTCTAAGATATTATGAGTATAAATAAAATATCCATATGAACTCCATCATTGGAATCTTGGTTAACGGAGAAAACAAAACAACAAAGCAAATTTCTGAGAATTATATTTAAAGTTTTAGTTTTATTATCTGACAGCACGGAAAGACGTGCATAAATTTATTATTTTTATTTTGTAGAACTCAAAACATGGAGAGTGTGGAGAAAATTGGTGCACGAAAGCCAACCCCATTTTTCCGCATTTTCCCAAATTTTAAAATTTTCCGCCAAGTTTGTATTTTATAGTATAGACTTTTTGGGAAATATATGACATTCAATTTTTAAATTATTTCACTCTAACGCCAGGCTACGCAGATAAGCCTTTATCTGAAAATAACTGCTACTAATGAAAATGAGAGTTCGCAAACTTATCTCATGAGTAAGGAGGATTGAGCTATAGAATTGGTCATCTATTAGCAATATATAAAGTACTGCTGACATACCAGTAGACCATGTATGTCATTTTAACTGTATTTTTTATTGTATTAGAAGTTGCCGAGTATAAGCCGCTCGATTGTGGAAACACTAAAGCTAGATAGTAAGAGAGAAACTCATAAGGTTTTATTTTCCATCTCGAATCTATTCGTATACGTTTACAGATTAGCTACCTGTAAAATATATGAACGTTGATACACGTCACAATTTTATTCTCAGAATGGAAAACTGAGAATTAAGTTGAGAAATAATCCTCTACCTTATTCTAGATATATGAGGTAGAGTTTCTCTAATGGTGTATGGGCACTACCACAAGTGTGGGAAGATCTGGTTCGATTCCAGAATAGAGAACCCATCTTATAAAATTGTTGTGAAACAAAAAAGTTGTCATGTTATATTTAAATTGTTACAAGACCATAATGGGTATGCCCAGAGACTATGTAGTTGTTGTGAAACAATTCAAAGTATAGTGGCACAGGAAGGTCTGTTCTTGGTGGACATTTGTAAAATCCCCACAGCGGTGGGGATACTTTTAAAAATCCTCTGATGAGTCTTTGAAAATTAAGACGAAACACATTTGTGTCAGGATTAACTAATTAAAACTGAAATGGAACAATATTTAGATGCAAAAGTAAAAAGATATGTACAAAATAAATTATTTTCACATATTAATAAGGCAAAAACAATTTTAGGATTAGCTGGTACTCATCCAGAAGAGTATATAAAAGTATTACCTTATCATAAACAAGTAGTATTAGTAGACTTTAATCCAGTAAATGCCGAAATAAGAAAAAATTCTCTAATAGGAGAATTTGATATTTTAAATCAAAATTCTAATTATCCACCAATAACATTTGTTGATTGTGATTTTTGTAAATCTATATTAAATTGTGGGCCTGATTTGATATATATTTATAGTAAAATGAAGAATAGTAAAATTAGAAATAAATATATTTCATTTACTTTTTCTCTTAGAGGTGTAGGATTAGAAAAAAACATTTGATTGGCTTTTAACTAATTTTCCAGAATTGTATATCCAATCTCCAAAAAATTTAGATTTGTCTATTTTACAGCATAGACAATATGTAAAAGAATGGAGTCCAGTTCTTTTTGGATATAGAGATTCTGGAGATAATATGATTTCTGGAATTATTAAGCTTTGAAATATGTTAGCATTAATTATTTTTCTTGTTATAGTAATGAGTTTACTTGGAACAGCAGCTATAACTATAAATGATGATACATCAATTTTTTGGATGATTGCTGCTTTAGCAGTAGCAATATTCCTAGGAATGCAAATTGAAAAGTATAAACAATCAGAAGCTGAGAAATATGAGCAAATTTATAAAGAATAAAATCAAAAAATTGGCGGAGAAAATGAGTAAAGAAGACGCTATCAAAATTGCAAAAGAGAATGGATTAGAGTATGAAGTACTTCAGTCTATTAAATCTGGATGTACTCCTAATGAAGCACTTAGAGAATGGGATTTGTTATGAAGTATCTTTGCTTAATTGTTGCAGTATTATGCACAATTATAACTGTAGGAATGTTCTGGATTGAAGTACCATTTGTTATGAAAGCTGGCTTTACAGTTTCTTCAATATGGTCATGGATACATTATTACACATTTGGTCGTAAAAACTAACTATTATGAAGTATAAACTAATTAAAACTACAGTAAATGTTAAAACTCATGCAATATGTCAAGCTATTGACATATGTAATAATGAGGAAGAATTGCGAAATTATTGGAAGAACATCTCTTCAAGTAATATGTTTTGTGGTAGTGTAGGTAATAGCATTGATGATGTAGATTATTTCATACAGTCTGGAAAAATCATAGGTACCGATTATATTACTACAATAATGCAATATACTTTAAATTATTTACCATAACGGGAAATGAATTACTGAAATTTCTACAAGAATTATCTGAGGAAGATTTATCTAAGGATATCGTTCTAGAAGAAGGAGATTGTGATAGAGTATATGATCTTGATTCAGTTTATGAAATAGAAGATGATATAGTACTATCTATATCCCAAGTATACGAATAGCTTCTATTTCTAAGATTTAGAAGTTTTCCTCCATAGCTCAGTTGATAGAGCACTTGGTATAGAAATTAGTGCCGAGTAGGTCGCAGGTTTGAGTCCTGCTGGGGAGCAACAAATATTTTGGATTATGACAGTAGAAAAATTAAAGGGAATACATGATAGAATTGCGGATAAGTATGCTGAAATATTCCAATATAAAGCTAGAGCTACTTTCTATGGAGTAGAACCTGATCCTCAATATATCAAAGAAAGAGAAAATGAAATAAAAGAACTTGAAAAACTAATTAAAACTGAACAATATGAGAAAAAGAATTAACCGTAATTGCTTAGCTTCTTCTGAGAATTATGAAGCTAGCAAGAAGATTCACACTGAATATTTAAAAGAACAACATGAGAAAAATGTAAAAGAGGTTGAGATTATCTCTACTTCTATAGTAATTAAAAAACAGAAATATGTTTCAGTATTCGGAACATTGATTCCAATATCTGAGACTGAATTAACATTACATTCAACCTTAATATCAGTAGAACTATGATTACATTACTTACAATAATTAGATGGGCATTTACTCTACCAGTATGGGGAATAGAGTATCTTGTAAAGGTAATTTCCATGATTTTGTTATCATTAGGAATATTCCTAATGACTATATTCTATCCTTTCTTTAAGTATGAGTTAAAGCATATTAAAGAAACTAGAATTTATAGATATTCCTTTAAATTTAAAGGGAATTACCCATTAACTAAGAAAGTATTTCAAACCTGGTGTGATTGATATGGAGTATTTAATTTGTCTGTTTTTGTTAATATATTTAATTGCAGCAGCTATGGAAAATTAACAAATATTAACTATCAATATAGATGCTGCATATACAGGAAGTAGGCTTAGAAGTAGCCATCTTTTAAAGAGTGTGCAAAAAGTGCCATATAAGTGCTAAATGATAATAGAGTTAATAGCTATTGTTGATGTGCTATAATGGAGATATCCACAACATGAATCTGCCCGATACATTTTGAGAAAAGTCACTCATTAGATAGTATTTGAGCTACTAATAAGTAGCGTATATAAGGTAGTAAGGCGAGGTTATGAACTCATTTCTGGTAAGACATACGGGAATGCTTTGGTGTAGCAACACACTGTATAATAAGGATCGTTAGCTCAGTCGGTTAGAGCATCTGCCTTACAAGCAGAAGGTCGTAGGTTCAAGCCCTACACGATCCACATCATTAACGCGTTAAATAGATAAAATTATGAAAAAATTAGATGTTACTGTCTTAACAAGACAACTTAATCAATTAAGAATGAGAAATCCTGAATTAAAAGTATCACAATTCAAGAAAGAAATTTCTACGTATGTAGGATACAACATGTTTGCTTCTCTTTTATTAGAAGAAGGATATGCTCATTCTATCAACGGAGTTGTAAGATTTTCTCCTAATCCTATTCACAAGTCAAAGGTTGAAAATATATTAATTGAAGCGAGAGAAATTCAATATAAATATACTAAAATCTATACTGAAAAGAAGAAAGACAACAAAGAAAAAGAAGAAGAGGAAAAGAGAAAAATAAAAGAAGCAATCGAATTTCTCAAGAGAAAAGGTTATCTGGTTCTAAAACCAGAGTGTCTAATATAAGTTTTAATTAGTTAATAGTGTAGCTTAGGAGCTGTTGTGAAACACCTTCTGAGCATTTTTTATTTTAGGATATACGGTATTTGTAAGTTCGATTCTTACTTATCCTACTATAACTAGAGACTAAGTCTTAAAATTGTTACCACGTTTATAAACATTCGCCGCGTCTTAAACAACTCTAGTCATAGGCTGTAGTGTGCCTTTCCATGAGGGATGCATAGAAATGATAACGGCTATCAATTAACAATTTCTGGGTTGCATGTTAATTGTGTTAATTAGAATAAATCTAGTTTGAATAAAGTGAGTCAGCCTATTGGCGGTTTATCTTTTTACTCTAAAGAGACCGAATACGGAGTGTCGGTGCTAAGACTTTAAATGGTAGTTTAATTCAGCTTTATTCTTTAATTTGAAAGTTATTAAAAACAGATAATTATGGAATTATCAGATAAAAAATGGGAAAACTATTCTACACCATTTGTAGATAGTATTAAAAAAGATTGTGAAGAACGAGGGACAGAAATTCCTAAATATGGAAAACTTCAAACCTTCTCATTAGGAGAATTAAAAGAGCATGTAGAATGATTTCTATTATAGATTGGTAGTTACTATGATATATACTTCTTTTAAAATTGGAGATATAACCAATAAAGTATCTTTTAACTCTCCTTGTACTGGAATAATTCAGAAATCTCATCCAAGAAGTAATTTTGTAAGATTTCATTATAACTCCAAAATGGCTGAATGGGTATTTTCAGATTATCCAAGATTAGTAGAACAGAAATGGAAGTGGGCTGAACGAACTTGCGATAAAATATATGCAGATAAAATTGTAGTTCTTCAAGCTATGGTATTTGGAAATAATGAGTTTTTAGTAGAATATGTTTACGAAAAAGATTTAAATAATGAAGAAAACGTACAGAAATAAACTTCCTAAAGGTATGGAAGTAGAACATGCAAATGTCTCTATTGAGAATGGAGAAATTATCGTTGATATCGAATTTAAAGAAAAGTTTAAGCCAAAGGATGGAGATTTTCTTGTAATAGATGGTTCAATATTTATATATAATCCAAATAGTGAAGCAATACATTTAGGGCTTAATGGGTATTATGCTGGAATAAGCAATGATGGTTCTATTACAATATGCAATGAAGATGGATATGGATTTGGTTTAAGAAAAGAAAAAATAAGATATGCCACATCTGAAGAGAAATCTTCCTTCCTTGAAAGACTTGAGAAAGAATATAACAAGAAATGGAATCCAGAAAAGAAGTGCTTAGAAGATATTTACATTCCTAAATTCGGAGATATTGTTAAGGTTATATTAGATGATGTTAACAATAACTCTTATAAAAGGAATTACATGATATGTATTTATCCAAACAAGAACTTTAGTGAAACAGATGGATTCTTTACTCCTCCTTTTTTGTCTTTAAATGGTAGATTGATTTTGGACAGCATTGGTGGGGGAAGTAAATATTGTAATAGTATTATTCCTGCATCAGAATCTGAAAAACAAGAGCTATTTAATAAACTAGTAGAAGTAGGAAAAAGATGGAATCCTGAAACAAAACAACTTGAGGATATTCGATGGAGAGCAAGGAAAGGAGGAAAATATTATACCATAAATGGTGCTCTTGATGTTGTTGGAGAATTTGCAGATGCATGTCCTCATGAAGATGTTTTATATAAGAGAGGAAACTATTTCCATACCCCAGAAGCCGCTCAAAAAGTAGCCGACCAAATAAAAGAAATTTTCAAAAATAGTAAAGCAGAATAAGTTACGGAAGTAATTAATTATTATATTTGTTGGAATTGTTAGTATTATAAAAGCTATAAAAAGTAAATATTAAAATGAGAAAATTATTTATTGCATTAGCTAGTGTGTTTATACTAGCTTCTTGTACTGAAAATCAAAGAGCAAGAAGTTATGGTGGTGATATGACAATTAATCTTCCAAAAGGAGAGAAATTGATTATGGCTACTTGGAAAGAACTTAATTTGTTTTATCTAACTGAACCCATGGATTCTGGATATGTTCCTAAGAATAAAATCTTTCAAGAAAGTAGTAATTGGGGAGTTTGGGAATCTAAAATAACTTTTATTGAATCAAAATGATTAAAATCGTTAGAACCCATACGGGTAAGATTTATGTAGACACCAATAACAAACTTGAGTTTCTCACAGTTGGTGACTACGGAAAAGAAAATAACATTAAAGCTAATTTTCTTGGATTGACAAAGAAATTAATGGAGTAGCTAATACAAAAGTAGATTTGCGCAACAAATGGGTTGCTACTATATCTACACAGAAAGGCTGTCCAATGCATTGTAAATTCTGTGATGTTCCTAAATTTGGCTTCTTTGGTAATGTTTCAGTAGACGAACTTGCTTATCAAATTGAAATGATTATCAAGAATGAAGATGTGAAAGAAACCGAAAGATTCAATGTTCACTTTGCAAGAATGGGCGGAACCTACTTGGAATGAAAATGTGCTGGCTTTTTCCATAATGCTGAAAGAACTTGTAAAGACTTGTGGATTAAAAGCAAAGACTGTTCATCCAGTAGTATCTACTATGTTGCCAAAAGCGAATAAGAAATTGAAACAGTATATTCATACTTGGTGCCCAACTGAGAAATTAGCTAACCAAGTATTGGAAATAGCTGATAAATTAGGCTATAGATGGTCTACTGAAAGAGTTTTATAGGTTATTCATATTGGGATTCTTATAAAGAAGAAACTTGTTATTTTATTAGTGAAGGAAAATTTGCTTTTAAAAACTTCTACATGAAATATAACTATAATATTATCCCAGCAGAAGAATTTGTCAAATTTTATAAAAAATATTTAAACATGGAAGAAAAAAGAAACATTGCAATCAGCTTAAATGAAGCAAAAGAGTGGTATAAATCAGGTAACGCTACTTTGAAAGAATTGGCATTGAAAACTTATTCTAAGAAAGAATTGGAGTATGTTAATTTTAATCAGATTTACTCTGAAGTACGACTTACTACTCCTAAGTATTACGTTGTTCCAGATTGTGAAGACAGAAAATGGTCTGTTATTCATAAGCTGTCTACAATAGCACAGTATTTCAATTCAAAGAGTCTTGTTCCTACTACCCAATATTTCATTAAAGGAATGTACGGAAATGAACTTCAGGTTGGAACTCATAGTGGAGCAAGATATCCTGGAGTTGTGTATTTCAACACGAGAGAAGATTTGGAGAAAGCAATCGAATTAATTGGAGAAGATATTAAATATTTGTTCTAATGAAGAGATTTTTTACTCTTTTGCTGTTCACGCTCTTAATGGGTGTGACAGCTTTTTCCCAAGTAACTATTTCTCAGGATGTATGTTTGGCTGAAGGGATGTTTTATTTATAGAATTTGTTATAGGCGCTGTAACGGTATTAATCACAGTAATGGCTTTTGATTAACAATTTATAGTGTTATTAGTTCAATGGTAGAACATCAAACTATGTTAGAAAGTAGTGGGTTCGAATCCACTATAACACACACAATTTAAAATAATTAATTATGAACTGTAAAGTAGAAAAAATTTTGTATTACAAAGTTGGAGAAGAAGCATTTCCAACTGAGAAAGACAATTAGAAAAAGCTGAATACGAACGATTAAAAGCTAAATTTGAAAATGAGAAAATATCCAGTAATTAAATGTAATGAAAAGCTGTGGGAAGAAATTAAGGAACAGCTTGATATTTGGGGAGTTTCTTACTTTAGTATTTCTTATTATTGGAAACAACTGCCTTATTTAGTTTCTAATTATGGTGGTCCAAGTTCGTCTAGATTTGAAATAGGAAATACTAGTTATTCTGATGATACTGAAATTGAAAAAGGATATCGTTATCTAGTTAAAACTAAAGAAGAATTTTTATCAGCTATTGCTAGGTTATTAAATAAAGAATATAAAATGGAAGAAAGAAATGTTAAAGTAAGCTTAGAAAAAGCTAGAGAATGGTATAAGAGTGATGGTACATTGAAAGAAATTGCTCTTCAAGCTTTTACTAAAGATGAATTAGAAGAATTGCCTACTTTAGAAGAAATATTTGATAAAGTAGTAAAGAATACTCCTAGTCTTATGGTTGTTCCAACAAAAGAAACTCCAAAGTGGGCAATTATGCATAATCTTGCTATTATTGCTGAGTATCTGAATGATGGCTGGAAACCAAATTGGAGTGATCCACGTGAACGAAAATATTGTATTTATAAAGAAAATGCTAAAATAAGAATTTCTTCTGTATTTTCTACACAGTGTGCAATTACTTATTTCAAAACTAAAGAATTAGCAGAGAAAGCTATTAAAATCTTAGGAGAAGAAATTGAATATATGTTTGACTAAGTATGAGAAAGATTATTCTTTTATTAGGAGTAGTGTTATTGTGTGGATGTGAAGGACAAAAAACTTCAGTTGGAGTTAGTCAAGAAGGAGTAATTCCTTTTGACTTTGTTACTCATTTTGAATATCAAAATCATCAGTATATTAAATTTAGAACTTCTGTTTCTAAATCTGCCACAGGTGGAGTAGTACATGACCCAGATTGTAAATATTGTAATAAGAAATAATATGGTAAATCTTTATTATTTAGTAGCTGCCATTGCGTATGGTATTTTTATTGTTCAATTTATTTTATCTTGGTTTGGTGGGGATACTGATCTTGATGTAGATTTGGACGGAGAACTTGATATGGCTGTTAGTGATGTGGTATCATTCAAAGGATTAATTCATTTTCTAATGGGTTCTTTTGGATGGTTAAGCATTAAAAATATGACATCTGAAGTTCAGTGGTATGATTTTCTAATAGCATTGGTTATTGGAATATTATTTGTGGTTATACTTTACTATTTATATAAACTTTGTTTAAAACTTCAACACTTAGTTATTCCAGAAGAAGGGGCGACTTTAATAGGCAGAGTCGGGACTATGAATATTCCTGGTGAAACTCAATGTACTATTATTGTAGAAATTAATGGTATGTTACAGAGTATAGAAGCTTATCCAGAAGCTGTTGCTAAAGAATATAAATCTGGAGAACAAGTAACAATTACAAGATTTGAACAAGGTAAATATTATTTTAACTAATTAATTAAATTTATGACATCAACTTTTATTATTGCAGGAATTATTGTAGTATTGGTAGTTATCACTTTCATTGGACTTTTGTCTCGTTATCGCAAATGTGCTTCTGATGAAATTTTGGTTGTGTTTGGTAAAGCTGGTAAAAAGACAGTAACTAATCCGACAACTGGAAAGAAGGAAGAAGTAATCTTGCCTTCTAAAATTATTCATGGTGGGGGTACTTTCGTAATGCCTATTATTCAGGATTGGAGAAAGATGAGTTTGAAACCTATTCAGATTCAGACTTCTGTAAGCGGTGTATCTAGCCAGATGATTAAAGTTACTATTCCTGTAACATTAACTACTGGTATTGGAACATCTCAAACTTTGATGCAAAATGCTGCAAGTAGATTCTTAACTGCTAATACTAAAGAAATTGCTGGTCAGATTCAGGATATTCTTATTGGTGAAGTAAGATCTTTGATGGCAACAATGACTATTGAAGAAATTAATGCTGATAGAATTAAGTTCTTAGGTAAAGCAAAAGAGAATATTGAAACTGAATTGAATAAAGTGGGATTTAGTATTATTAATATTAATAATGCTGATATCTCAGATGATGCAAACTATATCAAGAATCTTGGTCAGAAAGCTGCAACTAAAGCTCAAGCTCAGGCACAAGCAGATATTGCAGAAGAAAAGAAGAAAGGAGATATTCAGATTGCAGAAACTGAAAAGGAACGTCAAATTGCTGTAACTAATGCTGAAAAGGAAAGAGAAACTCAGGTTGCTCAGACTAAACAAGAGAAAGAAGTAAAAGTTGCAGAAATTAACCAGGAAAAGGAAATCAAGTTAGCAGAAGCAGAAAAGAATAAACTTTCAGGTATTGCTGCTCAGCAAGCTGAACAGGAAGCTAATGTAGCTAAATCTAAAACTCAGGCAGAAACAGCTAAAGCTCAAGCAGAATCTGAAAAAGTAGCTAATATCGCACAAGCTAAATCTGAAGCTGATTCTAAACAAGCTAAATCTCAAGCTGAAGCAGTAGCTAATATTGCACGTTCTCAAGCTGAGGCAGATGCTAGAAAAGCAGAAGCTATGGCTGAAAAGGAAACTCGTGTAGCACAAGCTAAACAGAAACAGGTGGCTGAAACTCAGAAAGCAATTAATGAGCAGGAAGCGGCTGTTGCACAGTATGAATCTGAAAAGAGACAGAAAGCAGCAGAAGCTGGTAAATCAGCTGGTGTAGCAGAACATATGGCTACTATTGAGGTATCTAAAGCTAAAGGAGAAGCTGCACAAGCAGCAGCAGAAGCTGAGAAAGTTGCAGGTACTTCTAAAGTAGAAGCTCAGATGCAGATTGAGAAAACAAAACAAGAAAAACAGCTTGAAGTAAATGAAGCTACGGCTCTTGCTGTGGAAGCTAAATTGCATGCTGAGACTATTGTTCCTGCTCAGAAGGAAAAAGAGAAAGTTACTATTGAAGCAGAAGCAGTAAAACAGAAAGCAATTCTTGAAGCAGAAGCTGAAGCAGCTAGGATTCTGAAAGAAGCAGAAGCTAAAGCAGATGCTACTAAATTGCAGATGGAAGCAGAAGCTGAAGGTACTCGTAAGAAACTTCTTGCTGAAGCTGAAGGTAAAAGAGCTTCTTTGATGGCTGAAGCTGATAAAGTCCAGGCTATTGAAATGGCTCCTGCATTGGCAGTTAAGGAAATGATTGCTAATGGTATGACACCAGACATGGTTGTACAGTATAAGACTGTTGACCAGTATAAGGAAATTGCCGCAGCTTCTGCTAAGATGTATGAACATATCAATCTGGGTAATGTTACTGTATATGGTAACGAGAATACTGCTGCTCAGTTTATGACAAGTATTGCTGAAAGTGTAAGCCCGATGTTGAAAACTCTTGAATCTATTCCGTTCAAGGAAACTGTTCAGAATATTGTAAAAGGAAAGAAGCTTGAAACTAAAGAAGAAACTACTGATACTTTTGAAGAAGTGAAGTAATTCTTGTGCATAAGGACTAACTAATCTAATAGTAAAGTATAACAAGTCCCTATGATAGGAGGTATGGTATTTAGCTGGTTCGAATCCAGCTACCTCCGCATTTAACTTTAAATATTTAGATTATATGTTTAGTATCTAAAAATATAGAAAAGTAAATCAATTATTACCATTATGACAAGAAAAGAAATCGCTGAAGAATTAAAAAAGATAGCTGAACCCGCATTAGCTAAAAAACCAGAAGAAAGAAATTATGAAGAAAGATATAATGTCTGGGAATATGAGAGATTTATAAATAATACTTGGAAATATAATGAAGGAGAAGAAGTTGAGATATTCGATGGAGAAAAGTTAGCTAATAATGAAATAAAGGATGGTTTTGGAAGAGATTTTCCCGTATGGTTCAGAAATATGGGAAATCTCTTTGGAAAGCAAGTCAAAATGAATGATGGTAATACTTATACTCTAATTGGAATGTCTTATACATACCTCGATTATTACTATATCTTAAAAGATGTTAATAATCGTAAAAGTATGTGGAGTTGTGTTGGAGGTTATAAATTGGTTTAATATAATTGTAACGGAAAGATAAAAAAGTCTTTCCTTACACATTGCTCTATGGTGTAATCGGCAACACGTCAGGTTTTGGTTCTGAAATTGGAGAATCGTACTCTCCTAGAGCAACTTATTAGGACTTGTAGCTTAAGAGGTTGAAGCAGCAGTCTCATAAACTGAAGATTGTGGGTTCGAATCCCACCTAGTCCACGATAAAAACTTATAATTATGGAAGAATTAACAGATGAAGAAGTAAAGGAAATATTTGAAGATATTGAAGCTGATTATTGGATTAATCAGCCTATATATGATTAATGTTGGAGTAGTGGCGAAACTTGGTTGAAACACGCTAGATTTAGGATCTAGCACCGAAAGGTGTGTGAGTTCGAGTCTCACCTGCTCTACTTTGTTGTATTATAGCTTGTTCTTAGAAATAGGAGCAAGCTTTTGTTATTTATAAGAGTTATGGATTTATTTAGATTATTAACAGCTGTAATAACACTTTTAGGTATGATTATAGCAGCGGGTTTAATTATGTTTTTAATTGCTTTAATATTAGATTATATGCCTTATATAATGCTCATTGCAGTAAGCATATTTTCAGTTTATATGATATATTTAACATTAGGAGATTAAGTATATGGATAAAATACCTTGTATTAAATGTACTCTTGAATTATGGGAGTACATTAAACCTTATCTTGAAGAATGGGGTTATAGTATTAATGATATAGACAGTTTCTATAAATCACCGTTATTATGTATTAATAGATATGGATTATTCGGAAACTGTACGAATTTTTCAATGGGATGTATCAAAGCTCATGATAGAGAATTAGTAACTGATGTAGAAGAATTCTTAGAAAGGCTGCTAAATTGAAAGGTTTTACTTATAAAAGAAAAAATATTATGGCAAAATATGTAATAAATGGAGTAGAAATTAAACCAGGAATGGTTATTGAAATTCAAGATAATGATAAAGAATTATCTTATGTTGTATTTCCTCTTTTAAATGGGAGATTAGGACTGATTTGTTATAATAAAAGTAGTTGGAGTGCTATTGAATATTTTATTAAATATTATTCCCATAAAATAATTTGTATATATGATTTAACTTCTGAAGAGTTAGGTGGATTAAGTAGGGGTAAAGTACTTTGGGAAAAATCTAAAGAAGTAGTACTTACTATGCAAGAAATTGCTGATAAACTTGGTATTCCTGTAGAACAATTAAAAATTAAGAAATAGTTATGATTAAATATTTGTCATTTCTGTTAGTATGTATTCTAGTATCATGTGATGATTCATGTACAATACAGAAAGTGGAACAAGTAGAATATATTGAAAAATATTGCCCACATTGTAATGGTGTGGGCACTGTAAAAATGTCTACTGGAGACAGAGTTATACTTGGTATTTTAACTTTCGGTCCTGGAGCCTTATGTGATACTGAGACTTGTGGAACCTGTAGAGGTACTGGAATTATTAAAGTAAGAAAATTGAAAAATGAATAAAAAAGATTTTGTAACATTAGAAATAGCAAAGCTTCTCAAAGAAAAAGGTTTTAATGAACCTTGTAATTCGTGGTATAATATAAATGGGGTTATATTTAATTCTGGATTTAAAGAAAATCACAATAATAGTTTTCCAAAGGAATATAGGATTTCAAGACCCACTCTATATCAAACTCAGAAATGGCTAAGAGAGAAGCATAATTGTTATGTACAAATTACCTACGAAGCTTATAAGACTAGAGTTAATTACTTAGTTCAAGTATTGTTCTATGAACCGAATGATGATGATTGCTGGTCTAATAAATCTACTGGTAAGTATGGGGATAATGCTGAATTTGATTCATTTGAAGATGCATTAAGTTTCGGCATTTTAGAAGCATTGAAGAGAATATGGTAACTAAGGTATGTTTTGTAGCATTAAGTAATCATAAGATAGTTAGAAAAATTGTTCCTATTGAGCATAACTTTGAAGTTATCCCAGGAGAAGAATTTTTAGGATATAAATTATCAGAAACATCTATTGAAAGTCAAGTTATTGATTATTTAGATGTTATTGATAAATCTGATATTATGTTGAAATACGATTTTGATATGATAATAGATTATTATATCCCTAAAAAGAAAAAGAAGAAAAGCGATGAATTAGCTGAATTTATAGAGTATCTTAGACCTTATATTACTGAAGATATGTATAGACCTATCGAAGCAATTATATCTGAAGCAAAAGATATATTGTTTGGAAAAGGTAAATCTAATGAAACAAAGGCAAAAGAGTTATTTATAATATATGGAATTGTAAATAAATCAATAAAAGGTACTTTAAATAGTATAGAAAAAATTATAGAAAATTATGAAAACAGTAACAATAGAAATACCAGACGATTGCGAAGTTAAAATCATTAAAAAAGAAGAGAAAAAAGACGAGAAAAAAGAAGAGAAGAAAGAGCCAGTAATCAGAACCTATCAAGATTTAATTGATACTAACACTACTATTAAAGGTTATTATATAGGGACTGCTAGTGGAATAATAGGTATTCATAGTATATTAGCTAATAATAATAATAGAAATATAGTAGCATCAGAAAAAGTAGCTAAATCTATGCTTGCTATGGCTATGATTTCTCAGCTTATGCCTTATTACGGAGGAGAAATTACTGATAAAGAATGGTCCGATAAAAAGCTAAAATATATGATTCAAAGAGTGGGTAATAGAATAAAATCTATAGAATTAAGTAATACATATCATTTTCTATCGTTTCACACAGCATACCAACGTAATGAATTCCTGAAAAATAATGAACAGCTGGTTAAAGATTATCTAATGATTGATTAACATGGAAATAAATGGAGTCAAAATAGAGGTTCCTGAAGGAATGGAATCCTATATAGTTGATGGAGAGGTTAGATTTAGAAAGAAACTTTCTCTTGATGATGTATATGAAGAATTGTTTTTTGATAGACCTATATACTATATGGACAATACGGGATGGGCTCGCAAAAGGGTAGATGATCTTGATAGTATGATTCTTTTGAATAATAGGGAGTTTAGAAGTAACTGTACTTCTGAAAAACAGGTAAAAAAACTGTTAGCAATTATTCAACTAATGAATGTTGCTAAATATCTTAATGGTGATTGGCAACCTAATTGGAATAGTACTTATGAAGAAAATAAATATTATCTTAGAATATGTAATAGAAAAATAGAAATTGGTTGTGCGACTGTTTATATTTCTGATATAGTTTATTTTAAATCAAAGGAACTTGCTCAACAAGCTATTGGTATATTAGGAGAAGAAACTATTAAACTTGCTTTATGTACTGACTGGTAATGAACAGAGAATATATTTTGTGTGCTGCTGTTAAGAGGTTAAAAAGGAGAGAATCCTGTGGAAATCCATATCATGAAGGAACTAATGATATACTTGATATAGAGTTAGGTTATCGACATCATGATATTTATCAAAGGTTTCCTGATGAAATGGATATTACACCAAATGCTCAAGGCTTCTACACTTCTAAAGGAAGATTTGTAAGCAGAGAAGAAGGTTATAAAATAGCCTTAGAAGCTGGACAAATAAATGAAGAAAGTAGAGCCTTTCCTAATATTAAATTATTATGTTCTAAAGATTTATATTAATATGGCAGGAATAGATAAAACTTATCTTTCTGATTATGAAGAATATCAGAAATTTCTAGAGTGGGCAAAGAATAAGACATATACTTGTCCTAATGGTACAGTAATTCATGTATACAACTATGTATATAATTATTGGACTAAAGAAAATATGGAAGTATGTGAAAGACCAGTAATGAATACTCCACAAAGTCTTGATTACTTTCTTATTAAAGATTGTCCGTTTGAATTTGTTCAGCAAAGAATGAGAGAAGTCTATAATGAATTTGTTGATTCTGTCTTGAATGGAACCAGTGAATATGATACTTTTAAATATCCAGAAGAGAAATCTAAAATAAAGATAGTTAAAAGATATTACTGGATGAAACATAAAAACTATCTCTATAGAGACCAAAGGAGAAGAAAATATTATTTCTTTATTGATGTCTATCTAGAAGATTATTCTCTAGACTATAGTTCTTATATTAAAAGATTTCTATTGCCTGATGAATTAGGTATTTGGACAAGTAGTTGTTGTTGGAAATGTAGAAGTGTTAAGGCTTTAATTAGAACTATAAGAAAGTGGAATCTTCCTAAAGGTTGTACTATTATAGCTACTGGAAGATATGTAGACGAAAGAATAGAATTAAAAACCTATTAATTTGTTAATCCTAATTTATGAAGACTAGAGGAGAAAGAAGAGAGCAATCTAAAAGAAAATGGCTTTCAAGAGTTAAGAGAGTTTATAACTCTGGTATGCATTGGTATATTCCTGTTAATGGAATAAAGAGTGGAAAAATAACTAGGAAAAATCGTAAAATCTGTGAATCTATTGTAGATTTTTTGAATGATAGCAAGTATGCTAAGATTTTAAAGAATTGTACAGTTCCTTATAGAACTACAATGGAAAAAATAGAAAGTAAGATTAAGAATAGAAAAGACAGACATAATTCCAAGAAACGGGTAAAACAAGAAGCTGAAGAACCCATTACTTGGTTTGATTGTTTCTCTTGTACACATTTTAATCATGGAAATTGTGATAAAAATTATAAAAATCTAAATGGGTCCGATTGTCCGGATTATTATGATTGATTATGGCAGAATATATTAATGGGAATCTAATTAGAGAAATTATTTTTCTCAAAAAGGAAATAGATCCACATTGGGAACATAAAGTAGGCGTTCATAAATTCCTTTGGTGGAAACAGCCTTATGATTATTGGGAATTTTGGTTAGATACTTATACTGAAGAAGAAATGGTAAGGGAATTACCAAAATATGAAGCTTATTTAGAGAATGGGGTAGTATATTACAATCCTCATGTTATATTAAAATTCTCTAAAGAGCATAAAGAATGTTATTACTTTGATACTGTTGAAGAAGCAGAAGAGTTTGTAACTGAAATTCTTGATAAATATCCTAATATTTTCTATAAAATAGAGGATTAACAATTTTTAACTTTGAGTTTAATTTTAATTGAATTAATTTTATGGCAGAATTGATTTTTAAACAAAACGGAACTTGTGATTTGAAATTTCATGCAACAGTAAAGAACTTTAAAAGAATTGAAAAATTCAACTACAAAAAGAATTTCTTTAAAGTATATATAGATAGAAATGATAGTGTCTATGATATTACTAAATGCGAAGTAGTATCTTGGAAAACTGTTGAAAAGGGAAAGTCAAAAATGAATGTTCCAGACCAAGTTAATGAAGCAAGGGATATTACTCTTTATAATAAAATAAAGGGAAATCCTTCTAAAATTGCAGCAATTAAGATTGTTGCAGAAATTGATGCTCAAGGATTAACACTTAACTAAACTATATATATACGTTTTGGGGGTATCGTATAACTCCCATTTGCAGAGTTGGTGTTTAATGGTCAGCACGTAACCCTTCCAAGGTCGAGGAGACAGTTCGAATCTGTTACTCTGCTCTAAAAGATAAGTTTAAAAATTGTAATCTAAATTCTCTTTTATAATTAATTAATATCGCGGATTAGAGAAGTGGTCTATCTCGCCAGTCTCATAAGCTGGAACACTCATAAGGTGTCACAAGTTCGAATCTTGTATCCGCAACGACTTCCTTCTTGCAGCTCTATCTAGATTTTTAATTATTAACTTAAAACTTAAAATTTTATGAAAAAGGTAATGAATCTCGTGAAGAAAGCAACTAAATGGTACATTAACAAGGTAGAAGAGACATATGCTATGACTCCTACTGGAATGCTAATTATTAGAAAATAATGTATCATTGAAAAGGTAAGTACCAAAGGGGTACTTACAGATGTAAGAGGATGATATTGGAGTGAAGCTTAAGTGGTATAAGCTACTGCTGTTAAGCAGAAGATAGTAGGTTCGAATCCTACCATACCCACAAAAATCTGTTCCGAGTTTAAGTTGAAGCCAGCCTTGGCGAGGTATAGGTAAATGTCAATACAAAAACTTATCTGGTGTGATTAGGTGACAGAATCCTAGTCGTGGACATTTTAGCAAATATTCACCAATTAAAAAGAAAATTTGTAACATGGGCTGTGTAGTGTAACCTGGGAGCACATCATCCTTGCAAGATGAAAGAGGAGTTCAAATCTCACACGGTCCACTTATGGGTAAATATATTAAAGAAGAATTAGAACAACTTATCTTTGAAGATAAATTATCTTACGAGGAAATAGGTAGACGATATGGTTGTACTGGGGCAAATATTAAGAAACAAGCTAAGAAATTAGGTATAGAACTCCCAAAAAGAAGAACAATTAATAATAATGAACATTTTAATAAGAACAAAAATGCTCGTTATTGTCTAGTATGTGGAAAACAATTACCTTCCGAAAATAAAAAATACTGCTCGTATAAATGTCAACAAGAACATGCCTATACAACTTATATTGAAAGATGGAAAAATGGAGAAGAAACAGGAATTAAGGGAAATGATCAATTATCAAATTATCTTAGAAGATATATTTTTGAGAAATATGATAGTAAATGTTGTAAATGCAGATGGCATGAAACAAATCCCTATTCTGGATTAATTCCATTACAAGTTCATCATAAAGATGGAAATTGTCTTAATAATAATGAAGATAACTTAGAACTTTTATGTCCAAATTGTCACGCTCTTACTGAAAATTATGGCAATTTAAATGAAAGTTCGCAGAGGATACGATAATCTGGAAGATAGAGTTCGAACCTCTGCGTGTCCACAAACTTTAATATGTTAAATATGGAAGAATTTAATGTTCAAGTACCTAAATATAGGGAATGTATGAGAAGAAGCCATACTTATGATTTTAAACATTGGTGGCATGGCTGTGATGAATATGGTTCATTAAAAGGAATTGTTAGAACTATCTTAAATAAATCTATTGGAAAACCTTTTGGTAAAGTATATTCTGATTTTTTAAAAAGATATGGAAATATAAAAGCCTATAACTTAACAGCAAGAGAAATATTTTTAGAGAAATTTAATCAAGATAGAGATTGGCATGGGAATTTTAGAGGAGGTTTTTATGTTGATGAAAATTATAATATTCAGAAATATAAAGTAAAAGAAAAACCTAAAAGATCAACCCCAGTCAAATATAAATGGAATATTGAAAAATACCCAATAACTGACGAAATCTATAATACCTTTAAAATATTCTTTGGAAATAGTGCTTATGATGTTTTATATTTAACACACGAAGCAGAAATTACTAGAAATATCATAATAGCATTTGAAAATGCGTATTACAAAAATACTAAAACAAAATGCTCAGAATGGTTACATAGTAATATATCTAAATGCTTTATACCTTGCGAATATAAAGAGCCTGAAAGAATGTCTTATAAAGATCGAAAGATTTATACTGCTGAATATAAAAGGATTAAAAAGAAAAATCGTAAGAAATGGAAAAAAGAACAACAACTAAAGAATGAAGAATATTTAAGAACTTATAATCGTTTACAAAAAGAAAAAGAAAAATTAGAAAATTCTTTAACTATTGAACGATTGGGATTTGATGAAGAAACCTCATTTAGAGGCATAGAGTATCATGGACAAAAAAGAAAATTAAAATGAAAACATTATTAAAGATTATTTTAACCCCTATACTATCAGTAGTAATTTATTTAGTAATTATAGCACCTTGTTATTTGATAGGTTTAACAATAACAAAACCTGTAGAATATATTTATGCTTTTTGTATAGGAGGTCTTATTTGGATTCCTATAGCTGGAATATGCTATTTTGCTTATGATATAATAAATAAAATAATAAAATGAAAAATATAATAGTATCTTTAGTAACAATAATACTTGGATTTGCTTTAATAGTAATTACTATAGTATTTAAAGACGGGTTATCTGGAGACCATTGTGCTGGAATAGGTATTATGGGATTTATGACTATGATTAGTGGAATTCGTCTTAGTACCTATTCTGATGATTAATACAATTCCGGCTTAGCTCAATCTGTAGAGTACTTGATTCAAGTTGTTGTGAGTCCACAGTCGGATCATTTAATAAATTAATAAATTTTTATGACTAGATTAGAAAAGTATTTACAAGCAACCGCAGACAGCATTATTTATGCAGAAACAACAGAGTCTAGATATTTTGTTGTAGGAAACATCAAAATTAGAGTATCTGACCATTTTAGCAAAAATACTGATGCTGATTTGCAAGTAGTAATTCCTTTCAATGGCGGGACTAAATATATGGTTACTGTCAGAGATAATAATGGAAAATTACTATTGTGGAATGCTCAACAAATTAAAGATTTTATTTCTCCATTATCTATTATCAAGGCATTAAAAGAACCCATACAAAAGGGTTCTTCTACTGGTGAAATGCCTGCTGTTACTAAGATTCAGCAAGCATTAAATAATTCTCCAGAAAAGAGTGCATTAACTTTTAATAGAGAAATAATAAACTCTAAAGTTAAAAGAAATAAATGTTCTTCATTAATGTTAAAAACATTAGAGAAGCCAAAATCTACTTGGAATATACAAGAAATAAGTGCTTTGTCTCAATTATTTAAACAGGAATTCAATACTGGAAGTATTAATGAAGATGTTCAAATCTTCTTAACTTGTACTTCCATTTATTATAAAGAAGTTCTCAATATTTATAAAATAATTGTAATAGACAATAAAATGAAACCAACAATAAGTTTATTACAAGAAGCTTATAGACTAGTTTCTGACTACCTCAGTAATCAATAATTACTGGGGTATTTTTGTATACACTAACTTTAAAATAAATAAAATGAAAGTAAGAGGATTAATTTTGATTTTTAGTATAATATTCGGATTTTTTGTCGGATATTCTTGGCATCATTGGATGCACAAAAATGTATATAGTATAGAAAATGTAGTATTACTTCCTGAACATCCGTTCTATCTCCTAGAAGAAGTAAATGAAGAAGTTTTGTATAAAACTTTAAAGCATTACGAGTTTCCAAATCCAGCTATTATTACTGCCCAAGCAATACTAGAATCTGGAAATTTTAAATCAAGATTATGTTTAGAGAACTACAATTTATTTGGATTATATAATTCAAATGAAATGAAATATTTCAAGTTTGATAGCTGGATTAGCTGTATATTCGCTTATAAGAGATATATCTTAAATAGATATAAAGAAGGAGAAGACTATTATGGATTCTTACAGAGAATAAATTATGCAGAAGATCCAGATTATATCACCAAATTAAAATCATTAGAAAACAAGATTTTAAAGAAATATGAAATTGAACAGAAAAGCGGAGTTTAATATAATGAGAACATTTTCAAAATGATTAATGATAGACGTAAAGATAACTTAGCCATTATTCGCAAAATTGTTGAGATTATGGATAATTATTCCGACATGAGATTTCAACAAATTCTCTATGTTTATGACATAGTTGAAGAAGGTGAAGATAAATTTTATGAAGAACCTTCTGAAACTTTAAGAAAATTAAATCACAATATACTAACCAAAAAGAAATAATTATGGAATTTATCAGATTTAAGAAAGATGTAGAAGTTGCGTTTAACAATATGATTAGTGATAACCTTTTTGTAGTTAATGTAGATAAAGATTTGCTTTGGACGGCTTATCTTCTCTCATTTGATGACCCAGATGAAAGGCAGCAACATAATTGTAATGCTTGTAAGTCCTTCATTAGACATTATGGAAAGGTAGTAGCTATTGACCCATTGACTTATGAAACTAAAACTTTCTGGGATGATGTTCATTCTCCTGGATTCGAGAAAGCTGCTCAGGAAATGGCTAAGTTAGTTAAACAAGCTGCTATATGTAATATCTTTATTCAAGATGTGAATGAATTTCTTGGTTGTGACCATAATGTTCAATTACTTACTGATGGTACTACAAGAACTTGGCATCATCTTTATGTAACCATTCCAGAAAGATTTAAATTTAACAAAAGAAATCTTGAATTTGATACTGTAGATGGTTATAGAGGTGATGTAAGAGCAAGAAAAGAAGTTCTTGAGCGTTCTATTAAAGAACTTACTGACGAATCAGTAGAAACAGTTATTGATTTGATTGAAGATAACTCTCTCTATCGTGGTGCTGAATTCCTTAAAGGACTACAAGAATTTTTGAGAATTAAGAAAACTGCTCCAACTTCTAACCTTTCTAATTACTGTTGGTTAAACTATAAATCTCAAGTAGCTAAAATTAGAAATACAGCTATGGGAACTTTGCTTATTAACCTAAGTGAAGGAATGGATCTTGAAAGAGCTGTAAGAGCTTATGAAAGTATTATGGCTCCTTCTAACTATAAAAGACCTACAGCATTAATTACTAAGAAACAGATTGAAGCTGCTCAGAAGACTGTAGAAGAATTAGGACTTACTGATGCACTTCCTCGTCGTCATGCTAAAGTAGAAGATATTTCTGTTAATGACGTATTGTTTGTAAACAGAGATACTAAAGCTAAGATGAAAGGAGGAATGTTTGAATCTCTAATATCTGAAGCTACTGTTAATCCTAAGACATTTACTAAAGCTGAAGAAGTATCTGTAGATAAGTTCTTGAAAGATATTCTTCCAGGCTCTACTGATGTTTCTATTCTTGTTGAAAACAAACATATTCCTAATTTAGTAACTTTAACCGCTCCAGAAAACCCAGATGCAGGACACTTATTTAAGTGGAATAATAACTTTGCATGGGTTTATAATGGTTCTCTTGCTGACTCATTTAAAGAGAAAGTTAAAGCTGCAGGTGGTAATGTCGATGGATTTATGCGTGCTTCTCTTCACTGGTTTAATTTGGATGATTTGGATTTACATGTAGTTCAACCAGCAGGAGGAGAAATTTATTTTGGTAACAGACATGGTATTTCTGGAGGAACTCTTGATGTTGATATGAATGTTAATCGTCCAGTTAGAGATGCTGTTGAAAATGTTGTGTGGACAGATCCTAATAGATTGAATGTGGGAACTTACACTGTTTATATTAATAACTTTAATAAAAGAGAAAGTGTCGATGTAGGTTTTGAAGTAGAGATTGAAATTAATGGAGAACTTCATAAGTTTAACTATAATAAAATGGTTGATACAGTTGTAAAAGTTGCTAATATTATAGTAGCTAAAGATAAGACTATATCTATTCAGCCTATTATTCCAGAAGGCTCTACTTCAGTTAAGTCTACTAAGGAATGGAATGTTGATACTATGAAGTTCCAGAAAGTATCATCTATTATGTTCTCACCTAATCATTGGGAAGGAAATGAAGTGGGTAATAAACACTTATTCTTTATGATTGAAGGATGTAAAAATCCTGACCCTGTAAGAGGTTTCTTTAACGAATATCTGAGAAGTGACCTTGAAAGAAATCATAGAAGAGTATTTGAAGCATTAGCTTCTAAAGCTAAAACTGAGTATAGTGATGACCAGCTTAGTGGTTTGGGATTCTCTCTTACTCAATCTAATGAAGTAATTATTAAAGTTAATAATAAACCTTTTAAAATTAAATTTTAATTATGTATAAAGAAGCATCTAAAACAAAATTGCGTTTTGCAACAGTAAAAGGAAACTTGAGTGTAGAAGATTTGTGGGATTTGAGCTTGACCGCTCTAGATAAAATGGCAGTAGCCATTGATGAACAACTTTCTAAGAATCCTAAGAAGTCATTTATCTCTGAAACGACTCCAGAAGATAAGGTTTCTAAGTTGAGATTAGATATCTTGAAAGATATCATCAACACTAAACTTGAAGAGAAGGTTAAGAAAGATTCTGAGAAACAGAGATTGACTGAAAAGAACAGATTGAAAGAAATTCTTGCTAAGAAAGAAGAAGCTAGTCTTGAAAATCTTTCTATTGAAGAATTGAAAAAGAAAATTGCTGAATTGGAATAATTTTCTATTTAATAGAAAATAACATTTATTAACTAACGAATTAACATTCGTAGATGTATTATTGATACACAGTTAGGGTAGAAACAACTTCTGCCCTCTGTGTATAATGGCGCAGTGCTGGAATTGGTATACAGACGGGTCTTAAACACCCGTGCCCATTTGGGATTGAGGGTTCAACTCCCTTCTGCGTCACTAATCTAGGTTTTACAATAAGATTATAAACTTATGGAAAGATACCTTGAGGAATTAGAAAAGCTTTATAAAGAAAACTTCTTAAAGTCAAATAAAGAACTAGAATCTTTTAAAGCATTAATAAGAAATGCTTATAGAGCTGGTTTTATAGAAGGTCATGAAAGTGTTTTAAAACAATTAACAAAATTAGGTAAAATATGAATAATGTTTATTTTGGAGCAGAAGGATTAAATTCAACTTCTGCAAACTATTATGCTAATGTAGCACAGGAAATGATTCAATCTATTACAGAATCATTAAATAGTATAAAACTATATAAAACTTGTGTTTCATCTATTGATTCTCAATCTCCTGAAAAGATTATGTCTAAGGGATGGAAATCTCTAGATTCTGTAAAGAAAAATTTGGAACAAATTTCTAAGATGAATGCTTTCTGTGCTTGGGTAAGAGAAGCAATTAAAGAAAAAGATGCTCAGTTAATTAGTCTAAAATCTCTAACATTAGAGAAATGGATTAAAGATACTGGATATGGTGTGCCAAGTACTCCAGAGTATCCAGAATATGCAGTTTCTGTTTTAGAGGAAGATGTTATTAATTCTTGGGATATTAACAAGAGAAATAAATATCTTAAACTTGAAGCATTTGCTTCTACATATGGTAAATATATTCACCCTAAAGGAGCTTTCTCTAAAGCTAGAAAAGAAATGCATAATATAGAGAATAGTCCTATTACCAAAGAAGGTTCTGGTAGAGATCTTATTCTTTATTACTATTATCCTACAGTAGATAGTAAAGATGTAGAGAAATTATTCTTTGAACTTCAGGAAATTTATCGTTCCTATGAGAAAGAACTTAATGCTATGAAAGCTGAGATTCAAGCTGATGTCAATAGAATCAGTATGGAACGAGAGCAAGAGTTCAGAAGAAAAGTAGACGAATATAATAAACAATATGATGAATATAATTCAGCTATGAGGGTTGCTAGAAGTGACTTTAATAACTGGGTTACTTCTGAAAGAGAAAGAATCTCTAAACTAAAAATTGTATTGCCTTCTAATCTCCTTGATACATTTAAGGAAATTCAGAAACAATGCGATTCTTCTAAGTAATTAGAAGTTTTTCTGTAGGAGGCTAACAAAATTTAAAATGGATTAAAATAAAAGCATATTTTTATCAGATTTATAATCTGTAACCAAAAATTATTCGCCGATTATACAAAGTTTTATACAATATGAGAAGTTATATTTCTCAAATTAGTCTTTATCTTTGTCTTTGCTAGTATAATCGGGTCTTTGCCTTGGTTCTTGCTTTTGTCTGCGTGTTAGCTTCCTACATATCTCGTCAACCATGTGTTGAAGGAGTTACGTAATCGTAAAATAATTTCTTATAAATATTGTGGCGAAATTGAATAGACGCCATATGAAAACTAAGAGACTTTTAATCTCGTAACTGAAGGTAAACGTAAAGTCGTATTGTAAGTTACAAAGCTCATATAGTGTGGCTATAGACACAATGTAGGTTTGAATCCTATCAATATTAATTATAAGAAATTATTTTGCGATTATTGCGAATATTACATCGGGAGTGTAGAAATACAGGACTGTTGTAGTTACGATTGAGTAAGGGGTGAAACTTACTCTACTTTTAGTGCTTCAGTTACAAGTAATCTTTAAACTTGGTGACTATTATCCCAAATTCTCAACAAGATGAAGAGGGAGGTTGACCAACCTAATAACGGTACAAGCCTTTATGGTAATAGGGAGTGGTGAAAGTATCTTATGAAGCACAGATACAGTAACCACTCTTTTTTTATTTTGATGTTTAACTTTTAAAATTTTATTAACAATGAAAAAATTTATTTTTCTCTTTAGTATGATTGCTGTTATGTCAGCTTGTGGAAATGTTGCAAATTCAGATAAAGAAGTAAGTAACGTTGATTCAGTTATGGTAGTAAATGATTCTACAGTAATGGATTCAGTAATGAATGATACTGTAGCAGTTTGTGACACTTTACAGTAATCTATTTATCTCTAGAACAACCCTTTATAGGGCTGCTCTAGAAAAATTTATAGGAGTGAATGAAAGGAAAACCGGAAGTAGTTCTAGAATGTTATACTGATGGAGCTTTTAGTCCATTAAGAAATACTGGAGGAATTAGTGTAGTATTTCTTTTAAATGGAGAAAAAGTTCATACATTCAGTAAAAAAATAGAAAATACTACAAATAATAAATGTGAACTATTAGCTGTAATAACAGCTTTAAATGCTGTTAGCAGACCTATTAAATCAGTTATTATTTATACTGATTCTCAATATGTTATAGGTTGTGCGACTAAAGGTTGGAAAAGAAAAGCTAACGTAAATTTATGGCAGGCTTATGATAAAGTTTATGAAAAAACTTCCTCATTCTGTTCAGACATAAGATTTGAATGGGTAAAAGGACATGATAGAAACGAATATAATAACCTAGCTGACAAATTAGCTAATGAAGCATCTCAATTAGTATGAAACTTAGAAAATGTAAATGTAAATCAGTAGTAAAAGCTGCTGTTAAATTTGAGCCTTGGGATTATGGTTTTATTCTTGACATGGAGAGAGCTGCTCTTAAAAAGATGGGGGATTATATCAAGAATAAAGGTCTTCATGTAGACAACATACGTGATGCCGAAAGAATCAATTTAACACTTCGTTTACTTGATATAAGTATGGATAAAGACTTTGATTGGGAGAAAATAGATCAAGGTATTATCTATGTTAATACTAAAAACAAGTATAGATACTTTAGAAAGGATAAACTCTCAGAAAAGTGTTTTGAAAATATTAGTAAATCAACTTTGAGAGAAGAAAAAGCTTGGTATCTATATTGTAAAATGAGAGAATATTGGTTTAGAACATTTTGGGATTAATTAAAATTTAAAAATTATGAAGTACAGTAAAAGAGTTAAATGGTTACAAGCAAAACAAGCATGGTAGTCATAAATTAAATAGGAAAATTATTATGAGAAAATTAACATAGAGTGAATTTTTAGAACGAGTATAGAAATTATATCCTAGCTGTGACTTTAGTAAAACTGTATATACAGGATGGCGTTGTTCTGTAATAGTAATACATCCTGTATTAGGAGAAGTAACAGTTTCAGCAAGTCGTTTGAAAAATGGATCATGGAAAGGTATTAAAAATGGAATAACTAATAGAAAATTAAATAATGAACTTTTTATACAAAAATGTAAAGATAGATTTCCTAATAAAAATTTTGATTATTCCAAGGTAGAATATAAAAATAATGATACTAAAGTAACTATAGGATGTCCTATTCATGGATTTTTTGAAATAAGACCTGGAGATTTTTTAAGATAGTCAGGATGTCCTTTATGTAAACCTAAATCTTTAGGAGAAATTTTTATAGAAAATTGGTTAAAGGAAAATAATATTTCATATATCCATAACTTTTACCTTAAAATTGATGATAAAAAATATTTTATTGATTTTAAAGTAGGAGATGTATATATAGAATATAACGGAAAACAGCATTATGAAGAATGTGATTATTTTAAATGTTCTAATAGATTAATTCCATTTTCTCTAGAAAAATAGCAGAAAAGAGATTAGTTAATTTAGGAATATTGTGATAATAACAATATAAAAATCATATGGATTAAATACAATGTTCCTAAATCAGAAGTATTAAACATTCTTAAACAAAATTTATTATGAAGTACAAAAAAAGAAAGCAGTATCTAGAACAGAAAATTCAATGGTGGGAAAAACAGTCTAAAACATTTCAAGCTGCTACAACAAGACCTGGTTCTATCAAAACGAAATAAACATGGAATTAAATGAAACTGTTTCTATAACTCTAACTAAATCTGGTGCAGATATTTTAAATACTGAAAATCAGAGAAAGAGAAAAGAAAATTTAGAGAAATACACTCTCTGTTATAAAGAGCTTATAGAAAGAATTTATCCAGTAGATTATTGTGAGGGTCAAGAAATTCAAGAGTCTTTATGGGTAATATTTAGTTGGTTTGGAATATATTCCTATATAGGGAATGATATTCCTTTTACCGATTTACACGTTATTTAGTATGGAAATATTTATATTTTTAATTGTATTAGTAATCTATATTCATTATGAACCTAGTATAGATTTTGCTGGTGATAAAGTAATACTATGGTATAATAAAGGCAGTGGAATAAATAAAAAACGTTCTTATAAAATTTTATTTGGAAAATGAATAAAATAATAGGTCAAGAAACTTTAATAAAAGAAATAAATAGAATATTTCAAATATTTAAAAACAGTCAGTGCAGACTTAGACCACACTTTATATTAACTGGAGAAAGTGGATCAGGAAAAAGTTTTACTATAAAGCAATTATGTGAGGCAAATAAGTTAGACTTTCTAGAAGTTAATGCAGCACAATTAACTAGAGAAGGAACCTCTTACACTATTTTCTCTTTTCCTGATGGAGAAAAACAAATATCTATTGATTCAGAAATTGATAGAAAACAAGAAATAAAAGTTATTTGTAGAGTAACTAATGCAGATGAATTATTTATTCTAATGCAAGTTAATGATATTCTTAGCAGACATGAAGTAAAATGGTTCTTATATATTACTTATTTAATGTCTATGAGAATGGATAGAGTAATGGATTTTAATAGACCTTTTTCTCTAAAAATTGTAAGTAATATACTTAAGAATTTTAGTTGCTATGATGTGGAAGTTCTTGAACCTCATTCAGATAAAACAGTAGATTTAATGGGGTCCTATGGAAATTATTTCTTATGTACATTGGACTGCGACTTCCCAGAAGACTCTACTATAATATATCCAGATGAAGGTTCTAGAGAAAGATATCAAGGATTTTTAAATAATGGATTCTATAAAAAAAGAGGCATGATTACTTTTAATAAGAAACGTAATTTAAAAACAGGTAAGATTGAATCTTTTGAAATTGATTATGCGAATTTAACTTCTAAGAATTTTGTATTTGTTGATGATTTGTGTGATGGTGGTGGAACTTTCTTGGGAGAATTAGAAGTACTTAAAGAGAAATATCCAGACGGAGTATTTACTTTGATTGTTTGTCATGCTGTTAATGAACAAGGATTAAGAAAAGTTCTTGATAAGTTTGATAAAGTTATTATTTCTAATTCCTACAAGGATTGGGATAAAATCATTAAATCCGACAAATTAATTGTAGAAAAAGTATGGTAAAAAATTTAGAATCTGCTAAAGAATTAGTAGAATTGTATAAAAGTATTACTATTGAGCAGTTAAAAGAGGTATATAACAAATTATATACAGAAGATGGAGCATATTTTGAAGGTGTTATACATGAAATAACAGGCTTTGGAAGTGTTAGAACTTGTCATTTATGTAAACCTATTAATGGATTTTGTCCAGATTGTATACACGGACAAGGAGAAAGCTACACGATGGTATGCCCTTGTATATATGACGAAACTTATGAAAATATAGAAAATGCAGAAAGTATCAAGGATTTATATGATGCTATACAAGCTAGAGCTGATTATATTGAATCATTAATTAAAGGAGTAGAGAATGGTAATTGAAGGTTCCTTTTATAGACTTACACCAATAAGCGATTCTTCTCCTTTCTTTGATTTAGAACTTCTGTATGATATAGGAGGGAAGAATCCGAGAAAAGAGTTTAAGATAGAAGGATATGGTTATCCTCTTGAAGTAGCTATAGACAGGTGTTGTAGATATGCTGCTAGTAAAAAATTTAATAAAGAGGAAATTGTAACTTTAAAACAGTATCTAGATGAGTTTAAAAAGGCAAAAGAAGAAATTAGACTACAAATCTACGGAAGTACAAAGAGCGATATCTAAGAAATTAGATAGTTTTTGTAAGTATCTAAATTCTGAATATCACATAAACGCAGGTGGATGCTGTTATATTGCATATATATTAGCAAGCCTACTTAAGAAAGATGGTTTTAGATATAAGTTAGTTATTTGGAGTGATGACCCAATAAATAAAACATTTACAAAAATAAAGACTAGTAATTTTCATTATGGAATATTACTTGGCGGATGTTTTATAAACGGAAATAAATGTCACAATGATAGAACTTTATGTGAAACTTTCTATTCTAGAGTAAGAGTTACAGACATTTTAAAACATTATAATGAAAAGTCCTGGAATGACTATTATGATAGGAAACAAAATTCATTTATTCTTAAAATGGTAACTATATTTTATGACAATCTTACAGAAAGCTTACGAAAAAGACCAGAATATTGTTTACGTCAACGATAAATTTGTTTATCATTCTGAACTATATTTAATATGGAGTTGGGGAGCTTCATTATTAGATGAAAAACATTATTCTTCTAATAAGCCTATTACTTTAAAAAAGAAAGATGTTAAGTTGAAAAAGAAAAACTATAGTATATATAGGTTTTTCACATTAGAATTTGCCCCGGAAGATTATTTAATTAATAACGGCTATAAAATTATTGATGATTATGAAAAGTAACGTAGTTGAATACTTGATTGATTCATTTGTTGATTTCAAAGGTGTAGAACATAAATTTGTTGTATGCGCTATTAGTAGTGCTCCAGAAAATTATGATGAGCTAGAATTAGCTATTTCGTATGTATATGATGAATATGCATCATACAATAAAAGACATTATGTAGAAAGAATGGTATCTATTGGTTATTCTGTTTGTAATCCAGAAGATAAATTCGATGAAAATAAAGGTAGAGAAATTGCTTATCGTAAAGCTTTGAATAATCTTTCCAATCCTGTTCTCTGTTCTTCTGTTAAAGGAGTTGTTAACAAAACTTTGATTAAAGCTCTTCTTAAACAAGAAAGTAAGTTTGTTAAAGAGAATCCAGAAAGAATTATTAAAGGATATAATGATTCTAAGGCTAGATATGAAAAGAAAAAGAAAACTCAAGAAGAATATAATTCTCTAAATGAAAATGAGAGAAATATAGTCAATATGGCTTTAGAAGGAACTGATCTCAATAAATATACTGATTTAGCTAATAAGTTGAAGAACTATAATGACTAGAAGTGAAAAAATACTTATTTCTGGTCTAGTAGTATGCGTATTAGTTATATTGATATTAATTCTAAATACTGAGAAACCTGTAAATATTGAGGAGGTAAACCCTCCTCATATTGAAGAGATTAAACAAGATTCATTATTTAGAGATAGTATTAATATATCTAATGATTCAATAGAGTCAGAGATAAAAGATATTAATGATAATTATGAGAAAGAAGTTTCTATTATTATGTCTAGCTCCGATAGTGCCAATTTGCTCTTTTTCACAAAGTACATCGAAGATTACAATAACAGGAGAGCAATTGAGGACAGCAAATCTGATATTCGTTGAACATAAAAAACTTACTGAAACTGTCCCACTTTTAAATAAAGAGATTAATAATCTCAAACTAATAAATAAAAGTTGGGAAAAAACAGATTCTTTAAGAAAAATACAACTTACTTATTATGATAATGTTATTAAAGATAAAAATAGATCCATAGAGAATCTTAATAAAACCTTAAAAAGAAAGCAGAATATAATAAAATATGGAACTGCTGGTTCGTGTATATTGATAGTATTATGCCTATTGCTGAAGTAATGTTTAAGGACAAAGATGGGTTTCACTATAAACATCCAGAACGCAGTTGTGTAAGATGCAAAAACTATCCATGTCTTCCTAATATGGATAAACTCTTTAGCAACTTTGCAGCTTATGGCTGTAAAATGTTTGAGGATATTAACACATTTGATGTGTGGAAACCCAAGAAGTAACATATAAAGTTAAGTTAGTAGCTAAAGCATCAGACCCAATGGGTTACATAAATTACGTATTTGAGAATCTAGAATACACTGATATGGATAATCATTATGTGATGTGTGTACAATTTCCTAATTGGGAACAATCTGTAATAGATATAGATGACACAGGTTATGCGAAACTGAAATATGTTGAAGCAGGAATAGATAAATGGTACGACGGTAACGACTTTGTAGCTTACAAAGATACTAATATTATTTTTCTTAAGTTTATAAGAGAATATAAAGTTTCTAGAAGTGACAATATTATATTAGATTAACCAATTAAATTAGATTAATTATGAAATATTATTAAAGTATAATTTATGACTGTATTAGGAGATAAGCTGAAAGAAGCTTTAAACGACAAAGCTAATGACATTAACACTTATGTATGGAAAGGTCCAAAAGTAAATGGAGTTCAGGAAGAAATTAAATTGGTTGATGTAGAGTATGACCAATTAAGAAAGTTCTATAATCATTGTATGCAAATGTTGTATAATACTGATTCTAAGAATCCAGGACGTATAACTTTGCTAGAAATTGTATCTGACCAGATTAAGAGATGTCGTGCAGAGCTTCTTATTAGATGGCTTAGAGCGGAAAAGCAATATACAAGTACAAGATGCTTGGAAGATTTGAGGAGTATTGTTAAGAATAATAAAGAAGTATTGACTCAGGAAGAGTTGAAAACTTATCCTATTGGTAACATAATGAATGGATTGCCAGTAGACTTTGAACAGGTTCCAGTTAGTTTGGTAATGGATGCTTGTTTAGATTCTTTGGGTTTATTTGATAATTCTCACCTTACTCTTAACTTTATTGTTAAAATGGGATTGTGGTTTACTCAACAAGAAATGCAGAAAGACTTATACAGAAAAGACCCTGTTACAGGTAAAGCTGTAAATAGACTTGAAGTAGTAAGTAAAGAGTTGAGACTTAATCCTCTTATTACTTTGAAAATCTGTGATACTGGATTAAGTTATGCAGAATTTAGATCTATGTTTAGACTTAAGAGAGATAAATATGCTAATTTAACCAGCGATCAATTGAAATTGCTTTCTAATAAAGTTTTATATCGTTTTCAAAATCAATGTGAAAATCAGGCAAAACAATGGGAGGATAAAATTGACGAAATTCTGAAAGTTGCAGAAACTAAAGGCTGGGATGTTACTAGAAATATTGATTAATGAAAGACCTTTTTACTCCTCTAACTCGTGATGAGCGTCAGGAGGAAAGTTTAAGGAAATGGTTATTATCTAAAGGAAAGGGAACTATAGAAGGCTGCACGGGTTACAATTTTTCTTTGAGCTATAATTAAATAATAGTTCAAGAGCAGCCTTAAGAAATTATTTTTTTTTGTACTGGTTTAAAATTTAAGTAACATTGTATATAATCAAAATGTACAAGTTATGAAAAATTTAGACTGGGAAAAATTAGCATTTGAATTTCAAACAACTGATATCTCATTAACTCAAATGGGAAATCGGGAAAAAGTAGATAGAAGAACTCTTTCTAAGCATTTTAAAGAGTTAGGAATTGAGATAATTAATAAACAAAACTGTTCTAAATTCAATGAACATATTTTTGATTCTATAGATACAGAAGAGAAAGCTTATTGGATAGGCTTTATATTTGCAGACGGAACTATTAATAGTTCTCCTATTAGAGAAGGGATAAAAAGTATCTATGGTTTTGAATTATCTTTAGGAATAAAAGATTTAAAGCATTTAGAGAAGTTTAAAAAGTTTATTGGATACAATAAGAATCTACTGATAGATAATAATAGATGTAGATTTAGTATTGCAAATAAACATTTTTGGACTACTCTAAATAATCTGGGATGTACTCCTAATAAATCTTTAACTCTAAAGTTTCCAAATATTTCAGAAAATTTAGTTAAGCATTTCATTCGTGGTTATTTTGATGGAGATGGTTGTATTACTAGATATGTACATATACATACAGTAACACCTAGAGTAATAGTATTAGGAACTATGGATATGTTAAATAATATTATTAAATATTCTGACACAATAGCTTCATTAAAACATGATAAAAGACATTCTAAAGAAATCTTTTATTTAGATTGGAATAAAGAAAATAGTATTAAGTTTATTAATTATATATACAATAATAGTACTATCTACTTAGATAGAAAATATAAGTTATATAATTTCTTTAAAAAAGGTAGCCGTTCAGTAGAGGAATTTACTGAATTATTAGAAACCAATATCGAGGAAGACTGTAGCTTGAGTCGTGATGATTAGATGTATGTTAATCCCGAGATAAGTATAGAAACTAAAAAATCTATACCATCGTAACGCGTAGGTCTTGAACCTCTATATTAGAGAATAAAATAGACCCAAGAGTGGTTTCTGTCCCAACTGAAATAAGTGGACAAAAAGGTACGCTGAGCTATAGCGTAAAGTTATAGAAGTTAAGATAAAAAGCTTAACGATAACAAAACTGTATGGAAAAACTCGTGTGGCATTAAACGCCATTAAAAAGTTACTAACTAAGTATCCTAGTATAAGAGTACTGGTAGTAGTTCCTACTGACCTTTTAAGACTTCAGTGGTTAGACCATATTGATAGTAATGGATTAGGACTAAATGTAGAAGTGGCTATTATAAATACAGCCGCAAAAACCAAAATAAAATGTGACCTATTGGTATTAGACGAAATTCATCGTTTTGCAGCAGACACATTCTCTTCTATATTTAAAATAGTTCAGTATAAATTGATATTAGGTTTAACTGCAACCATAGAAAGACTAGATGGTAAACATGTTTTAATAAATCAATATTGTCCAGTAGTAGATACTATTACTTTAGAGGTGGCTAAACTAAACGGTTGGGTTTCTGATTTTACAGAATATCAAGTTATCATAACCGTAGATGATTTGGATACCTATAAAGAATATAATAAAGAATTTGTTTCTCATTTTGAATATTTTAACTTTGATTGGGAATTAGTTATGGGTATGTTAGGAAAACATGGTTTCATAAATAGAGCCAAATATAGAGATGAATTATGTAAAAATGAGAAAGACGAATCTAAAAGAAAAGAAGTATTTAAACAAATTACTTATCATGCTACTGCTTTTATGAGAAGTCTACAAAGCAGAAAGAAATTTATTCATTATCATCCTAAAAAGCTAGATGTGGCTTTTGAGATTATAAAGAATAGATTAGATAAGAAAATTATTACTTTTTCTGCTAATACTTCAATAGCAGAATCTTTAGATTCTATGCTCCGAAAGGAAGATATACCAAGTTATGTATATACTGGTAAAGAAGGGAAAAAGAAAAATCGAATTACTCAAAATGAGTTTAATACCATTAATAAAGGAGTAATTAATAGTTGTAAATTAGCTATTGAAGGTTTTGATTGTCCTGGATTATCAATAGGTATTGTACTTGGTGTAGATTCTAGCCCTATTAAAGCTACTCAATCAACTGGTAGAGTAATTAGAAAGGAGGGTTCCAAATATGCAGAAATGTTTACTCTAGTAATAGAGGGAACAGTAGAATGTGAATGGTTTAGAAAGTCACATCAAAACAGTAGTTATGTTACTATTGATGTCGATAATCTAATAAAACTTCTTAATGGAGAACCATGGGAACCTTATAAAAAGAAAGTTCAAAATTTTACTTATCGTTTTTAACTATGGAATATTATAGCAGACAAGAGTATAATAAAATGAAAAGAGAATTAGAAAAGAAAGCTAATTTACTTAATAAGAAGGTAGAGTCTTTAACTAAAGAACTTAAAAAAGTAAAAGAAGATTATAGAATCCTGTTAGAAACAGCTACTGAAAAGGAAGAATCAGAAGATTGAGAAAATTCACGTAACTAAGTTATCCAGCTTTAACAAGTATTAAAAACTTAGTGTATAGATTAGTTGTGGAAATTATTAATTTATACGCGTGAAAAATTGTGAAATGACAATAAACGAACAGGTTTTATTCTTAGAAAAATATAAAATAAATTCTAATGAATTACTGTTTGTTTCTATTATACTTCTTATCCAAGATGGTGATAATTCTAATTATATTAACGAGTATTTTAATTTACCAACAGAGTGTCGTGGTGGAATTAGAGAACTTCTAATATCTTTGCAAGATAAAGGAGTTATTACTAAAGAATATAAAATTCCTGATAAAGGTCAAAGATTCGTTCCAGAAGATATAACCTTTAACAAGAATTTTATTAAAAACTTTTATAGGTCATCTTTTGACATGGGTAAAGAGTTATTCGAAACATATCCTATGTTTGGAATTATTAATGGTAGTACTACAGGTCTGAGAAGTGTTTCCAAGAAGTTTGATACTTTGGAAGATTTCTATAGATATTATGGTAAAACTATTAAGTGGAATCCTGAAACTCATGAATATATTATAGGACTTATAAATTGGGCTAAAGAAAACACAAATTATATATGCTGTACTCTAGCTAATTTTGTAATTGATCACAAATGGTTAGAGTTAGAAGCATTACAAAAAGGAGATATAGGTAATGTTAACACTGATGCGATTAAACTAGTATGACAGGAAAAGAAGAGTTCTTTAACCTTGTAAAAGAAGGTAGAGAAGGAAAAAATATAGGTTTAAGTATAGGTTCTTCTAAACTTGAACTCTATATGGACGGTTTTCTTCCGGGGACTAGTTATCTAATCGGAGGTGCATCAGGAACAGGTAAATCAACTTATATGTTATGGGCTTTGATGTATCAACCTTTAATTCATTATCTAGAGGGAGAATGTCCAGAACTAGACCCATATTGGTTGATGTTTAACTTGGAAATGACAAGACCTCAGGTATATGCAAAACTTATTTCTATGTATATCTTTGATAATTTTGGTGTTGAACTAAAATTTAAGAAGATATTCTCTAGAGGTAAGGATTGTATATTATCTGATGATGAATTTTATATACTAGAACAATGTTCTGATTTTATAGACGAATTGGACAAGAGAATCATTAGTTATGAAGGTATATTAACTGAAGAAGTTTATATACGGGAAGTAACTAAAACTCTAAAAAAATTCGGAAGATGGGAAGGGGAAGAATTTATTCCTAATAATCCTAATCAAGTCTTAGGAATTAGTATTGACCATTGTAGCTTAGTTAAAAATACCAGTGGTAGAACTAAGAAAGATGAAATGGATGCTATTTCTAGAGACTCTGTAAGATTTAGAAATGTATGTAAGATTGTATCTCCTATTCATGTTGCCCAGTTTAATAGAAATTCTGGAAGTGATGAAAGACTAAAGCAGAGTATGCAAGATCCAAATCAAAATGACTTTAAAGATTCCGGATCTTTATATGATGATAGTCAAGTAGTAATGGCTGTATTTAGTCCTCACAAGTATAAACTCAATACTTATAAGAAATATAACATTAAAATTCTTGAACAGAAATTTATTGGGGTGTTTCTTCTAAAGAGTCGTTTTGGAACTTCAGATATTTTAGTACCTATGGGTTTCTATGGTGATTGTTCTCATTATGCAGAACTTCCTAAACCAGATGAAATCTATGATTATGATAAGTATCTAAGTCCAAACTTTTTATTGAAAGATGATTGTTCTACTATGGTAGAAAACGAGCTAGATAATACAAATAGATTAGATTATAAAGAAAATGATTTTAATTTTGTATTATAATGGCTGCAGAGACTATTGCTATTGTTGGTGAATCAGGTACTGGAAAAAGTACAAGTTTAAGAAACCTCGACCCGAAAGAAACTTTTATTATCAGTACTACAGGTAAACCTTTACCTTTTAGAGGATATAAAAAGAAATATGTTCCTCTGAAAATAGAAGGTAAGAATGTGACTGGTAATTATTATGTAAGTTCTAAGTGGGATCAAATTCTGAAAATTCTTCAAATCATTGATAAAATGATGCCAAATATTAAACAAGTCATAGTAGATGATTTTCAGTATGTATTGTCTTATGAATTTGTTGATAGAGCTACAGAAGTAGGATATACTAAGTTTAGTGAATTAGCACAACATGCTATGGAAATCCTTAGATATTCTGAGAAAATGAGAGAAGATTGCAAAATGGTTTTCTTAACTCATAGTGAAAATGTAGGAGACGTAATGAATCCAAAATATGTTATTAAAACAGTTGGAAAATTACTGTCCGAAAAAGTAACTTTGGAAGGTCTGTTTACTTATATTTTCTTTACTAAAGTAAGTGAAGGAGATGACGGTAGAATGCAATATAAACTTATTACTAACAGCGATGGAACTTGTATCGCAAAAACTTCTTTAGGTATGTTTGAAGAATTGGAGATTGATAATGATTTAGCAGAGATTATTAAAGTTATTGACGCTTATAACGAAGGAGAATAATGAAACTTGATATACTTTTTCACTACGATGTTAACGAACAAACTGGAGAAATTACTTATATTGGTAAAGAAGAAATAAAAGTAGATACCACTGAACAAAAGAAGTCTCCAAGTAAATCTAGTAGTAATAAATCTACTAGTTCTAAAGTAGATTCTAACCCAGAACCAATTATTACACTGGAATCTAATAAGTTAGTATTAACTCAAGGAGCTGTCGATCTGCTTCAAATCTGTGAAGATTGTAGAGTAGATATTAAATATAAGAAGAAGGATAAGAAAGCAGTTCCTATTATTGGAACTGATGCCGCTTTCGGAACTAAAGGTGGTAATAAATTAACTAAGAGTAATACTGTAAGTTATAGAGGAGCTGCTAATGAAAAGCTTTCTGCTTATGGTACTACATTTAAGCTGGAACCTACCGAAGATAATGGAATTTATTATCTTGTAGGAGATAAGGTACAAGAAGAACCAGCTACTGTACCTGAAGAGATTATTAATATCGAGAGTGAACTTGATATAGAACAATTAGATAACTTAAACATTGACGCAGATGATACAGACTTAAGTAAATTTGATTTTAAACTTTAATAAATATGCCTAAGAAAGTTACTTAGGAAGATTTTATTAAAAGTTAGCTTAGAAAATAGTAGAAGAGAGATTAGATAGTTAAAGATTATTGTTTTAAAAACAATATCTATTTTATTGAGATTAAATATGATTGCAAAGATGAAGAAGAATTATTATTAAAATATTTAAATTGATTATACTATGTTTAATTTTGGAATTTCAGCAGAATCAGCAGTTAGAAACACTCGTCGTCCTTTGGCTCCTTGGAATATCTATGATGTAAAATTCATGGGTTGTGAAATTAAAGAGTTTGCAGGTAAGAAAGACCCCAATGCTCATTACAAAGTTCTTAATATTAACTTTGAAAATGAAGAAGGTTATTTTACTCTGACTAAATTCTTCCCAAAAGATGGTGATGATGAAAGAAAAGAGTTCCCAGGACAGAACGGTGGTAAGGTAATCATGCCTTCTAACTTTGAAGTTCTTATGGCTACTGTAGCCCAAACTGCTCAGATTTTGAATCCTGCAGGATTTGAAAAGATGCAGGCTATGAGTTCTAAGTTTAAGAGTTTTGATGATGTAGCTAATGCTCTTATTAAGATTACTGAAAAGGCAAAAGGTACAGAAATTAAACTTAAACTGATTGGACGTAATAGAGATGGTAAAGTAGTTGCTGATGTTCCACGTATTGTTGGTATCAATAAGGAAGGTGAATCCTTCGTAGCTGATAACTATATTGGTACTAAGTTGTTCTTCTCAGATTATGAAGAAACTCAGAGAGATAAATATCTTAAAGCAAAACCAACAGAAATGAAATCAGATGACCCATTGTCAACTGAAGATCCAGTAGGTATTGACAAACCAGCTGATGATGACGAATTTGATTTAAATAAATTGCTTTAATGAAAATCTAGAGTAACATTTAAAATTCCTTAGTGACTATGTTTAATTATACTTTTGAACCAAAAATTACTAAGGAATTTCTTCTATCTAAAAACAATGAGGAGACTTATATGACCTATTATTTGGGAATTCCTGTTAAGAAAGGTCTATTCAAGTCTCCTTTGCGTAGCGATAATCATGTTACTTGTAGTTTCTTTAGAGGTAAATCTGGTAATCTATATTTTAAAGATTTTGCTTCTGGAAAATGTTTAACTTTCGAAGGGGTAGTTATGGAAAAATTTGGATGTAACTATTCTACAGCTCTTAAAATTATAGCAAGAGACTTTGGTTATAGTCATGATTCTGCTCCAAAAAAGGCTGTTAAAATACAGCCTAAATTTGAGGAAGAAAAACAGACTTTTATACAAGCGGAAATTAAAGATTTTTCAGAAGCAGAATTAAAATGGTGGAGTGGCTTTGGAATAACTAAAGATATATTAAACAAATTTAAAGTATTTAGTTGTAAAACTATATTTTTAAATGGTAATATTTATGCTCAATCTGCTCAACATAGTCCTATATATGGATATTATTTCGGTAAGAAAGAAAATGTTGAACAATGGCGTATATATATGCCTAAGCGGAAAGAGTTTAGATTTATTGGTAATGTTTCTACTAAGACTATTCAGGGATATAAACAACTTCCCAAAAATGGTAAATTAGTAGTTATTACTAAGTCTATGAAAGATTGTTTATCATTGTATTCTTTAGGTATTTCAGCTATTGCCCCAAATTCTGAAACACAATTTGTAACTGATAAAATCTTAGAAGAATTAAAACAGAGATTCAAGTATGTTGCGTTATTATATGATAATGATTTAACTGGAGTTAGGTTTACTAATAAGATTAGAAAACAGCATCCAGAACTAATAGTTACTATGATACCAAGAAACACTGGTGCTAAAGATATTAGTGATTACTATCATATGTACGGAAGAGCCAAGACGCAAGAATTAATTAAAAACTCAATTAATTATTTTAAAAAACATGAAAAAATAGACAAATACTAGTGTAATTGCAACATTTGCTGATGGTAATACTAAAACTTTTGAAACTATAGAAGAAGCTGCACAAGAACTAGGAATGAGTGTAAACTCTATTAAATCTAGGGCTAACAAACCTGGTTCTGGAGCTAAATCTAAAATTAAGATAACCTTTGAGTGGGCAGACCCAGCTGTTAGACGTAGCAAACAAGCTAAGAAAAGTAAACAGAAAGGTAATGCTTATGAATTAGAAATAATTCACAAATTAAGAGACATTGGATATGAAGGGTGTGTATCTAGCAGAAGTCAAAATAAGATGGCTGATGCAGATAAGATAGATATTGTTGATATGAATGGTGAATTACCTGTAAATATCCAAGCTAAATTTACTCAGAATATGCCAAGTTATTTTGATATTAGAGATGCTTGTAGTGATAAAGAAAAACCATTTTGTATATGCTGGAAAAAGGCAGGAAAAAATGGAGAATCAGCTCGTGGACAAGTAGCAATTATACCAATCAGTTTTTTTTATGAATTACTTAAGAAATGAAAGTATTAATAGTTAAAGGTAATATTCCAAAAAGTATTCCTGGTTGCATAATTAATGACTTTGAAGAAGAATATTCTATATATCTTCGAAAAGCTGGAAAACATTGGAAAACTAGAGAAGCTTTTTCCTTAGATTTTGATTCTACATTAGAGGATTTAAAAAATAGTCACTTTATATATGTAGATAGGAGAGATATAGAATATTTAATAAAGAAACAATTAAATGTAATAGAAGAACTATGAATACGTATCTTTATCCATATTTTAATGGAGAAAATTGTAGCATTAAAAAAGTAATGGCGAGAAATTTCGAAGAGTGTCAAAATAAAATCATGGAATATTTCATTGACCGTTTTAATAATTTAGACGATACTATGAATTTTGATGATTTTATTTACGACCTATACGAAAAATATGATATTTTTATTGGAGATATTTTTGAAATAAATGAATTTCTATAAAGATTTAAGAATTGCTTTAGATTTGGATGATACTGTTTTCGATTTCTGGAAAGCTTACCAAGAGTTATTTCCAGGAGAGAAAAATATGGTAAACAGTACCATTACAAAAAATGTTTATACTTTGAAACATAATAAACATTTCTGGGAAAATTTAGAATTACTAGAAAAGCCTAATTTTGAACCACATATCTATGCTACAAAAAGGATTAATAGTAAATTATATACTAGAAATTGTTTAACTAAGTATAACTTACCAATAAGACCTATTTACCAAATGTATTATCAAAAAGGTAATAAGGCAGATATTATAAAAGGGGTATGTGATGTCTTGATAGACGATAGTATATCCAATGTGATGCAGGCAATTAATTCTGGGTTGCCTGCATTAATTATAGATAGACCTCACAATCAAACAGAATCGCCCCTATTTAGAATATATAGTTTAGATTTAGATGAAATAAAATTTGCGTATGAGTTAGAATTAAAAACCTTAGGATGGAATTAAGAGATATAAAACTAACACCGCTGTTAGAAACATTGAGATTAGAAAAAATAAGTGATAAAGTTTACTTTTCTAAGAAATATAGTAATTATGTAAGTAATTCAAGACTTGGATTAATTAATCCAAGACAGGATGGTACTCCAGAGAAGTTCTTTGCTGGATTTAGTAATACTTTCTCAGCTTCCTTAGAAATAGGTAGTGCTGTTCATGAGTTAGTCTTACAACCTGAAAGCTTTGAGTTATCTGAGGACATTGGAAAACCTACTGCTAAATTAGGTGCAATGGCTGATGAATTATATCCTACATTTATTAATAGAGATATTACTAAAGAGGATGTTGTTGAAGCATCTAATAAGGTTAATTACTATAAAGGTAAAATAGATTCAAATAGATATTCAGAAGTAGTAAATTCATGTAAGAGTTACTGGGAATCTAGAAGAAATAGAGAACTAGATTTATCTCAAGATAAGGAAATTATTTACATGGATAATAAATCTTTAGAAATAGTAAAATCTTGTGTAGAGGCATTAAATAAAAATACTAAAGTACAAGATTTATTACACCCAAAAGGTTTATTAGATACTCCTATTTCTGAAAATGAACAGGCTATCCTTTTGGATGTGAAAGCTGAATGTCCAAATGGTAAAGAGTTTATTTTGCATTTGAAATCTAAGTTGGATAACTATACCATTGATCTTGAGAATAATATAATCACTGTTAATGATATTAAAACTATTGGTAAAGTGGTTAGTGAAATTGATAATAATATAAAACGATTTCATTATAGTAGAGAGTTTGCAATGTATATTTATCTGTTAAAACTTTGTGCAGAGAAGTTTTATAACTTAAAAGATCCTAAGATTAGAGCTAACTATTTAGTAGTTTCTACTATTCCCAACTTTTATTCTAAAGTAAGACCTGTTACTTATTCAGAAATAAGAGAAGGATTCCATGAATTTAGAACCTTACTTAAATACGTAGCTTATAATATTGGCTATAAGGATTTCTCTCTTGATGACAGACCTTCAAAATATCAGCTTTGAAAAACTAGCTGCAATCTATAGAAAATATTTTTCTCTAAGTTATCTAAATAGCGATATGGGTGATAAATTAGCTTGTATTGCTCTTACTTGTTATATAACTAATGAGTTAAGAAAAAAGAATCCCAAAGTAACGTGTTATGACGTTTTATTGAAAGTTGGGAAAAATTTTGGAGACATTGAGAAAAACACCTTTCTGAAATCGTTAGGGGCTATTTGCGAGGATTTAATGTATGGTTGTAGTACTTTCCTAGACTTTGGAATAAAGCCTCAAGATATGCCTAAAACACTTCAGAAATTATTAGATAATTATGTACCGTTTTAAGTGTTAAAATTTTAACAATTAGTTTTAACACTCATTAACATAAAAAGATTAGGGTTTTTCTATTTGATGTAGTATTATTGATTACATCAGTAAGGGAAACAATACTGATTAGATGACGAATATATAGAAATAGATTATATGTTAATGATTATGTTTTAAAAATTTTATTTATTATGAGTACACAAGTTATCAATTTTAAGAAGGTAGAAATCGTAGCAGAAAGTAAAGAAGCAGCAATCGCACAGGTAGAAGAAACATTGTTCCATGTAAACGGTGATGCAACTCAGGCTTACAAAAATTGGAAAGCTAAACAAACTCAGGGTATCACTGAACGTGATGTAAAAGCATTTATGTTAGAATATCTTGCTAAGAAAGGTAAGAATTGTCCTGGTGCTGGTTATTTGATTACTGTTGAATCAGCTGTGGCTGATACTCGTGAACGTCCTTATAAGATTGACGATGTTAAAGGTGATGGTAAGAGAAAATTCAAGACATTCTATAAATGGATGGATAAAGCCACTGGAACTGTAGTATGTCAGGTTGATACTAACAAAGCTGATGCTAAAAATGCTATCAAAGAACTCTATAAGAGTGGTGAGTACAAAGGTGATGCTGAATTGGTAAAGACTAAGGATGTTATTGAAGGACAGGCTGTTGTTGCAACTGCACAGTATACTCCTTCTAAGAACACTAAGAACGGTACTTGGATTGCTTTCGGTATTGAAGCATAATCCAAACCGCCTTATAATTATTTGTATTTTTCATAAGCTTAGGCAGATTGTCCGTGAGGATAGTCTGCCTTTATTTTTCTTAACTAGATTAATTTATAATTAAATGATACAGACGTAATAGTAATTTAAACATTTAATGAATTTAATCCTTCACAGAAAATATATAGAAGATACTCTTAGAATAGCTAAGAGACTCAATTCTGAAGATGAAGCTTCTTATCAAGCTTGTTATCAGATAACTAGAGGTCAAGTTATTCCAGATAGAATCTTTTATATTCCTAGACAGATAGATATATTGGGTAAGAAATGTCATAATGATGGGATTGCTCAATTTTATGGAACAAGAAAAGATAACTGCTTATTCTTATCAGAAATTGAGTATAAAAAAGGTTGGCTAAGTTCCTCAAAAATACAGGATATTATTTGTCAGCTTTTAGCTTATCATATGCCTTTTCAAACCAAAAGAGTAGATGATTTTGAGATGAAAGAGATATGTGAAGTAGATAAATTCAGATTTTTTGAAATGGCGACAGAAAAACAATATGGATTGATTAAATTATATAATCCAGAAGTTAAAACCTTATTGCAACAATTTGAAGAAAGATTCCTAAACATAGGAGCTATTACTGCTTGTAAAGCTAGTACTATTCGGGAATACAAAGAGGTTGCTAGGAAATTAGCTAATTTTGTAGAAATTTGGGATGTTGAAGATGTTGAAGACCATGAAATTGTGGCTATGATGTATAGAGATTATTGTGCCGAAAAAGGCATTGAATTAACTATTAATTTTGTAGACGATTATGGAATTGACCATTGAACAACTCTTTAAAGGCAAAGCGACTAGAATTAAAGAAAAGGAATATTTTACTACAGAACAGTATGTTACTCCTTTTATTAATAGTGTGTCTAAATTAACTAATAACTTTGTTATTAATGTTAAGCCTGCCGACCAAATTTCTTTAACTAAAAATGGAGAGATTAATTTTGAAGACATAATTTATAATAGAGTATGGATTCAAGGAGTACTTCCTGATGAGTATGCTTGGGATAATCATAAAAGAGTTATTAGTATGATTTATGCCTTAGATACTAGAAAACCACTTGTAAAATTCTATACAGGAGCATTAAATATGGCTTGTTTAAATCTTTGTGTATTTAATCCAGAAATGCTTAATGTTGCTGAATTAGAACCAGAATCAGCAATTAATTACAGTTTCATTAGAAATGCATTATCTTTAACTGACGAAATCCATGTTACATTAGATAAATTATCTAATATGGAATTTAAGAAAAAAGATATATATTCTGATTTAGGACATTGGGTTGATAATTGTATTACTGCTAAAATAAATAATGGATTTGGAACTGTTAAATTAACAGAGACTTCTCCTATTGATGTTTATAAAAATCTGTTTTATAATGAGAAATCCAACTATTTTACTACAGACGATAGAGTAGACGGATTTACTGTTTATAATGCATTTACAGATCTCATTACTCAAGATAAAAAAGATTTAGTAAACAAGTTTGAAAAAACCCTCCTAATAAAAGATATTATGAATATCTGATAGCATAGTTTATAAAATATAAACAATATAATTGGTTTTTACTAGTATTTTATAGGTTTCTCATTATTTTGTTGGGTATGTCTTGTATAATAAATAATATTAAGTATAGACTATAAATTTATAATTATGAGAGTAAATACGGAAATTTTTATTAAACGAGCCTAGGCAGTACATGGAGATAAATATGATTACTCTAAAACTGTCTACACAAAACGAGATGAGAAACTTTGCATAATTTGTCCGATACATGGAGAAGCCATATTCTCATATTGCAGGTCATGGATGTAGAAAATGTTATAATAAAACACAGCATTCTTCATCTGAACAATTTATAAGTTCTGCGATTGAAATACATGGAGAATACTATGATTATTCCAAAGTTGAGTATATAGATAGTAAAACTGAAGTTACTATAGTATGTCCAAAACATGGAGAATTTAAACAAACTCCAAATGTACATTTATCTGGTCATGGTTGTCCTATTTGTTCTAAATCTCACGGGGAACGATTAATATTTAATATATTAAAGAAATATAATATTCCATTTAAATCTCAATTTAAATTAGTCAATGACTTTTTTGATGGGATTTTATATATAGACTTTTTTATTAAATATAATAATAAGCAATATTTTATAGAATATAACGGAAAACAACATTATATTCCTATTGAAGCTTTTGGAGGAAAGTTCCAATTTGAAAAACAACGAAGAAGAGACCAACTATTGCGAGATTTTTGTAATTTGTATCAAGATAAAGTTTCCTTACTAGAAATTTCTTATAAGGAACCGGAAGAGAATATAGAAAACATAATTTTAAATTTTATAAATTATGATGTTAATTAAAGATATAATGGGAATCTAATTAATTTATTAAGTATGCAAGTAGTAAAAAGAGACGGAAGTTTACAGGAGTTTGATAGAAATAAAGTTAAAGAAGCTATATCTAAAGCGTTTGATGCTTGTGAATGTACCATTAACCAGTATGATTTAGATTATATGGTCAGAGATATCAAAATCTGGGATAAAATAACTATTGAAGAAATTCAAGATATTGTTATTGAAACATTAAGGGACTATGATTTTGACAATGTAGCAGATGCTTATAAAGCTTATAAGGATAAGCAGTCTAGAACAAGGTTACTCTTAGATAAGATAGCTTATATGGAGAGTTATATAAATAGTTCTGAGAATGCTGCAACTATGTCTAATACTGATGGTAATGCTAATACTTCTGCAAAGAATGTAGCTACTCTAGAACCAGAAGTATTTAAGGATAACTTTAGAGATATTCAGAGATATAGAATGAAGAAAATTCTTAAAAAGCTTTATCCAGAAGTGGCTTCTCAATATGAAAGAGACTTGAATCATCATATTATTTATACGCATGATGAAGCTTCTACTCCTACTTTGAAGCAATACTGTATGGCAGTATCCTTATATCCATTAATGCTTAATGGTTGTGGAATACTTGATAAAACAACTCCTTCTGCTCCTAATGATATTCAATCATTTAGTGGACAATTAGTTAACTCAATCTTTACTCTATCTTCTCAGTGTAAAGGTGCGGTAGCAGTAGGTAGTTATTTTATAGCTCTTAACTATTATATTATAGCTGAGTATGGACCGTATTGGTATACTAAGCTTGATGTAGTAGTAACTAATGAACATTGCTTAAAGAAAAGAACTTTGAAAAATGTTATTCAAAAAGCATTTAAGACCTTTGTATTAGGTATAAACCAACCTGCTGGAAATAGAGGTTATCAAAGTCCTTTTGTTAATGTTTCATATTATGACCATACTTATTTTGATTCTCTGTTTGGAGATTTCTATTACCCAGATGGAACTAAACCAGAATGGGAAGCAGTAGATGCTTTACAGAGATTATTTATGAATTGGTTTAATGAATGGAGACTAACACAATTAGCTACATTCCCTGTAGAAACATTTGCAATGGTTCATGATGGACATGATATTATAGATAAAGAATATAAAGACTTGTGTGCAGAAATGTATGCTAAAGGTCATTCATTCTTTACTTATATCTCTGATAGTGCTGATTCATTAGCTTCATGTTGTAGACTTAGAAATGAGTTAGCTGAGAATACCTTTAATCCCACATCAGGACTTACTGGTATTAAAACAGGAAGTTGTAATGTAATCACATTAAATATTAACAGAATTGTTCAGGATTGGGCTAAAGAAGAAACCACATGGTGGAGTGAAGAAGGAGATAGAAATCTCCTACATTGTAAGGATAATGTTACTTTATTAAAGAAGTATCTAATTAATATATTAGAAAGAGTTTATAAGTATCACATTGCTTATAAAACTATGCTTTATGAATGGGAAGATAAAGGAGCTTATGCTTCTTCAAATGGTGACTTTATTCATATTAGTGATTTATACAGTACTGTTGGATTGAACGGAATTAATGAAAGCGCCGAATATTTAGGGTTGGAAGTATCTAATAATCCTGAGTATTTTGAATTTTTACAATTAATTCTAGGTACAGTTAAAGAACAAAATAAACTTCATTCTATACATGATAAGAAAAGACCCTTCTTATTTAATAGTGAAGTAGTTCCGGCTGAATCACTTGGAGGTAAAAATTATAATTGGGATAAAAAAGATGGTTATATAGTTCCTGAAGATAGAAACTTATATAATTCTTATTTCTATAATGCCCATGATGATACTTCTGTACTTGATAAGTTTATCTTACATGGTAGACAAACTTCAGTATGGTGTGATGGTGGTAGTGCAGCTCATATAAACTTAGAAAATCACTTATCTAAAGAACAATATCTAAAGTTAATTGATTTTGCTGTTAAAGAAGGAACTAATTATTTTACTTTCAATATTCCAAATAGTAAGTGTGAGGATTGTGGCTTTATAACTAAGCATCCTATTACTGAATGTCCAAAATGTCATAGTGATAATATTACTCAATATACAAGAATTATTGGATATTTGAGACCTATTACTGCATTTGGAAAGGATAGAAGAATAGAAGCTGAACAAAGAACTTATAGTAAAAATGTATAAAGTAGAAGAATTTTTCGGTAAACCTAAAGAACTGGAAGAATACTTAAATAAAAAATGTGTAGTAGAGCATTTAACTATATCGCAGATGGTATCTCCAGTAAGAAATAGTTACTCAATAATATTTTATGATCGGGATGAGTCCAAAAAGAAACAAATATTATTGGATTATGCCAAAGAAAATTTGTGCAAAAAGTGTCTGACTTGTGCAAACTTTGCATATTTCTGTAGAGGAGGTAAAGAAAGTTGTGATAGTTGGGAAGAAGATGTAAATGCTTATCAACGATTAGACAAAGTAGTATGATTATAACTGTTTTAGATTATTCGGTAGGTACCACAACAGTATATACTTCTCAAAATGATTTGAGTGAAGAAGAAATTGAGAATCTTATTAGAGAAAATCATAAATGGGAAGATACTTATTATATGGTATCTGATAGATTAAATTTAAATATAAAATCTATATGAGTAAATACTTAATCATTCCAGATGTTCATGGTAGAACATTTTGGCAAGAAGCTAAAGAATTAATTAATGATGTGGAAAGGGTAATCTTCTTAGGAGATTACCTAGACCCATATCCTTGGGAAGGAATTAATAGGAGAGAAGCAATAGAACAGTTTAAAGAAATTATTGAATTTAAGAAAGAAAACTCCGATAAAGTAATTCTCTTACTGGGAAATCATGACTGTGCATATTGCTTTGATTTTGGTAGTGCTTCACGATATGATTACGAAAATGAATTAGAAATTAAGCAACTTTTCAAGGATAATGTAGAATTATTTAGACTATGGTATCTAGGAAATAATGGATGCTTATTCTCTCACGCTGGAGTTACTTATTATTGGTTAAGAATAAATTTGAAATGTAGAAATATGGAAGAATTTATTACTAAATCTGATGATGAACTGATTCCACAATTATGGAAAATATCTCCTTATAGAGGAGGTTATGACAATAAAGGAAGTATTATATGGAGTGATTTTAGAGAATTTGATAGAGAAGAAACATTTTATCAAATTTTTGGACACACTCAGCTAGAATTAAATCCTATTATTACTGATAAATGGGCTTGTCTAGATATAAGAAGATGCTTCTTACTTGATACTGAAACTAAAAAAATAACTGAAAGTAATGGAACTGAAATTGTACTTCAAAAAGACTATTCTAGATAAAATAAATCTAGATTTAGATAAGGTAGCTAAGATATTAATTGAGCAGAATATAGACTCAATGTTAGATGATTTTACTTGTAATATAGAAGATTATCTATCTAATATCTGTACTAGTACAAAAGTTGAGAATATCTTAGAGTGTGAAGAAAATATTTCTAAATTAGAAGGAAAATTAAAAAGTTGTTTATTATCAATTTGTAAATATGAAAATACCAGTAGTCAAAAGGATTAAAGTAGAAATGGATTTTGATGTTGCATCTATAGCTGAGAATTTAATTTATCGTAATATTGATTGTATTATTGATAATTTAATGGATGAATTTATGGATGATCCAGAGTTTTATATGAATGAAACAGTAGAAATGGATGAAGATATACATAATACACTAAAGCAGTATATTAGAGAAGAGCTTAATAAAAAACTTTGTGAAGTATGCTAAAATATGTTGATACAAGAGTAGTATTTGCCGAAATTCCAGATGAGATAACATTAGCTATTAATATCTCAAATTGTCCATGTCATTGTAAGGGTTGTCATAGTGCTTACTTGGCAGAGGATATTGGCACTCCTCTTAATTGGAATTCTTTAGAATTTGATTTAATTAATAACAATAAAGGTATTACGTGCATATCTTTTATGGGCGGTGATTCTGAACCATCTAGAATTAATATATTAAGTAAGTATATTAAGAATAATTATCCTGGTATTAAAACTGCGTGGTATAGTGGTAGACAAGAATTATCAAATGAAATAGAATTAAAGAATTTTGATTATATTAAACTTGGTCCTTATATTGAAGAAAAAGGCCCACTAAATAATCCTAATACTAATCAAAAATTCTATGAAGTTTGTAGAATAAGTAAGTTACCAGATAAGTTTATAATGAAGGATATAACATCTAAATTTTGGACAGTATATCCAGAAGATAAAGAAATAGGTATCACTTATAATATTAATTAATATGTTTTCTTTAAAAATAGCTTATGATAACAGTAGCGAAAATTTAGTAAGAGAATTAGAAACTTTAATTCCTTCTAAGTATCCTTTAATTAAGTTAGAAGCTTATAATGAAAATATTTTTAAAGAAAGAAAAAAGGCTTTTAAATTAAAGAACAGTTATAGTGCAAGACAATGTCCTTTTGCCGTATTATTAGATGCAGATAAAAAAGTAGTCTCTGCATTTTATAGTGAAGCCCAAGACTGTAACTTAGATAATATTTTTGAAGTATTAAATAATTATGTAACTTATGGTAAGAAAGTTTACTAATATAGTTTGTATATATTATAATGATAAAAGCTATATTCCTGCTACATTTAATTGTCCAGACTTAGAATTTGATGATGTAATTCTTAATTTTACTACAAACAAAGAACAAAATTATGAAAAAATTTCTGAGATTATTGTAGATTATGCTTTTGCATTGTTCTGTAATAAATCTGATTTAGGAGATTTTATAAAAGATCCCAAAAAATATAAAAGACAGAATTGGAAATTGTTAGATTTTAGAGAGATAATTAAAACTACAGAGATAACTAATAAACAAAAAGATTCCAAATGAAATATGGGGTTATTTTAGCTAGATTTCAACCCATTCATAACGGACATCTAGCTTTAATTAGAAAAGCCTGTTTAGAGAATGATAGAGTTCTTTTACTGGTTGGAAGTGCTGATAAAATAAATGCTAGAAATCCTATTCCGATAAACATTAGAATGAGATTATTAGAGACAGCGCTAGAAGAGGAAGGTCTGCTTAATAAATGCGTGATACATCCTCTTAAGGATTTAACTGATGAGTCAGACAACTCTCAGGATTGGGGATTCTATTTATATGCTAATATAGTTAGTATTATAAAAGAATCCTCTTTTAATATCTACTATAGTGATGGATATGAAATCATTACTACATGGTTTCCAAAGTTCATGCTAAAGGATTACATATCTATGACTCTTATGGCTAGAGAACAGGTAGAAGAAGGAATATCAGCTACCATTGTGAGAGATGCTATAAGAAATGATTTAGAGTTAGAAGGACTAGTTCCCAAATGTATTATAGATGCTAAGTTTTATTTAAAAGAATTTATTTTACTCCATGAAAGTAAAAGTAATTAATATCTCCGAGAATAATTTACCAATGTATGAAACTTCTCAGTCTGCTGGTATGGATGTAAGGGCAGACTTTAGTAGAGTTACACCAGATAAACCCATTAAAGCATTTGGAGATTGTGAAATAATCTTTAAAGGAGAAGGTCATGCTAAGACTATGCTCCGACTAGACCCAGGTGCTAGAGCACTTATTCCTACTGGTTTAAGAATTGCTTTACCTGAACCTATGGATGGCTATAGAGCAGAATGTCAAGTAAGACCTAGAAGTGGTTTGTCTTTAAAGAAGGGAATTACTGTACTAAACACTCCTGGAACTGTAGACTCTGATTATCGTGATGAAGTAGGTGTTATTCTTATTAATCATGGTCATGAAGCAGTCTGGATTGAAGATGGTGAACGTATTGCTCAGTTAGTATTTGGTTGGGTTGATTCCTGTGAATGGGAGGAAGTACGCTCACTTAATGAAACAGATAGAAAAGGTGGATTTGGAAGCACTGGGATTAAATAATATGAATAATATGAATAAAGAAGAATTTCTTAAGCTAATTAAAGAAGATGCAAAAGAATATGCACATTGTACAATAGTAAATCCAGAAGAGCATCAAGATGCTGTAGATACTATAATATACGATTATACTTCTGGAGCTTTAAAAGCATACGAATTATTAACTTCTAAAAATGAATAATATGATTACTAAGGAATTATTTACTAAGTTTATTGAAAATGCTCAAGCTTATCAAAAAGAACTTGATAGATGGAGCAGCTTTGGAATTGACTTATTTGAATTACCTATCTCAGAATTAAGTTGGGAATTTTATAATAGATTTCTTGAACAGGCTTTTACTCAAGATGGTATTGATTGGGTAAACTGGTGGATGTTTGAAAAAATACCTCCATATAGCGGAGAACCTTTGGAAGCATATGATGTAAATGATGATATAATTCCAACTGATACTATAGATGATTTATGGGAAATAGTTAAAGACTACGTGAAATGACAGAAATACAAGAAGAAATATTAAATAGATTTGTTCTAGAATATGGAGAAGTTAAGCGGCAATTAGAGACATATTCTGATTATGAATTAAATTTAATTATTAATCATCTTCCTGATAGTATTGACGATTTACAAAGTTCTATTAATATGGAAATCCAATGGGATATACTAGGAGCTTTATGCAGTCCATTCATAAATGATTGGGATGATTTTTATAGTAATTATGAGAGAGAAATAATGGATTATTGCTGGGGAGATGAACCATTTATTGGCTATAATAGTTGTAATAATTCTTATGAAATTAAGAAAGAAACTGTTATAGATGTGTGTAAAGATCTTATTTCTAATTCTGGAGTTGAAGAAAATTATACTATAAATGAAGAGGTAGATTTTTCAGAAGTAATAGCATATCTGAATAGATACTATCCAGTTAAATTTTGTGAGGTATAATGAACTATTTATTAGTAATTACTTGTGATGTTAATGAGGACGATTATATCACTAATGCTACTATAATTGATGATAATGAGTTAAATGATTTAATAGAAGAGTTAAAGGTTGTAAATAACTTTAGAAAAAAGTTTTCTGTAGAAAATCCTAAGACTCTTCGTGATTATAGGGATGATTTACCTTATTATGGTAGAGTAAGAGATTTTATTTTAAAACCTAGCAGATGGAATAATTATAATTTCTTTGGAACTCCAATAGATAAAGATTTAGAACTCTTTGAGAATTTTGATGAAAGGCTTCCATTTCTTTCTGGAGTAGAAGTACGTAGTATAGTAAGTATTGAGATTTATGAATTATCTAACAAAGAACCTATTAAATTAGTATGATTAAATATCTTTTATCTAAAGCAAGTACTGGTAAGTTTAGAGTAGCTTATTTGGAATGGAATGAAGAATGGGATGAAGAACGTAAAGGATTTGTTATTACAAGAACTTACGGTCAATTAAATGGTAAGATGACACAAGCTCCAGATATAGTAATTACAGTTGGTAAAGCAGGGCGAACTCATAGAGAGCAAGCCTTGCTCCAATTTAATTCTGAACTCAAGAAATACTTAGATAAAGGATATAAGGAAATGGAGAATGATCCAGAAACTTATAGCGAAACTCAACTAGAAGAATTTTATGGAGATTTAAAAACTGACCAAAATGGTTTTGCTAAACATATGTTAGCTAAATCTGCGGATAAAGTTAAAGAATCTTCTATTAATAAAGTAAAATTCTGGTATGCATCAAGAAAGATAGACGGTGTAAGATGCTCTTTCTATTATAAAGATGGAGAAATACATTCTGCATCTAGAGGGGGCGGAGATTATGACCCAGCTACTACTCATTTTAGAAAGAATAAAGAATTAATTAAATTCTTTGAAAATCATCCTGATTATATTCTAGATGGAGAGTTATACAAGCACGGTAAATCTCTCCAGCAGATTAGTGGTGCAGCAAGACTTGAGAAAAATGCTTATGATTGTGATTGGTTAGAATATTATATTTATGATGTAATGATTCCTAACATGAAGTTTTCCGATAGATTAGAAATCTTAAAACAAATTAAGCGAGAACTTAATTTAGCATTTGATCCAAACAGAGAATGGCATGAAGGAGAATTACAAATGCAAATGGTTCCTCAAGAAAAAGTTTCTGAATATGATAATATTATGAAACTTCATAACCAATATGTATCTGAAGGTTGGGAAGGAGTAGTATGTAGAAATCCAGATAAAGACTATGGATTTGGAAAACGTACTAATGATATGCTTAAATTCAAAATGTATAAAGATGATGAATTTATCATTACTGGATATGAATTGGGCTTGCGTGGAACTGAAGATATGGTGTTTATCTGTAAAACAGAAGATGGTATAGAATTTAAAGCTAAACCATGGGGAGATAGAGCCTTGAAAGAAGAATATATCGAGAACTTTAAAACTAAGTGTTTTGGAAAAATGGCAACAGTTAAATATTTCTATCTTTCTGATGAAGGTACTCCTCTTCAACCTTCTGTAAAATGTATTAGGGATTACGAATAAAAAATTAATATAATGGAAATTACAATTAACGAAAAATTTGAAGTGGGCTATTGTACTACTTATAGAGTAGATGCTACAGAATCTTGGGAACTTGAGAATAGAGAAGAAATTTTATATAATATCATAAATAATTAAATAATATGATAGTAGTAACTAGAGAAACCTATAGAACAGAATTTATTAAACATTTTGATATAGATATAGAAGAATATAGATACTGGTTAGATGGAGAAAAACCTACAGAGGATAATCTACTAGAGTACATATATGAACTAGGTTTAGATCCAGAAGTTACATGGGAAGATGACAGTACTTGTTTAGACTCCTATGTAGACGACATGGATAAAGTTTTTGAAGAATTAAACAATGAATGATATCTCAAAAAGAGTCCATCATATAATGTTAAATATAGTAGGTAATGCTCCAAATCCTACTAATAATTACTTTACTATATACCTAACAAAAGAAGAGGCTGAATATCTAAAGCCTCTTTTTATTGGTAAAGTAAAGGATGATTATTACGAATATTTAGACAATAATTTTTATAGAATTTATATAACAGATAATGAAAACAATTAATTATAGACAGTATTATTACGGAGGAGATTATTCTGATGAAAAACTTGAACTTCCTGATTTAAGTGGTATATATGAGGTTTATACAACAATATCTCATAGAGTTAAAGATCAAGAAAGAGAAGTATGGTCAAAGTCTTATATAATAACTTCACCAGAAAAGTTTAAAGATTCTAGACTTATAGGTAATATATTCTTCGGACACTTGAGTGATGTATTTATTACAGAATCTGATTTATCTGTTTCTGATATAGAAACTGCTCCTAAATTTACTGATGTTTACTTTTTAAACTATTACAAAGACCATAAGGCTGAAGTAGAATACTTTGAGTTAGTCAAAAAGTTCAAAATAGAGGCTGGTAAAATAATTACCTATACTTATAATGAAGAGGAATTTAAACAATTACTAGCTCTCAAAGAGAAAATAAATGGAATATCTTCTGTATGCAAACTAAGAAGGTTTACTCCTAAAGGATTGGAATATAGTTGTGTTGGATTTAAAGATATCTTTGGAAAAGACATAACAGATATGAACATAAATACAGTTGAATACAATAAAACATTCTTTATGGAGTTTAAAACTGATAGTGATACTGCTAATATGTTTAAAGAGAAATCTGAGGAACTTTATAATAAAATCATTAATAATGAATAATACAGAAAAGAAATATCTGTGGCTTCTGAAGCATTTAATCTGGAATGCTTCAAAGCCTTCTGGTAATAATTTTTGGGTTAAGATAACCCCAGAAGAAGCTACTATTTTAAAAAATTCATATAAAGTTGTAGAAACCAGAACAGTAAAAGACAGAACAAAAGTAGATATGATAAAAGTAGGAGATAATAATTTAGTACTTGATATTCGATAATTATGGAAGTATATTACACTGAAACTTATAAAGTAAATAGAAACTATATCTATGATATAGAACCTGAAGAATTTCTTGAATGGCTAAATGGTAGAGAACCTAATGAAGAAAATTTAGTACAATACTTACAAGTTATTAGTCCAGACAATATTGAAAATGACGATGCTGAGATAGAATCATACTTCGAAAATGCCGATGATTTTTTAGAAGAAGTAAGACAACATGAGTGAAATTCCTGAATCTTTTAAAATAGCTAATCAAACCATAAAAATTAACTTACTTGATAAAGTAATTAATAATAATTATGGTAATTTCTTTGACGTTACTAATGAAATTAACTTGGCTAAAAATATAGAAGCAGAAGATGGAAAAACTTATAGATTAACACAAGAACAAATTAGAAATACATTTTGGCATGAAGTTTTTCATGCCTTTCAATTTTATTATAATAATAAATATGATGAAGCGCAAGCTCAAGTATTTGCTAATTTTATGTGCGAGTTTATAGAAAGTACTGAAAATCCTTTTTAATATGATATATAAATGTAGTAAAAGAGAAGACATATGTGATGCTAGGGCATACGTTTCTCTAGAATTAAATCCAGCTGATTATTTATTTTGTATAAATGAAAATGATTTGATGAATACTGTAGAAGAAGATTTACAGGAAGCTGTTAGTTATGGTGATATTATAGTATATGATAAGTGTGAGATGGAACTTATTATTCCTAAAGGATTTATTGATGAATGGTTAAAATTAAAGAAAGAACATGAAACTAACAAAGAGTAAAAATGCAAATGTAAACTATCTAGCTAAGATAGTAGATATCCAAAATTTCAGAGCACATAGTAACCCAGAAGTTACTAGACTTAAATGTTGTACTATTGATGGATTTAACATTATTACAGGTATTGATTCTCAACCAGGATTATATGTCTATTTTCCTACAGCTTGTTGTATAAATTCAACACTGTTGAGTTATTGTAACTTATATAGACATAAGGAATTGAATTCTAATCCTGAGAAAACAGGAATGTTTGAAGACAATGGTAGAGTAAAAGCCATTCGATTGAAGGGAGAACTTTCTGAAGGTTTTATTTTGCCTATTATAGAGTTTCAGAATTATATTACATCAGTAACAAACCAAGAGATAGGTATTGAAGTAGGAACAGAATTTGATATTGTAGAACATGAAGGAAAAACATTCTGGGTTAACAAAAAATATATCCCAAAATACACAGCAACACCAGGCACACCAGGTAGCAAAGGTAAGAAAGGGAAAACGCCAAAAGGGATCAGTAAAATCATTGACGGACAATTTAGATTTCATTACGACACAATCCTTATTAAGAAATGTCCTCATATAATTCAACCAAATGATTTAATTAGTATTACTGAGAAAATTCATGGTACGTCTGGAATTTCAGCAAGAGTTCTTTGTAAACAGGAATTAAACTGGAAACAGAAGATAGCTAAGTGGCTTACTGGAGAAGAGTTCAATATCTATGATGGATTATACTCTTCTAGAACAGTAATTAAGAACCCTTACTATAACAAGAATGTAAGTGGAGGTTATTATAGTTGTGATGTATGGGCAGAAGCCAATAAAGTAGTAAAAGACTATCTTGTTAAAGGTATGACTGTTTATTATGAAATTGTAGGATATTTACCAAATGGAGGTTGTATTCAGAAAAACTATGATTATGGTTGTATCCCACCAAAAGAAAATGAACCCTACACCCAAGAGAAACACTTTAAAGTAAGAATTTATCGTGTTACTCTAACTAATGTAGATGGTATCGTTCATGAATTTAGCGCGAGAGAAGTACAGCAATGGTGTAAACAAGTTGGACTTACTCCTGTAACTGAATATTTCTATGGATATGCAAAAGATTTATATCCTGATTTGAATCCTTCTGAACATTGGACAGAGAACTTTATGGCTCGTTTGGCTAATGATAAGAACTTCAATATGGAAATGAATTCTCCTACTTGTAACAACAAAGTTCCTCATGAAGGAATTGTTATTAAGATTGAGAATATGAAGTCTGAAGCCTTTAAATTGAAGTGCTTTAAGTTCTTAGATAAAGAGGGTAAAGAATTGGATAAAGGTGAAACTAATATTGAGGATAACGCATGATAGTATATTATCAGAGACCTACTTACTTAGAGTATAATCTAGACATTAAAGCATTTATTGATTTCCTAGTGGTATTTTATACTGATGTAGAAGGAAACCATTGGGATAAATTAGACTTTCAAGATGAAGAAGTTGTTTGTGAATTTATAGATGACTTAGGAGATAATATGGATTGGTATCTTGAGAAATTCGGATGTAAAGTAAGTGATTTCTTCTCTGAGGAAAATCTTGAGGATATTTACAATGAAGTTATTTCTAAGATGAAAGAATTAGGTATGATTAAATCAATTTAAGTTATGACACAGTTAGACGAAGAAGTTTCAATTCTGTTTGAAAGGATGATTAAATCCTGGGATAAAATCTCAAATATAAAGAACGGGACTATAGAGTTCGATAACGGACTTAATATTTATGCTTGTAAGAAAAGTTCTAAACATGATAAAGAGAGTAGGGAGAATATTTCACTTAAATTAGATAAGACAACTTTCTCTAATAGTTTTCTTTCTTGTTTTAATTGGGGAAGTCGTAACTCCAGATATGGATAAACTTCTATTCTATATTAATACTCCATATAGACAATATAAAGTTCCAGAACATGATAGGCATGCTTATGTTGAAGTGTTAGATATACTTGATGAAAGCATCAAAAAGTTTGAAGAGAAGAAGATGAAAGAGTATATAATCCATTTTGAAATAAATGAATAAATATATTATCCATTGTATTACAGCTTGGTGTGGAGTGTATGAAGACTACTCCGCACTAGCTAAATGTGAAGAAGACTTAGATGACCTTGCTCAAGATTTAGCTTACTCTCTATTTATCGAAAATGATGGTTGGACAGATATAGCAGAAGAACAAGGTTATGACCCAGACACTATGACAGAAGAAGAGTGGGATATTTTATATGAAACCACAGATGAAGCTGAATATTATTGGTATAATATTGAATTAGTAGATGAATCCGACCAAGAACAGTTAGAAGAATGGAAGGAGTATAATTTAGTATATCAACCAAAAGAATGAGAATTTGTGTATTAAGTGATTTACATGGTAATCTTATTGATAATATAGAACCATGTGAACTTGTTTTAATTTGTGGGGATGTATCTCCTTTAAAATATCAAAGAAGCCTTCCATCAATAGATGGTTGGCTTAAAAAGCGTTTTGCTAAATGGGTAAATAATCTTCCATGTGAAAAGGTATACATGGTTGCAGGTAATCATGATATAGCTTTTGAAGGAAGAAGTTCTATTTGGAAATTAGAATGTATAACTTATCCCACAGATGGTAAACTTGTTTTATTAGAAAATGAGTATGCTGATTATTTATCTATTGGGGGGGGGAAAAGTATATAGAATATTTGGAACCCCATTTTGTCATAAATTTGGGAATTGGGCATTTATGTATGAAGATGAATATATTTATCAGCAGTTAAACGAAAAGATGCCTGAAAATTGTGACGTTGTTATTTCTCATGATGCTCCTTATGGAACTAGTGATATTTGTTTTGGAGCAACGTGGCATACTTTGGATGAACATATTGGATGTAGACCATTAAGAAATATAGTAATAGAGAAGAAACCTAAATACTTATTTCATGGTCATTTACATACTTCCAATCATAATGAAGAAATATTAGAAAATACTAAAGTTTATAATACAAGTATTTTAGATGAGTCTTATAGTATCACTTTCGATCCTTTATACTTGGATATCTAAAAAAGAGGTAGATGAAGAAGAGGATAGTTTTATTCTCTTGTATGGTTCTAGATTCGTTGATAATTTTTAATATTTATTGTTGTATGGAAAAAGAAGTTTTTGAAAGAATGCTCTCAGAATTTAATGAAGTTAATGAAAGAGTTGTTAAACTTAGAGATTTTATTTTAAATAAGGATAAATTTGAAAAGATTGATAACTTAAATAGAGACCTTCTCATTGCTCAACTTAAAGCAATGGAATCATATTTATCTGTCCTTTCTATTAGAATTGGATTAAACTCTCCTAAAGATAATACTGTTTCTGAAGAAGATCAAAATCCTAAAGAGTGAATAAGAAAATAATCTTTACTGATCGTTCTGACTCTTTGTTAAATAGTTATCTCAAAGACATATCTAAGTATCAAATCTTAGATTCTTCTGAGATAACTACTTTAATTGAAGAAGCACAAAAAGGAGATAATTCAGCCAAAGATAAAGTAGTAAAATCTAATTTGAGATTTGTAGTTACTATTGCTAAACAATTCCAGAATAGAGGAATTCCTTTAATGGATCTTATTTCCAGTGGAAATGAAGGTTTAATTAAAGCAGTAGATAAATTTAATACTACAAAGGGAGTTACATTCTTGTCTTATGCTGTATGGTGGATAAGACAAAGTATATATAATTCTATTTATTGGCAAGCTAGGGAAATCAGGCTTCCAATGTCTCAACAATTATTAGTAATTAGTATTCTGGATGCTACTAATAAATTTCTTCAAACGAATCACAGAAATCCTAGTTCTCTAGAACTATCGGAAATAACTAATATTCCTAGAGAGCAGATTGATTATTTAGCTCAGTTCTCTAATAAGTTGGTATCTGTAGATGATTTTATTGGTGGTGATGAAGAGAATAGCCAAGTATGTGATGTGATTCCAGATGGGGAACCTCCTTTGGAAGATATAGTAAATAAAGGTTACGTAACAGATGTTTTAGAAAAGACTATTTCTAAACTTACTGTTAGAGAACATGATTTAATCTGTATGTTATTTGGTATAGGAATGAATCCTGTCAATCCAAAAGTAATTGCAGATATGTATGGAGTAGGAGGAGAAAGAATAAGACAGATGAAAGAAGGAGCATTATCAAAAATGCGTCGTAGATTTTCTAATCAACTTAAAAATTTACTGTAATGACTTTCGAAGAAATTTTACCTGAACTTAGAAAAGGAGAAATAGTAAGACGAGAATCTTATAACGAGAATCTTATTATTTTTATGCAGAATCCTGCATATATTCCTATTGACTATATTACAAATATGCAATCATTACCAAATAAAGCTAAAGAACTATTAAATAAGTTTGAATGTCCTATTTGGTATAGAAACCAATTTCTGATTTATGATTTTGATGATAATGTTGCAACTTATTGTATATTAGATGGAGATGATATAAATGCTACAGATTGGGAAATTGTAGACATTAATACTTATAATCCCTATGCTTGATAACTATCCTCCAGGAGCTGCTAATGATCCAAAAGCTCCTTATAATGAACCTCTTCCAAAAGAAGAGGTTTTAAATTTTGAGTTAGATATTAAAGGTAAAGTATTTATAGAACACTACTCAAAAGAAGAGTTAGAAGAAAAAACTAGAGAATTTAGAAAAGCTTTAGATTTACTTATATATAATTTAGGAAGTCAAGAAGATTACAAAGTAGAAACATTATTCTCTGAAGTCTGGTGATATATCTTGTAAGTAGAAACAGTAGTTTATTTAAAAGTACTAGATATAGTCAAGTGCCATTTGAAGAAGCAATGAGTATACTATTCCCATTGATGACAGTACAATTTGATACTGAAACTATGGGATTAGACCCGCATACTAAAGATTTACTTACTGTGCAATTAGGATGCCGAAAATTCCAGATAGTATTTGATTGGACCACCTTAAATAGGGAAGAAAAATTAAAACTTAAATGGTATTTTGAATCTGATAGATTGTTTATAGGTCATAATTTAATGTTTGATACTTTGTTTCTGTATAAGCAAGATATATGGATTAAACATATTTATGATACTATGATAGCAGAGCAGTTAATCTTCTTAGGATATCCTAAAATACTTAGTAAAGAATTAGTTTTTGACTTAGGAATAGATTTTCCTGGATATGAAGAAGTCGGAAATAATTATGAACTGAGTTATTCTCTAAAAGCTACAGCAAAGAGAAGATGTAATATTGACATTGATAAAACTGTTAGAGGTAAAATTATTAATGAAGGTCTTACTGAAGAAGTTGTAGTGTATGCAGCAGGGGATGTAATGTGGCTAGAGGATATTAAAGATAAACAAGAAGAGGAACTTATTAAGCAAGACCTTACTAAAGCATTTAAGTTTGAATGTGAGTTCATTAAAGGTTTGGCATATACTAAATATTGTGGAGTACATCTAGATGTAGATAGATGGAAAAACAAGATGAAATCAGACTTAGCTAAACTTAAAGACGCTATCGAAAGGTTAAATAATTGGGTAGTAGAATGGGATACTAATAGGGAACATAATGGAGATTGGGATATTCAATATCCAGCAATGAATACAAGTAATAGTTTGGAGTGTGCTGAGGAAGAGATTCGTTTGGTGAAAAATGGTTATAGAAGATCTCCAGCTGATGATTTGGAAGTACCTTATCAATCTGCTAAATTAGCAGCTTATAAAAAGAAAGTAACCTCTTTATTTACTAGAGTAGAATCTCAAGGAGATTTATTTAATGGTTTTGACACAAAACCAAAATGTATAATTAATTGGAGTAGTTCTAAACAAGTAATACCATTGTTTGAAACTCTAGGAATTAATGTAGATACTTTCGATAAAAAGACTAAGAAGAAAAAGAAATCTATTGAGGAAAAGCAAATTGCTCCTCAAAAGGATAAGTTTCCTATAATTCCTATATTTCTAGATTATCAGGAAGCTGCAAAAGTCGTATCTACTTATGGAGAAAACTGGTTAAAAGCTGTTAATCCTAAAACTGGAAGAATTCATGCTGAGCTTCATTCTATAGGAACTGATACGGGTAGAATATCTTCTGGTGGCGGTCCTTATAAGGTTAATCTTTTAAATTTACCTAGAGATCCAGTAACACGAGCATGCTTTACTGCTGAGAAAGGCAATGTGTGGATTAGTGCGGATTATGGAGGTCAGGAATCTGCTATTACTGCTTCTACATCTAAAGACGAAACTATGATACATATTCTTAGTAGTGGAGGTGATATGCATAGTGAAGTAGCTAAAGCTTGTTGGCCTGATATTCTTGGTAATTTAACTGATGATGAAGTAAAATCTAAGTATAAACATCTTAGACAATTTGCTAAAGCTGTTGAGTTCGCGATATTTTATGGTGGTGATGATAATACTCTAGTAGCTAATAGTGGTTTTAAACCAGAAGATGCTAAAAATATCTATACTAACTTTATGGCTAAATTTTCTGGAGTCAAAACATATCAAGACTATTGTAGAAAAGCAGTAATGGCTAAAGGATATATCTTAATGAATAATGTATTACGTCATAGGGCACATATATTCGATGCTGAATGGATGAGAAAAGTAGAGAAAAAGTTTAAAGAAGATGGTTTTTGGGAATATTATAGAGAGATGAAGAGAGATGCTCCATCTTGTGAAACTGTTCAAACAGTTAAAAGATATTTTAAAAGAAAATCGGAATCTGAGAAACAATCTATTAATTATCGTATTCAGAATAGAGGAGCATGTGCTTTTAAACTATCTATGATTAAGTTATTTAATTGGATATGCGATAATAACTATCAGAATATTGTTAAAATATGTGTTACTCCATATGACGAATTTAATCTGGAATGTCCAGAAGAATTAGGGGATATAGTAGCAGATGTTTTAGCAAAATGTATGATTGAAGGAGGAAAACCATTTTGTCCAAATGTATATTTGGGAGCTGATGTAGCTAGATTAGGTTTATGTATAAAGGGTTTCTACTTAAATGATAAATTAATTATGAAAGTAGGAGATGTTATTGAAGTATTCAATAAAACTGTAACTAATCTTACAGAGAATATTACTTATAAAGAATCTGATTTAGGTAAGAATTACGAAGACTACATTGCTAATAAAGGACCTCTTCCAACTTATTGGATTCATTAATTATGAAAGAAAGAGAAGAATATAATAAAAAACTTTTAGAGCTTTTAGAAGAATATTTATCTACACATCCAGATTGTAGATTTATTCAAGCATTATGGGATCTTAAAATTATTGATAAAGAACCTATGTGGAATCCAGGGGAGGTTAATCCTCCCTTAAATAGATTCTACGAAGAATCAGTTGATACTTTTAATAGAATTTTCGTGTATATTAACACAGTTATATAAAAATTATGAATAAAACAGAATTATGTAAAAAAGCTTTAGAAACTTACGGTTTTGAAGCTCAATCTAGAATGGTTGATGAAGAATGTGCCGAACTTATCAATGCTTTATGTAAGTATAAAAGAGGTAGAGCAAACGAGTATGACGTAATTACTGAAATCGCAGATGTTATGATTATGTGTGAACAGATGGCTATTCATTTTGGGAAGGAAGAAGTAGCAAAAGAAATAGAAACTAAGCTTTATAGATTGGAAGAAAGACTAAATAAATGACGGTATAATAGTAGAAAATAAATAATATGGAAACAAAGAAAATAATTTTAACTAGAGGTATTCAAGGAAGCGGTAAATCAAGTTTTGCAAAAGAATGGGTACTTGAAGACCCAGAACATAGAGTAAGATTTAATAATGATGATATTCGTAATATGCTTGGTAAATATTGGGTTCCAAGTAGAGAAAAATTAGTTAAGTATCTTTATGACAGATTCTTACTTGATTCTATGGCTCATAAATATGATATTGTTATAGATAATATGAATCTAAATCCTAAAACCGTTTCTGAAATAGAATATGAAGTTGGTTTATTTAATAAGGGAGTACGTGGTCAATATGAATGGAAATATGAAATAGAATTTAAAGATTTCAAAACCCCTCTTGACGTATGTATTGAACGTGATTCTAAAAGAGAAAATCCTATTGGTGCTGGAGTGATTACTTCTACTTATAACCGATACAAAGATTTTTATAATGATTGATATTATTGTAGTAATAATCCTAATGTTTTCTGGATTAATTTATTTTATATATAATTATTGTAAGTAATGAAGAGGAAAGCGATAATTGTTGATATGGATGATACTATCTGTAAAAATACTACAGGTAGACCTTGGTATGGTAAAGGTGCAGCAGAAGGAATGTTACAAGATGAACCTGTTACAGATTTAATAGACATGATAAGAAATTATTGTTCTGAATATGAGATAGATTTACTTATTTTAACAGGACGACATGTAGGTAAAGAAACTGAAGCTACATTAGAATGGTTGGATAAGAATTGGTTCTGTCCAGATAGAATATATAGTCGTCCTTTGAATGATTATTCAAAAACTGTAATTTATAAAGAGAAAGTTTATGAAGAAAAGATTAAGCCTTTCTATGATGTAGTTATGGTTTTTGAAGATAATAATTCATGTGTACAGATGTTTAGAGATAAAGGATTATTAGTTTTACAACCTAAAAACTCTGAGTATTAATATGAAATTTAAAGGAACTATTATAATTACAGACCCTTGCTATATTATTAGAGATATGAATGACCGTTTAAAGGAAGCTGGAATAACTGCAAAATATCCAAGTTATAGTGATGATAGGGATATATCAGAGTACCAGAAAGAAGTAAATGTCTATCGTGCACTAGTAGACCCATATGATGATTGGAAAACGTGTGAATGTGGTAGTCATATGGAAAGACTAGGCTTTTCATCTTTTATTTCTGAATCTACTATCTATGGAGATTGGAGTTGTACTACATGGTCTACTCCTCGTAAAGATGTAGAAGTTCAGTTAGAAGAGCTGAATAAGCTTTGTGAGAATGCCTGGAGAGCTAAAGAGGAATATGGAAGAGACTCAGTACAAAGTAAAATATATGATGATAAAATGGCTGATGCTACTATAGATATGAAAAAGCTTGGAGCCTTTTGTGCTGATGCTGGAATGGTAGCAGTGTTCCTTCTTGATGAAGTTCTAATTTATAACCCAGATTTCTCTAAATGGATAGAAGACCGTCCTTGGTGTGTTACTGTTATACCAAACTTTGATGGAGATGTTCAATACCATATAGATAACAATGGAGATGCACATATTATTGGTAAAGGAAATATTAACTTTTTTACTACTCAAACGGGACTATGACAGAGCAAGAATTTCATACCAAAAGACAACCTTTGTATTTAGATGATAATCTAAATATTAAAATGGGAACTGGAAAATATTCTAATATGTCCCATGCTAAGTGGTTTAATGATATTAGTTATCCTTATATTCATACAGTAAGAGGTTACTATATGAAAACAGAGAATGATGAATTCATTATGTTATATTGGAATGACTACGAGGTTCCTAATATAAATATGAGTGTTCTTTCTTTTATATTTGAATACTTTCCTGATTTAAAATGGATAGGACTAGGATGTCATATTGGAAAAGTAGGAGAGATTTGGGAACCTAAATACATAATTTACAGAAATAATTTCTAATATGATACTTTCAAGTAACAAATTAGCATTTTTCTCAACATTACCTGTTTACTATGAATAAAGATAACTTAGGAGATAGAATGAAGGAGTTCTATGAAAATAGAGCTAAGGTTAAATTAATTAGGCGTATGCCTGTAATTATAAGAATTGATGGAAAGGCTTTTCATACTTTTACTAAAGGGTTTGAAAAACCTTTTGATTCTGTAATGGTTAAAACTATGCAAGATACTATGGAGTATCTCTGTAAAAATATTCAGGGTTGTGTATTAGGTTATACGCAATCCGATGAAATTACATTAGTATTAGTAGACTATAATAAATTAGAAACCGATGCATGGTTTGATTATGATGTACAAAAGTTATGTAGCGTATCTGCATCTATGGCAACTCTTGCATTTAATAAAAACTACTTTAAACATTTTGGTGAATTTATTTATAATTTAGAAGAGTTTAAAGATAACCTAATTACTACATATAAAAATGCAGGAAAAATAGGAGCTATGTTTGATGCAAGATGCTTTAATATTCCAGTAGAAGAAGTAACTAATTGTATTCTTTGGAGACAGCAGGATGCTACTAGAAATAGTATTCAAGCAGTAGGTCAAGCTAACTTCTCTCATAAAGAACTCCAGGGATTAAGTACCAATCAAATTCAAGAACTATTATTTTCTAAATGTGGAATTAATTGGAATGATTTTCCTACACATTTAAAAAGAGGATGTTGTTGTATTAAGAAGGAAGATGGTTGGTATATTGATGAAGAAATCCCGATCTTTAAAGGAGAAGATAGGAATTATATTGAAAAACTAATTAATTATGAATAATGTAGCTATTATAAAAATAACTGATTGTTTATCATGTCCATATATAGACTGCCAATGTGAAGATTCAGATGGTTATTCTTCAGTATATTGTGGATACATGGATGAGTTTTTAGGAGAATGTAAAACAAGATGGATGATTAATGGAACTAGTAATATCCCTGTTCCAGATAATTGTCCACTACTTAATAAAGACGATAATGACGATTGATAATTTTGAATTTTTAGCTTCTTGGTTTGAAAACTTAAAGAGTAAAGATGATTTCTATTTTGTTCAAGTAATTCAAAGAAAAAAGGACGGAGTTAATCTTCCGTCCTATACTTCTGGTGCTAGAACTATAAGAAGTTTTTATTTCTTTAATAAAGAAGAGTTTTTAAGACAAGAATCTTATATTAAAGAGTTATGTGATAAGAATAATGCAAGAGCTTATTTCTGGATAAATCCCAGAAATACGTTTGATGTAGCCTGTGAATCCATTAAACAATTTACAGAACTTATCAAAAATGGTAATACTAGACAAGGTATAGCTGTATATGATAGAGCTACTGGAGCTAGTAGAAGTTCAAATTATGATAAGTTATGGATTGTTGATTTGGATTCTAAAGACCTAGAGTATATTAAGAAAATAATGAATGTTATTAACTACTGTAGAGGAAAAGGTGATAATAAAATTCGTTATGTAAACACAACTTTAAATGGGGTTCATCTAATTACTGAGAAATTTGATAAGAGACAATTTGCTCAAGAATTAGCTATTAATAATATGAATCCAGTTGACATTCACGACGATAATCCTACTCTACTTTATTATAATCAAGTATGTTAGAAATATTAATAATAATCTTATTGATAATATTTTGTCCAATATGGTTACCTTTTCTATTTGCACTATTTATGATAATTTTAATGCTATTAGCATATATTTTATGTATAATAGTAGGTATTCCACTAGCAATTATATGTTCAATTTTTGATTCAGATTTTTATATAAAATGAATTTTAAGACTTCAATAGTACAATATTTGTGTCCTATATGTGGAAAAGTAGCAAAAGAGGGAATTATAATGAATTCTCTCTTAACTGAAAAAGCTGCTAAAGAAGTAGAAAAACTACATGGAAAAGCTATAGGATATTCTGACCATGCTTGTAAAGAGTGTTTAGAATATAAAGATAAAGTAGTATTCTTTATTGGAATAGATATAAGTAAATCTGAAAAAGATAATCCATATAAAACTGGACATATAACTGGAGTTAAGAAAGATTCTCAACTAGTTAATCAATGTTCAGAGTTTATACTTAAATTAAAAGATGGTTCTCAATATTGTTTTATTGACTATAATGTAGGAAAACAAATAGGATTATGGAATTAAAATTAGTACAAACTTATGAAGGTAATTAAACAAAATGTATATAGGGTAGAATATAATACAGGGTTTGATAGTTCTGTATTAGTAGAAGCAGATTCTATAATAGAAGCTATGGAAGTAGCTAAAGCTTATTATAAATTAAAAGATTTTGATATTAAAGGTGTACATACCTATGCTCCTATCATTAAGAAATCAATTAAAACTATAACAGTAGAATTATGACATATGTTGATTTATCTAGTATAATTGATGTGGAACCATTGGTTTCAGATGTTCTTTCATTAATACCTGATGGAGACTTAATTGAAGAAATAAATAAAAGATGCATTAGAGATAGATTTATTGTAGATATGATGGACTCTTTAGATGATGATACTATAAATACTATTACTGAATATATAAATCAATGAATATAATTACTCCTAAATTTGAAGTATTAGAACAACCAGCTGGGTTGGATGGGATGTATAAGATGATAGAAATTGCAGGCAGAACTTGCTACCGTTCAGAAGATAAGATTACCCCAGATTCAGCTAAAGGCTTTGTAGAGAGAATGATTGCCAGCGGTCATGGTGCTATGCTAGAACACGGTACTGTATATTTATATCTTCCTTGGGTAAGTATAGGAGGTATAGATGCAAAATATTCAAGAAATAAATATAGTAGGTCTATATTTTATAGCAATGTAATTTGTGATAAAAATAGCAATACTTCTTTTATTCCTATTGAGTATGGTAAAGCTGGTCATTATATTACCACTAACCTTAGAGTTCTAGTAGAAAATGGTTGGATGAATGATTTAAAATACATCTGTGAACCTACAGAATATCATGAGAAAAGAATCTGTGTAAGATATACATCTGATATTCATTTCTATAAGGATATTACAAGACATCGTGTATTCTCATGGGCTATCGAATCTACAAGATTTTGCAATTATATCAAATCTCGCTTTAGTTCTAGTGTTTCATTTATAGCTCCTATTTGGCTAAAAGAAGATGAGCAAGAAGAATTTGAAGAAGATTTGAAAACTATTGAATCTATTTACTTTAAATGGATTAATAAGGGATGGCAACCTCAGCAAGCTGCGTATTTCTTAATTCAAGGAACTAAAGCTGAAATTATTATGACTGGTTTTGCTTCTGATTATAATCATTTCTTTGATTTGAGAAGTGAGATAGCTAAGACTGGTAAACCACATCCTACTGTAGTAGAATTAGTAGAACCGTTAAGACAAGAATTTATTAAAAGAGGATATATAAAATATGAATGAAAAAGAACTAGTAACTAAAGAAATATTAGAATGTAAAGATGCTAGGTCTATAATAGAAGAATGGAAAAATAAAAGTAATCATGTAGCTAGATTTAAAAATATCTTTGCTTTTATGGATAAATGTAAAATGGTTAAAGCTACTTCTAAAAATAGCATAACATACTATGATGAAATAGAAAGATACATGTATATTAAATTTCCTTTTATAACTTGTTATTGATAAAAAATGAATAAAGAAGCGCTTAAACTAGAACCTTATCTTAAATATACATATAAAGATAAGGGATATAAAATTAGATGTCATGGAAGAGGAGAACATACTCCATGGTATTGCATTACACGTGAAATGTTTGAGATAGACGACCTAGAATTAGTTTTAATGTCATGCTTAAATTCTAGTTACTATAAAGACCTTGAGAAATCGCCTATTAAGAAATATTGGGCATATTTATATGATTACGATTACTTCGGAATTATAGATAGAGATTGGAATCGTTTTGATGTTAAAATATATGTTTATAATGAGGATGGTTCATATACTATAATGGAACCTCCTCGATTTGAGAAACTATTTGATTCTTCTGAAGAATTTGAACAATATCTGAAAGAAGAGTTTGATAAGATGGAACGATATAGTGATGAAGAAGGAGAGTTACTTCAGCCTTGGGAACTGGATGAAGCTAGAGAAGTCCTAGCTCAAGATGGATGGTCTGAGTTAGAATTGGAACATCTTAGATGGGTGGGAAATGATAGAGGATTTGCAGCTCCTTTAAATATTGAAGCAGAGTTTCTAGGTCTATCTATAGAAGAAATGATTAAAAATCATCCTGAACTTTATAATGAAGTTAAAAACTATATTAAGTATGTTCCTAATTTAATAAAGCTTGCTCATGATGTTGAAGAATCTATTGGATGTAATGGTCCAGAAGGTTTCTGCGGGGTGTATATTTACAGAGTACCAGAAGGTATGGAAGTTTCAGAAGATTCTTATTTAGTTACTATGCCCGATGGAAGAAGATATATCTTACATGAAGGAGATTAATAAAGAATTACATTTGTTAATTCAAAGTAAATGCAGAAGAGTTCCTTTAGATAATTCTGAAAAAGAAATGAAGGAACCTTCTGGAATATTAGAATCTGAATATAGAAAGATTAGAGAAGAATTATTAGCAAAACAGATTAAAAATGTATGATTTTTTAATTGATATAGGATTTGTTGATATTACAGATAAAGTTCCTATTAAATTTACAGAAACTTTAATTGGAGTAGACTCTTTTTGGTTTGATAAAAGATTTATTAAATCTAATGGTGAGATAGTTACTATAGTTATTATAGGTAATGATTTTAATTTTATTAATGTACTTTGTAAAACTTGTTTAGGTTCTAATTTTTCTACAGCTTATAAAGTTGCTATTCCTGCTAAATACCAAGAAGAAGTCATTAAGAATCTAATACAAGCTAACGAAAAATATGTTACAGATAGACAAGAACTAATAGACAAAATTAAAGAATTAGAAGAAAATGTTTGAACAAGTAAAACCATTAAAATTTAATTCGTCGGAAGTGAATATATTTTTCACTTCTGATTTACACTTTGGTCACAAAAATATTATAAAGTTTTGTAATAGACCGTGGGAAACTACTGAAGAAATGGACGAAGCTCTTATAGCTAATTGGAATTCAGTTGTAGGAGAGGAAGATATAGTTTTTGATTTAGGAGATTTTGCATTTGCTACTAATGGCAGATGGAAAGAATTAATTCAAAGACTTAATGGTAAGCATTATCTTATTCTAGGTAATCATGATGTAACTAGATGGCCTGGTGATAAGACTATGGAGTTATTTGATAGAGTAGAACAGCAAATGATTATCTATATAGATAATAGATGTATCTATTTAAATCATTATCCATATTTATGTTATGGAGGAAGCTGGAAAAATCCAGAACATGCTGTATGGCAGTTACATGGACATGTTCATACTTGTCCAAATTCAAGTGGGGCTGATGATAAAAGAATGATATATAAATTTCCATATCAATATGATATAGGTGTGGATAATAATAATTACGTACCAGTTAGCTGGAATCAAGTTAAAGAACATATAAATAAACAAGTATTAGAATGGAAGAATACGGAAAAGAATGGCTAAAAGATTTAGAAGCCATTGATTGTAAATATTTCATTATTAAAGCCGAAGATTTATTTGAAGCTTTGAATGAAAATATGCTAAGAGAATTTAGCGATATGCTCTATTACTATAATGAATATAGAGAACAACAAGGTAAATCTATTAATAAATACTTTGTTTTAAATAGAGACGAATATCCTCAATTTAAAACATTTGAAGAGTTTAAATCTTTTATTGATAATAAAAATAAAACAAAATGGGAATATAGAGTGGTAAGTAAACCTATGTCAGTATCAAAACTTAATGAACTTGGAGAAGAAGGTTGGGAATTAGTAAACTATGATAATGACACACGGGCATATCACTTTAAAAGACTAAAACAGTAAATATGAAAAAGTTAGATTATTTACAATTTTATTATGGTGGAGAATATACTAAAGAATCTATTGAATTTCCAGATGATGCTTTAGTATTTAAAATAAATAATAATAAAGTAAGTCATTGTTATAAAGAAAAAGATATATGGTCTTATAATATTGTTATTTTGTCTAAAGAATCTACTATGGAAGAATTAGAGGGAATACGTTTAGGTGAATGGAATATAGCTGTCATAAATTCTGTTTATTCTGAATATGACTTCAATGACATTAGTGAATTTCCTAAAATAGAATTCTATCTTGTTGAGAATAATTTTAATAAAGTAGATTTATCTCTACCTTTAGAAGAAATAGAAAAAGAATCTATTTATAGAATCTCCAAATTTAAAGGTATAGATGATAATAATATCTATTTTAGTTATGTCACTATAAAGAATCCTATTACTATGAGAGATACATATTTATTAGACTATGGTGGATATGATATCTGCGATACTATATTTGGATATAGAACTAAAATAGTATATGGCGAGAAATATAAGAAGTTATATGAGGAATTTTGTAACAAAGTAATAAATAAAATTTTATGATAAATTACGAAAAAGTATTTAATGTACTTGTAGAAGAAACCAAGAATTATCTTTTGGATAATAATCTAAAAGCTATGATTCTTGGTATTAGTGGTGGTATAGATAGTACTGTTACTGCTACTATTTGTCATAAGGTAAGTAACCAAACTGGAATTCCTCTAATAGGTAGAAGTCTTCCTATTAAGAATAAGGATGATGAATTTAAAGTATCCACATTAGTAGGAAAAGCTTTTTGTGATGATTTTTGTATCTGTAACTTATTTTCTACTTATGATAGAATAAACAAAGATATTAAGAGTTTTGAATATGACCATTCTATAAAACTTATAATAACACTGAATATTATGGAACTACTTCTATTACAGAAGGTAATATTCAAGCTAGACTTCGTATGATATATCTCTATAATCTTGCATCTATCCATAATGGTTTAGTAATGTCTACTGATAATCAGACTGAATATCAGTTAGGATTCTGGACTATTCATGGAGATGTTGGAGATTTCGACCCATTGCAGGATTTATGGAAGACTGAGGTTTATGGTTTGGCAGAATGGCTAAGTGATTATTACAAGGACACCTTGAAGAGTCTTAATTCTGTTGAGGAAAAACTGGAATATTGCAAAATGTATGAAGCTATGAATGAATCTATTGGGTTAACTCCGACTGACGGACTTGGAATCTCTAATTCTGACTTAGACCAAATTGGGGCTAAATCTTATGCTGAAGTAGATGCTATCTTGCAGGATTTCTTAGCTTATAATGATTTATTTCCAAAAAACTCTAAGAAAGTTAATATGGAAAATTACTTTGTTGAAAATGCTATGTATAATGTAGAACCTGAAGTTATTAAGAAGGTTATTCAAAGACATATTGCATCTAAATTTAAAAGAACGAAAGCTCCTATTTATATCAAAAGAAGTAAATATGAAAACTAAAATTTATTATTTATTTTTATTAGTAATGTTCTTTTTAATGAGTTGTGAAGGAAAAACTAGTAATGTTTCTGAATCTAAAGTTGTAGGAACCTTATTAGGAATGCCTATATTAGAAAGAACTATTGACGGACATGATTACATAAATGTTACAAAGGGTTATACTCATTCTGGTACTTATAGAAAATGCAAACAAGAAAGAGATAGTATTATTAATGTGATAATTAATGAAATAAGAAATGGAAAAGAGTAAAAGAAATGCAGTTATGGAGAATTTAAATAAATTTTGCCATTTAGCCAAAGAACATGATTATGTAGACGTAACAGAATGGACTAATGGAGAAGGTTGGGATATAGACTTTAATGATAAACATATATCTTTGACTTATGGAGAATTAGAAGCAATTAACTATTTAATTAAAGTACTAGAATACGAATTTAAGGAATGAGTAGAATAGAATTACATATTGGCACAGTTAAAAAAGTTGATACACAAGGATTAACTATTGAAGAATGGTGCCAAAGAGAATGTGAAAAACTAGGAGTAACTGAACTTACTTATGGAAACTCTAATTATTTTGGAGTGCTTGCTGATATTACTAAATATAATAGGTTTCTAAAAATTAAGGATAAGTTGTACGAAATAACAGATGCTGAATATGAAGATGATGATATTTATGAAATGTATCCTAATGAAGATGGTTCATATTCTTATGTTATGAGATTCTATAATGGCGGTACTTGTTTATCAGAATGTTTAGAATGGGGATTAAATGAAAAATAAATATGTGTTATGGTCAGCCTATCTAGGCAGTGATTGGGAATGGTGTAAGAAATTAGAGGACGATATTTTGGGATTTTCTGAGGCTGGTAGAGAGGATTTAGCATCTGAATATAGGGATGAATTGGAAGTACTGAAAAAGTTACTCCCAGAGCCTGTAAATGAGTCACAGATATATCAAACACTAGAAACATGGTGCTATGAAAAAAATTTCTTTGAAGATTCTTATAGCGAAGAAAATCCAGAAGGAGATGTTAGTTTCCAAATTCCAAAGAAAGAAATGGGAAATGCTATCAAATTTCTTAAATCAGAGTTTCCTCAAGCAGATGGTAAAATGATTTCTAACATTGTAAAAGAATATTTAGTATGAAAAAATTTAACGTGATAATCTACGATTTTAATAATAGAAAATTCAAGCCTTATGATATCATGCCTTATCTAAGAAGGTCTTACTATGATGAGGATGAAAAACCTTCTAATTTTGAAGAGTTTAAGAATTTTATATTCCGTAAAAGTACGTATCAATGGTGGGCAAGATGTGAATATGAGATTATATTAACAGATTGGCCCAACCAAAAGAAATTCGAGAAATGGGATGTTCATGAACAAGTTAAAATGAATATAGATACTATTACAGAACTATTAATTAATGATGTATGTCCGAATTAAAATATAAAATGGAATTTTCTCTAGGAGATCCATATGGTGACGGTCATGGATATTATGATACTAGTTATATTAGAAGTAATTATTCAGCTAATAATATAGATAATATCTATGAAGAGGCTTGTAAAAAATTAGGATTTAACTATGTAAAAGTTGCTGCATCTGAGTATGAGAACAGAACTTTAGATGCTAAATATGTCTCTATATTAATAGAGAACGGTGTAATAGACAAGGATTATATCTCAATAGTTAAAGAAGGGGACTCTGACTATTATGGTGATAAAGGTCAGATATTCTTTGATGAAAATGATGAATTTGCTGAATTATTCTTTAATATTATAAAGTGGGCTAAACCAGATTTTGAATGGGAGTATGTTCCTTATGAGGGTAATATACTATGTACTTTACATGGTGCTGGGTATGGACTGTTTGATTGAGTTTATAGAAAAATATTGTTTAATTAACAATAAACATATAAAATTAACTGACCATCAAAAGAAATTTTTAGTATGGCTGTTAGAGTATAAAGATAAAAAGTTTTTTATTTAAAAGGAAGAACATGATAGTAAAAATTGAAAAATATGGAGCAGGTTGGTGTATGCCATGCAAAGTTCTAGATAAAACTCTAGAACAAGTATCTGGAGTAGAAATAGTTAAACATGATGTTGATGAAGAGCCAGAATTAACTGAAGAGAAAAAGATTAGAAATGTTCCAGTTTTAATCTTTTATAATGAGAATAATGAAGAAGTAGATAGGATAGTAGGTGCTGTACCTCTAGGAACAATCTTGAAAAAAATTAATGGATAATGTATAGAGTATTATTAAGTAGAACTGGAAAGGCTTACGCTAAAGAATGTGATTCTGATGACTATGATTTTGTAGAAACTATTGATGATTTCGTAAATAGTGGAGACATAATTCTATTTTGTGAAGATTTGGATGATTTACAAGATGCTTTGGGTGATAAATATGAAATAGAAGAAGTTTATGGAAAAGAATGAGGATATTAGAAGTTACAATGTAGGAAATTCAAATTATAGTAAACATAAAATACAGCCTTGGGATATTTGGAGAGAATATAATCTAAATCCCTGGGATGCTGATATAGTTAAACGTATTCTGAGAGAAAAAGAAGAGCCTGGAATGTCTAAGGAAGATGCTAGAATAATGGATTATGAAAAAATAATTCATATCTGTAAAGAAAGAATTAGACAAATAGAAGAAGATAAACCTAAGGTAACTTTAGTTAATGGATCCTATGATATTGGAAAAATATCTATTCCAAAACCTTCTATGACTTTTACTTTAAGTCCAGAACAGTTAAAGAAATATCAAGAGTTTCAAAGCACTAATACAGGTCTTTGCTCTATAAAATTTACACCAACTGGAGTTGGCTTAGGAGTTGAATTTATTTGTGGTGATAATAAACTAAACGTATCTGAATACGAAAAATGGTAATAATAAAGGGGAAGTGGTTAGAACTTATGTTCTAGCTGCTTCCCCTATTTTTTTTATTCCTCTCCAATACCATTTTTTGTATCTCTTACATACATTCTATATGTATCCTATAAAGATCTTGGTAGAGCTGTTGATTTTGTAATTAATTCTCCCATAGTTGTGCCTCCAAAAACAAATCCTCCTAAGTCGTTTACTGTTTTAACTCCCCATTTTACAGAAGCAGGACTTGTATTATTCATAACATAATCAAATATAGGATATGGACCTTTAAATTCTTCATAACTACTTGCACTTCCTTTATATAAAAGTTCTATAACTGCATTAGTTAAGACATTTTTACCATCATCTTCTTTCTTATGTTTTTTATAAGCTGGATCAATAATTTGGTCAAATAGTGCATACAGTAATAACCACATTAACATATCAGAGAATAATCTTTTCCAATTTCTCCACTGCATTGGATTATTATATATATTATTCTTTATTCCTTCCCAACCTCTTCCAAAATATAATTCTGAGAAAGTATCTTTTATAGTCTACCAAACTCCCTATACTATTAAAGGAATATCTACCATATAAGGTATTCCTGTGTTTTCAGTAGTTATATTACCATTTTCATCTATCCATAATTTATTTCCGCTTTCATCTTCTTTCTAAACTTTCTAAGTTTCATAAGAAGATACTCTTCTTTTTCCTAAATAAACATCATAAATACCATTCATCCAAGTGGAGAATATACCAAACTAAGAACCTATAGCTAAGTTTTCATACATAGCTTTAGTACTTCTATTATAAGAACCATATATAGTATCTCCTAGATTCTTAATTTCGTCTATTTGATTCTAAGTATATCCATCAGGTAAATCAGTGGCTAAACTAATAACTAAGTTCATTCCAGGATTTTCTTCATTAAATTTTAACAGCTAACTAAGATATAGAGATTTCTATTTATTATATTCTGCCATATTACTCTAGTTATTAGATGCTAGAAGATTAAATCTATCATCTAATCTCCAGTTATATACTAATTTTCCATCTCTTATAGAGTATGCTTTATAAGAACCATCATGCTTTAATTTTCCCATAAATAAAACCATTCTATTCAAAAAGTCTGGTTTTCTAAGAGTAGCATATGCCCAGTTTCCTGCATTAGTTATACCTCCTCTATTAGTTTTATATCCTTCCTACTGTTGCTCTATATTAATGTTAGATATTAAATATTTACTATTTAATTTGTCTAATAAATCTATAGTCATAGCAGAGTGTACACCTTGTCTAAGTACAAACTAATATGCCCACATAACATCCTTTGCATCCATATCCGTTCTATACTTAGTTATAGTTCTCACTGTATTAGATAAAAAACCTCCGATAACATCACGTAAAGCTGCTACTGGACTAGCTGCAATATATGCAGTAGATACAGCTTTTCTTAATGGCTAGATAGCAGAAATAATCTTTTTAGAACTTTCTGCCATTATACTTTTATTAAATACAGAAGTCTTTAAATAATCATCAATATGTTCTATTACTTTAGAAAATTTCTATGGATCTCCATCTTCTCTTATTCCCATTATTTTAAGATGTAATAGGATTCCTTTAGCTCTAGTAAGCATTTTATTCATCTCCTATTCCTATAAATCTTTATAAGCATAGTCTATTACTAGATTTTGAAGGTTGGTTTCAAAATAGTCCTTCTTATATCTTTCAAGTAATAATTTTCTCCCTCTATTTTCTCGGTTAGAGCCTCTAGGTTCTGAAATCTTAAAAGGATTATAAGCCTACATATTTTCTATATCAGAATCTATCTAATTTTCTTCATCTTCTGATAATATACCTTCATACATTTCTCTAAAGAATAGAGTAGGATTCTTACAATAATTATTGACTCTTCTTTTGAAATCTTCAAAATATTTTCCTGGATTACTCCATCTAGTAGATGAAGAAGCTTTTTCTAATGGAACCCATAAACAATCTGGATTTTTTTCTACAAAAGATTTTAATGCTTTATCATCTTCCAATTTGTAAGAGAAATTTCTATCTTTATAACGAACTTTATTTATTGTATATAAGGCTCTTTTTAAGAATTTTCTATCATCATCATCTAAATCATTTGTAGTATCATAAGGATTTTTAAAGAACAGTTCATCATCTATATCCTAATATAAATGTTTAAATACGTTAGCCTAATCTCCTACTAGTGCATTTCTACCTTTACTATATCCTTTTCTATCATAATATTCTAGACATGCTAAATTAAAGTCAGAAATTTCTGGGTCTAGCTTGTTAGATATATTATGTATAGCATCTTGTAGAAGTTTACTAATTATTCTAATATGGGTATTAGATATATTCTAAGGTCTGGCTAATAATCTTTCTATCTCAGATAGATCTTTTTCCTATAATCTAATTATTCCAGAAAGTCTATCTAAAGTTATAGATGCATTTAATAATAATTTACAACAACTAGATACTAAGGTATCCTTATTCGGGTCTGCAAAATTAGAAGAAGTCTAAGCATGATTGATAATACTATCTGGAGATAAAGAAATACCTTTATTAGCAAGAATTATATTTAATTTTGATATTAATTCTTCTAGTCTCTATATCTATACATCTGTAGTTTCGGCAGTAGCCAATGAATCAATAGTTGTACCATTTAATAAGTGCTATAGACCATCTCCTTCAGAACCTGAAATAAGTTCTTTTAGGGAATTAAAATCAGTATTTCCTAAACTGGGATTGTCCTACATAATATCCCAAAATTCATTTATTAAAAGCTCAACTGGAGATATATTTTTTACATCAGTAAAATTATTCTATATTTTTAAATCAGGTTCTTTACTATTTAAAACCTAAGTAGCTTTTAAGAAATTAGGTAATATTAACTATATAGGATAAGACTAACTCTAAATTCTGTTTCCTAAACCTCCAATTACAGTAATATCTCCTAATTTAACATCTCCTTCTAACTAAGGTAATAACTCATTTAGTAAGAACATTGTTCTCATTGTTTCTATATTACCATAAGTTGATTTCATTAATTCTCTTCCTTGATTATCTAATGCTTGAGAATCATTTAAATGGAATCCTAATATATTAGTTCTTCCTTCAAATGAATGAGTTTGATCAAGATTTAAACCAGATAATGTAACCACATTAACCTAATGTGTTAGGGTATTTTCAAATATAATTATATTACAACTATTTAAAGTTTCATTTTTTACTATCTTCCATAAATAATTATATTTATCTTCTCCATTAATTTTAACAATAGATTTTTCAAAATATGGATAGAATAACTTATTTAAGTACTCATTATCAAACTTAGGAAATCCAAATCTTCTAAATTCATTTATTTGATTAACTATTCCTCTAGCACTTAAACTTCCAGAATCAATATTTAATAATTCATCCTAATTTTTTCTTATAATATCTACCACTTCTTTATTTTTAGATCTTACTTCTGAACTCTATACTGTATACTACTTTCCATTAATTATTAGATTCCATCCAGAACTTGGTTGTTCTCCCTAAGTCCAATATTTCCAATTTTTATCAATATACTCTTCTATTGTAGAAGTAATACCTTCTGCTCTAATATTCCTTTTAGGAAATAAAGCTCCTAACTATATATTTACAGTATCTATAGAAGAATTGTCTACTTTTAATTCTTCTACATTAGATGCTATAAATTTCTAAGCTAGTTTCATCTATTCCTGAATGATAAAAGCTCCTTTATTATGACTATAACATTCAGCTTTCTGAACTTTTATATCTTTAATATTCTAAAACTAATCATCATATTCTAATACAACAGGAATAATATTAAAACGTATATCTTTAGCACTTATTCCATTATATTCTAATATCCTAGAAAGTAAAGCAAATTCATTTCTATATTTTTCTTTTTTAGCTCTATCCCAAAAAGCTGGAGATTCATGGGAACTTTTAATATTAAATATTTCTACAGAACCATTAGGTTTAACTACTATATAATCTATATGAGCAGTAATATTTTCATCTCTTCCTATTAATTTTGCAGATAGATTAATATTTTTTATAATCTTGGGAGAGGAATCATCTCCTACTTCCCTAGATTCCCTTCCATTACCTAAATATACCTCTCTAAATACATCATTATAAACTTTATCATGTATAACATCACTAAGATGTTCAAATGATGTTCCTTTAGTATTTTCTTCAGTTTGAGAATAAGAAGAGTCTGGATTCTGCTTTAAAAGTATTTTATGTAAATCTCTACCATCTAAAGCTATTTGTTTCCAACTATTTTTTAGTATAGAAAGATGTTTCTATATTTCATCTTTATCTAATCCTTTCTATTCATACAGTTCTTTCATTCTATCTAAGTATTCTTCTACCTAGATAACGGGCATAATCTATTTCCCAACTGAATCTACGTATAGACCAGAATCGATAAATGACTAAGTCGTATATCCGTCTGTATTGATTTCAGCACATCCATTAATAATATCAACTCTATCTGAAAATTCTTTTTTGAACTTTCTTTTTCCCTATTCTTTTAATTCAGAAAGTTTATCTACTACTCTAGTCTATTTATTGTAATCTTTAGAATAAAGAATATCATAAGCAAGTTGAGGACTTCTTCTTAATATTCTTACTAATTCCTCATAAGAGTTCCTATACTATCTTTTTCCTATTAATGTGTAAGTACAATTTTTCATTTACAATTTTCTAATATTATACCTTTTTCTATTCCCTATTCTATAAGATTAGATATTACACGATTTTTCTACATCTAACCTATCTAAGAAGATATTAATGTATTTACTCCTGTTCTAAAGCCAATATCAGAATCGAGGTCTAGCTTTATATCTTTTCTTATAGAATTTTTTATATTTAAAAACTAATCTCTAAATAAATCTATTGCTTCATTAGTTTTATCTTCATAATAAAAAGGGTCTCCATTTTCAACCTGTCTAGCTAAATATCTAACTACCCCTTCTTCTACTCTATCTAAATATGCTAAATTTTTATAGAGAGTATTTACTTTATTTTTTGTTATAGAAGATACTTTTTTATTATAAAATTCCAAAATATTTTTATAGTTATTACTTCCTTCTATCATATCTTGAGCTTTTATAGCCCCTAATACTATATGAAAAGTTTCATGTAATAAATCATCTACATTAGCATTGCTCTAATTTATATAAAGATTATTATTATAAATAAACGCTCTTACATTATCAGTTCCGTTTGGAAATATTTGATTTCCTGTATCATCTTTTAATTCCTATAACTAATTATTATCAGTTATAATAATTTTAATAGGAGTATCTTTGAATAAAGTATTTTCTAAAGATTCTTTTAAATTATATAAGGTAGTTGTTAAACTCTTGGTAGGGGGATTTCCATTAATGTCAGTCCCAGTGGAATTAATAATTATTCCGGAATCTGTTAAAGATTTTAAATAAACAGTATAAGTACCATTATCATTTTTATAACTTCTTTCTACTAAAAATTGTTTTTTAGGACTATTATTTATTTTATTTATTATTTGATCTATCTTATTAAAATCTTCTTCTAAAGGTTTATTAGCTATATTATTTTGGGAATATCCATTTTCGGTCATTGCATACAGAAATATTCCTATCTTCTCTGGTAAATCTAAAGAAGAAATATCTATTCCCTACTTTCTATAAAATTCCTATACTTCGGCAGGTTTTTTATTACTTAATAGATTATATTCCTAAGCATATAGTCTTGTTTTTGAATTAATAGGATAATCAATAGAATCAATAGTTTGTCCAGGATTTACTATAAATCCTATAGTTGCACTTCTTTTTCCAGAAGTATTTTCAGAAACTTTTTTTAAATCTATTTTAGAAGCTTTCTCAATATTAGCGGAACGATTAAAACCTTCTACTGCTAATTTAGCATCTCTTAAAGATGAGAATTTTGGAGGATTATATAAGTTAGGACTTATTACACTAGTACTTACTATATATACACTATCTCCGTTTTCTTTTAAATGATTATAAATATAAAAACCTTTATATAATCCATTGTTTACTCCATCTTCATTTACTGGAGTAAATATATTCATAGTATCTTGTCCAAAATTAAATTCATCACCTAAAACTCTACCTTTTCTCTTTAATTTAATTTTGTCATTATTAGTTAACTTTTTACCTAAATAGCTATAAATAATATTATCTTTATCCTAATTTATAGTAATATTATAATTCTGACCGTCTATTGTAAAATTAAGATAACCATTAAAAAAGTTCTAGGCATCTTCCAAACTTTGTATATTATCTTCATATTTAGTAGATAATTCTACCTAGCCTAATGCTTTTCTTTCTTGATTTTTTAATGTAACAACATTATTAAATAATTGTTTAACTTGAGATTGAGTCAAATCAACTTTCTAAGGAACTGTTCTTCCCACAGATTCAACATGATAATTTGATAATATAATATCATCTTTAAAATATTTCTATAATAAAGATTCCATTTGTTCAGAATTTAATTCTATAAATTGTTGTTCACTTATTTCCTGAGAAAATTCTGGAATATAGGTAGATAGTGATTTGTATAACTCAGATTTTCCAAAAGATTCTCTTTTCCAATGAAGTCTTCTCAAGTGTCTAGCTAAGTCAGATTCTGAATCTTCGTTTATTACCTATTGTTTATTTAATTCTCTACAAAAATCATTTAATACAGAACCAGCGTCTATAACTTGGTCATTTACTTTAATTAATTTAGTATAATCCGATATATTGTTTAAATAATCTAATAATAAATATTTAATTGTGAATTTATCTTCCGCCTAACTATCTACTTCTTTAGTTATTCTTTCGATATTTTCTTTATAATTATTTCTTATAATATTCAATTTATCCTTATACTTTTCTGATAGATATGAATCTAATATATCGTCATCATTTATAATCTATTCTATCAAGTGTTTTTTATGTTCTGTTTCTGCAAAATTTTGAACATCAAATTTATTTCTAAACACATAGCTAACAACTCCATTTACTACTATTCTTCCTTTTAATTCCGAACCATTAGAATAAGCTTTGTCTACTAAAGTTATTATATAAGGCTTATCTATATCTTTAATTAGTTCGGTTTCTTCAGGAAACATAGTTTTCAGATTTTCAAATGAACAATTTCCTATAAGCTATTTACCTAAAAAATATTTCTAAGAATTTTTTATTCTCGTGGATGAAGTCTATAAATCATTAAGTAACTATTTTATTTTATGTTCTGGTAATGTCTAAAGATATTCAACAATATCTTGAAGAGAATCCAGCTCTTTTTCACTGGATTCTCTATCAATTTTAAAGTTGTTTTTTCCTCCTATTTCAAAAATTATATCGCAATTCATATTATTAACATAATTTATAAATAAGTAATCTATTCTATCTAATGTACTGTGCTAAAATTGCTATCTATTTTTCTGTATTATTTACATCTTTTCTTTGTTCAAAAAATGCAGAACTTTCTTTTAATCTTCTATGTAATTCTGGGAACATAGTTAAAGAATTCTAAGTATAGTTATATAAACGATCGTTTATCTAGTCAGGAGTTAATCCTAAACTATCTAATTGTAATAACTATATTGGATTAGTTGTATATTTCCAAGAATAATCAGATCTATCATAATATCTTCTATATACATCATAACCATGTAAAGGATTTAATACTTTTACATAAGGTTCTGTTCTATAATTTAAAGCATACTATGAATAAACTGTTGGAGCAATAGCGATTAAAAAGTCTCTCTTAGTAGGAAGAATATATTTAAAATTGCTACTATAATCAGAATTAGCCATAAACTAATAATAATCATATAATACATCTCCTTTAACAACCTAATCTCTAAATACTCCAGTCATATATTTTCCTCCTAGTTTAGTTCCATTTACAGCAAGATTATAAAGCATTAATATGTCAGCAACGGAGTAATTATCATTGAACTTTTCATTAGCTAATTCAGATACTCCTAATAGATATTTATTATATGTCTATTTATTAGGTAAGCTCTAGTCAACATCAAATAAATTCAAAGCAGTTCTTAATGCACTTTTACCCCTATTAGAACTCTACACTAATTCTTTAACTAAGTAATTATCTGGATAATTGGTTTTTAACCATTCATAGAAATCATTTTCTACAAAGTTCTTCAGAGAATCTATACCATTTAAAGAATTAAGATATAACTCATCTGATTTAACTAACTAGTAATCAGAATCAAATACTTTAGTATTTGGAACTTTAGATATATCTATAGGTTCTGACTTAGATAAGAAATAAGAAGTGACTAATATCTTATCAGCATACTAAACAATATTTTTATAGTCTTTATCAGTTAATGCACTATAAGATAGCTCTCCTAATGAAATTAACTGGTCTAATATTTTAGATTTATTAGCAAATAAATGTCTCTACTATAGAGTATAGTTTAACAAATCTAAGCTAACTTTATAATGAGGAATTCTATTCATTATGTCTAATATATTCCAGCTAGATTTTATAAGATTATAATAATCAGCAGCTAATTCTCTATATGATACTAAATCTCCCTATCTTGTATTATATTGTATAGGAGAATCTTGGGATACTTTTACCATATCATTATTTAGATATTTATATATATCAAAATTTCCATATAAGTCTGCATTGATAGCATCTATTAATATATTCTTTATTTCTAATTCATTTAATTCTGGATTATTACCTTTTATATTATTAAATATCTTATTAACCTACTAAGATAATTTATCTCTTCCAGGATTTCCATTATAGGATCTTATAGCATTAATCATATCTTCTTTAGAAGTATTAGTAGTCTAATAATCTTCTTCTGTATCTTGTAAGTCTACAAATGTTATCTTATTAATATCTACTAACTTCTTAATTCCCATTTTATATTCTCTTCCAGATATTGTAGAATTCATTCGTTTAACACGCTTAATAAGTTCTATATCTGTTTGAGGAATACCTTGATTTAATTTAAGCCATACAGATGCCAGATTAGAAGTTTCATTAGCTTCATCAGTTATTCTAGTAAACTCATTTAAATCCAATTTAAAATCTAATAAAGAATAATTACTATTTGGATGCTATTTATTATATGCTTCTATCTATGTATTTACATCATTGATAATCTAGTCAATATACTTAAATACGTAGTTAGTATTCATATTATCAGTTTTAGGAAGCTTAAACCTTGCTAATTTTTTCATGTACTCAGGACTAGAATTAGAAATAGGTTGAGTTTTAGCTTGAATATATTTCTTAATAAAATCTTTTAGAGATTTAGACTCTGCTTCAGTATACATAGAACCTAACTAAGAGATTACCCATCCATATTCATTATTAACTCTTCTTGGAGTTCTACCTTCTGCTAGCATTTCCATCATCATTTCAGCCTCGGCTTCCATAGCTTCTAACTATGCTTCCATAGCTCCCATTTTTTCTTCAGCAGATAAATTTTCAGAAGGTTTTACTATTAATTTAGATAAATCAATATCTCCATTTAATAATTTAATGGCTTTATTTACAGAACTAAATTGATTCTAATATAAGTCATTTCTACTATACTTATCTATTAATTCAACAACAGGACTTGTCATAAATGAGACAATATCATTTAATTTGAATCCCATTATTATCATGTGTAGATAATATTTAGCAAGATTAGTACCAGCATTAATCTTAGCAAGAATCAACTCTTTAGCATTATCTGTTGCAGCAGATAGTAACTGAGAAATTAACTAGTCTACATACTTATCACTATAATCAATAATTCCATCATAATTCTAATAGAACTATTCTTTTAACTTATTAGCTAACTACTAGTCAGCATTCCACAAATCTGGAATATGTTTAATGTTTATATTCTCAAGATTCCAAGAAGCCCTTCCCTAAATTCTACTATAAGAATGATTCATCTTTAAATAGAATAAATCTTTCTGATTTCCTTTTCTAAGAATATTATGATAATAGTAAGTAAGATTAAACCAGTCTTTTTCACCATTAGCCGCAATACCAATTACGTTCTTACCAACTAAATTCTGATTCTACATAATATATTTAGTAAGAGGGTTAATCATATTTAACTATTTAGTTTTAGCTCCTTTTGGAGATTTATCTGCTTCACTTTGTAAGTCTTTCATTGTAATAGGAGAATATGCCTAGTCTCTGTTTCTAATATTATGAACTACATTTCTAATGTTAGCACTAGCTACATTTTTATATGCCTATTCTCTTTGATTGTAGGTTACTTTATAATTTTCATGATATTGAATCTATTTTAATATTCTTTCTTTTTCTTCTGCATTAGAATCAGTTAAATAATTATATCGTCCTTTATTATTATCTATCTTATAGATAAGATTTGCAAGATTTTTTATTCTAGAAGCACTATTTCTTGAATTAATTACCTAATTTAATTCATTTTCTATAGAATGTTCTGGATTTTCTGAAACTAATAATTTTAAACCTCTTGGTACAGGCAAGAATTTACTAGCTTCTATAGTCTTGTAAGATGAATAATTAAATAATGGACTCCATCCTATATAGATTCCGTCATCATTAAAGGACTGTCCCATAACATATGCTTTATCAATATCATAGTCAGATCCTTGTAGATATGTCTATATATAACTTACATAAGCAGTATTAGAAGTATCCTAAGTCCATCCTACACAAATCATAGGCATGAAAGATTGTAATGACTGAGCAGGAATACGGGAAGATATAAAATGCAGAGAATTTAAGAATGAAGAATATTGTTGTTTATAGTGCTATAAAGATTCATAATATCCCTGTTTAATATCCTTATAGTCTTCTTCAAAACTATCTTGTAAAAGAGCATTTCTTAATTCTATTATATGCTGCTAGAATCTAGGTAACTATTTAATTTCCTAATTAGTCATTAATACTCTTTTATTAGTATTCTAGTCATATTTAGTGTCGTTTCCTAAAGAAACTAAACTACTAGATATCACTCTTCTCAAATCTCTATTTAAATCAATACTTGTATTTACCTGTATATCTAGATATTTATCCTATTTATATATATCTTCTAAGATTTTAGATATCTAATGATATGCATCTGAATTTAAAACATCCTAATCATTTGATTTTTTATCAAGAGCTTCTCTAATTTCTTGCACTGGAGCTACTCTATATAAAGTATAAGTAATTAACTAGTTTTCTCCGTTAACTAAATTAGATTTAGTATACTTAAATCTCTTAATATAATCTACTCTTTTTAAGACTTTCTAGACATTTCCATTTTCATCATAAATTAGTCTATATTTAGATTTATCAACTTCTTGTTTATTCTTATCAAGGACTTTTCCATCTATATACTCCCATGAAGAAGGAATATATTTTCCTATTTTAATTCCATCTTTATGAGTATATATTTCATTATCGTCATTTATGTATTCCTAAGTATGGTCAAATGGATCTTCATAAACATTTAAAGTTTCATTTATATTACTAAAAGAAATTAATGTATGCTGACCATTATTCTTAACAAAAGCTAAGTTATAGAAACCAGTAGGTATTTTAGGGATTGTTGTCTATTTTCTAAAGAAATCTTCTCCCTAATCCATAATATCAGCTAGAGAATTATCACCAGTCTAGAAAATATCCTTATACATATTACCTAAAACAATTTCAGCTTCTGTATTTTCTAAACTATCTGGAATAATGTCTATCAACTATCCATTTAATTCAAATTTTCCCTAGTCTAATAAATCAAGTACCTATTGTATTTGAGCTTGTTTAGGTCTCTAAGATTTAGGTAAATTCCAAGAACCTCTAATAATAGGATGGTCATATATATTCATAAACTTCTATATTCCATCTGCTGGGTCTATATACTACCATCTAATAAATGAAGGCTTTAAATTATTAGGTCTGGTTAAGCATAGTTGAAACTTAGTTCCTTCTAATTCAGTTCTATTTTTAAAATCATAATAAGTCTACATATCGCTCAAGTCAATAGGTTCTCCAAGCTTTCCTGTAGGAGTTATTACTTGAACTATATCAGTCGGCATAAACCAAGACTTGTCTCTAATAGGTTCATTAGCTTGCTTACTAGATAAGAAAAGATCTACTAATTGGCTATTATACTTAGTAGTATCTTGAGTAGTAATAGCTAAGTAAGGTAATTCTTCTGGATTTATCTTACCTTGAGTTTCCTATAATAATGTAGGTAAGTCAAAGTTATAAATCTTTCTACCTCTATCTCCATATTTATTAGGATCTATATTATTAGCTATACACCACTATTCTAACTTATTTATTAACTTACCTCTAAAATCATTTCTAGCCCTTTTTAAAATATCCTAAAACATATATTTTCTATAAGTTCTAGTCTTTGGGTCGTATAGCTAGAAATATTGAACTACATTATATCCAGGAGCCATAACATAACCAGAACCAGGATGTTTACGTTTAATAGACTTAGAATTAATTACAGAAGTAATATTAGTAATAAACTAAGTATAAATACTAGGGTCACTAAAAGGAATCTTTAATTCAGAAGATGCACTATCTCTATTAGTTTTGAATTCCTATCTAATTTCCTATTTAATTCTCTCAGTTAAGTCCATATCATTGTTACTCTTTGAGAGAACTATTAATTTACCTACAATTTTATATAGTTTATATTTAGCTTTGCTTGGGTCTTCAGCATAATCTTTAAAGAATCTAGATATATTAGTTAATTCCTATTCAGAAGCCTAAAATGCAGATTCTCCAAGACCATAATAAATTTCATTTATTGATTTAAAGTCTTTTCCATATGCAGCACAAGCAGCAACTACCTAAGAGAACTCAGTTAATTCAGAATCTACCACATCATGGTCAGCATTTAACTGAATTCCTAAACCTTGTATATTTAATTTAAATGTATTTAAAGGACTATTATCCATCCATGCATCTGAGCTATTAACATTCTTAGCACCGTTTTTAACAGCAGAACTATTAAATACATAAGCAATAAACTTATCTTTTAATGGTTGAACGATATCTTTAGTAGAAGTAACTTTTGCAGTTGTTTTATATCCTACATTAATAACAAAGTTAGTTAATACTTGATTACTAAATTCAGAAATATTACCTTTAGCATCAGTACAATTTATACCTCCTAATGATACAAATAATTCATACAAACTATCTATATCATGATAACCTTCTCCACCTACAGTACTATGTTCAGAATCAAGATCACTAAAGTAATGATATACTTTATTAGTTCCTTTTCCTAAAATAGATTCTACAGTAAAATATCCCTTATTATCTCTACCGAAATCAACTATTTCTACAATATTTCCAAATTGATTTTTGTAGAATAATTTCTAATCCTATAATATTGCTTCTTTAAACCATCTAGATACCTCTTCCTAATCATATAAAGTCTATTCAAATTGATTTATATTCTTAGTTAAATCTATAGTTTTATTCCATCTAATATTATGCATTTTCTTAAACATATTATACTATGCAGAATTAGATTCCAAAGATTGAAGCATCATAGCATTAGTCTAACCAAAGGATGCAAACTTAGCTAAGAAAGAAGTTAAATCATCCGTTTGGTCATCCCAGATAGGCTTTCTGTTAGTTCCTACTCTCTAATCGCCTAATGAATTATTTTCAAGAATAACTTGAATTGGAGACATAGTAGAACTACCATCCTATGAGTCTATAGAATCAGACTCTCTTAAATTATTTACTGGAGCTGGCATATCTTTTACTACAGCTACATTTACTTGATTAGCTGCACCATTTATAAGACCGGTTAGAGGATGCTATAAAGTAGCAGGAATAATTACATTACGTTTAAATTGAGTACCCTCTGCAGTATTAATTATTTCAATAATAGTTTTATCATATATATCCTACATATTAGGATTACCATCTAAATCATTTATAGCTTTATAACTGGAAAATTCAGTAATAAAACTATCTAAAGACTAAAATGGTATATTGTTATCTGTAAGAAGGACTTCAAGTTTTTTGCGCGCAATATTTATTTGTACATCATTGTTTTCTTTTTCTGTTTCCTCTAATATTGTAGAAACTACCTTTCCTATTCTATTAAATAAAGTATTTTTTGCTTTATCTGGATGATTAATTTCTGAGCCTGATAAACTTAGTCTTAAGTTGTTGCTAAATAAACCTTCTATATAGAAGAATTTCTACAAGAAAGGATTCATTTTATTGTTTTTACTTAAAATAAATTCTCCAGTATCCTAGTTAATCCATTCTTTAGCAAATTTTTCTCTATCTATATTTTTAAGAATAGAAGAATCTGATAAAATTCTAGTAATAAGATTTAGATTTTTATCATTTAAGCTCCCATTAATCCATGAGTTCAAATCGTTCTTTGAATCAAATAATTTGAAACTAACTCCATATTCTTCTAGATTTTCAATAAATAATTTCTACTATTCATATATATATATTTTTAATCTAGTTGGATCATTGTATAATTTAGCATAGAAATCAACAATTTCATTCAAATCACAGAATTCCTTTCTATCTCTGAAATCTTTATCAGCTTCTAATTCTATCTTATCAACATTATTTTGATTATAAGTATATACTAAACTTAGTAGCTGTTTAGAAGTTCTATTTCTCAAAAACTTTCTAACATTATCAAGTCTATTAGAATCAAATATATCATTTGGTAACTTAAAGTTAATTCCTGCTTTTGTATCTAAGAATTGCATTAATTTCTCAAACTTAGATACTATATTTACCTAGATTTGATTATGAGCTGAAAAGAAAGTACCTCTATATAAGTCAATAAATTCCTACTCTCTATCATTCATTAAATCCATTACTCCTTCACTAAACATTGAAAGATTAGATAGATAATTTAAGAAGTTTGTTTTATCAGAATATACAGTAGGCTAAAAACTTACTTTTTTATTTTTTAGATAAGAATTATAAAATTTATCTAATATAGCATGCTAAAATAATTCAGAAGATGACATATCTTTTACAGATTTTACATCTCCTATAGGAGTAGTTACTTCACTATCGATAATAGGGTCTATATCTATAGAATTTGGATTTTGAACAAATAAAAGAGAGTTATATACTCCACCAAGTTTCTATTGTTTATGTAAACGTCTATTTAATTCAGAACCTAAACGAGATATACTATAATTAGATACACTAGAACCTGCTTTATTTAAAGAAGTTGATCTAGAAGCTTTCCCACTAACTATAGAATTACATCTAACTAAATCACTGAGTGCTTTATCTTTTGTAGTTACAGCTTTAAAATATACCTTGTTTCCTTGAATATCAAATATACTAGAAGTATTCTAATTTGATTCTCTATTAAAGAGTCCTGTATATTTAGAACCTTCTAATAAATAATGTTTTAAATCCTAATCTCCTGCTAATCTTACTTGATTGTCTATATCAGCAACTCTTAAAGATAACTTTAAAAAATGATTTAAATAGTTCTTAGAAAATAATCCATTTTTTGGGTCTGATACATATTGCTTCTTATAAGCATATAAAGCATCTAAACCTACATCTGATAATAAATTAGTATCCAAGTAATAGTCAAACATTTTTAGAAGATTATTAAATAATGTTTCATATTCATTTAATAACTCTTTATTTGTTAAGACCTTATTCTTGAAATCCATTAAATCAATTTGAGATAAAACATCAAGGATTGAAGTATCTTTTCCATTGATATTTACTTTAGTATCTTCTAACTGTAGATTATTTAAAGAAGAAAATAATCCTTCTAAATTAGAAGAACCCTATTCATATTTAAATCCTAAAGTATATAAAGTATCTCCTTTTCCTTTTAACTCTACTTTTGATATAAAACTTCCAGCAGAATCTGGAATAGATTTATAGTTATACTTATCTAATCTATCAGAACCTAGCTTATTATTTTGTCTTACTTTACTCTAAAAAGATATTCTTTCTACTAAATCAAATAAATCAGAATCCCAATTAAATTTCTATTTAATAGTAAAAGTAGATTTAGAAGGCTGCAAATTACAATCAATATAATTATTATTTACATTTCTATATAATACAGCACATAAATCAGATACTGTTTCTAGGAAGTTTTTACTATATTTTTCTGAACTATTTATTCTATTTAATTCAGCATAAATATTAGACCCAGGATTATCTTTATTTAGAACTGCATTATAAAATGAATATAATATATTTTTATGTTGTTCATTTAACAATCCAGAACTAGATAAGAAATCTATCATTCTCCCTCTAGAACCTTTTAAGTAATAAGGTTTAAATAATAACTCTAAAATATTTATAATATTATCTAATACATTTACATTTTGAGTATTAATATAATCTTTTAGAGTTTCTATAATAGCTTTATTATCTTCTAGATTAAAGTTTATTTTATTATTTAATGTGTCTGCAATTAATGACTACCATGCTTCCATTAAAGATGTCATTGTTAATGGCTGAGGAATTAACTAATGCTATTCATTATATTTATATATAAAGATAGTATCAATCATGTCTTTAACATTAGAACTTGTATGAAGTTCACTTCCTTCATTTCCCTAAGTTTCCCATCCAGCACTCTAGTGTTTTTTAGATTTTCTAATAATATACTTTTGAGCATCCTATCTCTAAGGTTCTATATTATTTAAGAATCCTTTTTCTATTCCTATATTATCTCCTAATTTCTAAGACAGAATATCATCAAAACAAGATAGCTATACATAATCATTTACATAATTAAGAAAATCATTCTTAGGATTTTCTATCTAGTTTATTAAGTCTAAAACCTCTTTTTTATATGAAGCACCTCTTTCTATTTCTTTTAATAATTTATCCTTTATTTCTAAATAATAATTTGAAAACCTATTTGCAAGAAATAACTGTGTTTTTGCTTCATTATTTATATAGTTATTGCTATATTTATTGTTAAACCAAGTTTTTAAGGAAGCATTTTTTTGAATAAAATCTATTAATTGTCTATATAGAAATTCTTGTTGAAGTTTATTTTTCTACAATACTTTATTTTCTAACTAGAAATTAAATTTAGCATTTCTATCCCCATCTGATGCTGCTAACTTTTTAAATTTATCAAGAACATAATAGTACTGGCTGGAATTAAGCATTCCATTAGTATACATTGTAGATATAGATTGTAAAATAGAATCGTTTGGAAACTATTGTTTTAGATAACTTACAATCCTCTCAAACTTGCCTTCTTTATATTTTATTATTCTTTCGTTTACTTCTTTCGGAGATAATTCATATTTAGTTTTTAGATAGTCATTATATATAAGTTTCTACTTTAATTCTCTACCAAAATCATTAGTTACTTCTTGTATTAAACCTGTATTAATTGGACCATAAATTTCTAATAGAGCGTCTTCTACTTTTTGTAACTTTATAGCTTCTTTATTTTCATCAGTCTGCTATTCCTTCTATTGCTCAGAAACAATAGTATGTCCTTCCTCGACATTATTCATGTCGAAGAAGGTTGATAATATAATATTTTTAAATTTTAATGCCTTTTCAGGAAGATTATCTAAAGAAGTATTAGCTAGTCCGCAAATAATGTTATTAACATCATCTATAAAAGTTTTAGAAGTTTCATCTAAATCTTCAGAACCTGTTAATAATATACGCTTATCTTCCCCAGCTTTAGATTTATATTTATATTCTAAAGTTTTGATAATTCTATCTTCTATTCCTGGTCTGTTTATCTAATTAAATAATAATTTTAAATCAGTAGCTAAACGCTAATAATTTTCTTTACTGTAATTAATATTACAAGCTGCCATAATTTTTATTTATTAAAAACATGAAGTATCTATATACATTAAATAGTCTAACATCTTATATTTTTCGTCTGTTTCTTCTAAAGCACTTACTTTATCAGTTATATTGTCTCTTAAAGTTTCTAATAGGTTTAGATAGTTTTCAACATTAGAAGAATTAGATAATTGATTTACCTAATCGTCTTCTGGCAACATTTCTTCTAACTAATTTAAGAAATCCTAGTGAGACATTATATCTTCTCCAGTTGGATCTTTAACCATTGAATTAAATGATTGTTTTGTTAAATCTTCATAAGAATTAGAATTATCTGGAGTTAAAGTTATATACATATCTTCTTCATCTAAAGATAATTCTCCAGTATTTCCGCCCTAATCAGTATAAATTATTTTATTATTTTCAAACTTAACATCTTTCAATAAAGCTCTTCCTTGGAGATTTAAGTTTATTAAGCTTAATATGTCTCCAGAGTAAACTCCAGTTCTAAAAAATATTTTAATTCTTTTTGTATTCTAACTAGAAACAAATTTAGAATAATTCTCCTAACTATCTTCTAATCCATTATTTAATATGTAATTAGAAAAAGCTATCTTTTCCTTCTAATCCATTATTTGAGAAGAATATCCAATCTATTGTTTAATAGGATTATTTTTCTAAGGTTGATTATTAGAAACTGGTTTATTTCCTCCATTTATTAGTTTAGTTAAATTAATAGCCATTCCTCCAGGAATAACATCAACATCAACATCGAAGTATATAGGATTAGTTCCACATCTTAAGAATGTATAATCCTAACCATTATTTCCTCTAATATTTATTTGTTTATAATTCTAACTTTCTTCAAGGTCTGGGTCTACAAATATACCATATTTGAATGGAGCATCTTCTGTATAGGCATGAGGTTCTTCTAAGCTTTTAGTTGTTCCATGAAAAATAAGATTAAACATATTAAATAGTGTGTTATCATTACCTCTTCTTGTTAATAATCCTTCTGTAAATAAAGAAGAAATATCAAAATCAAATTTTTCTTGTCTATCTTTTGTATCAATAGTAGATATACTTATTAAACCACTAGCTTTAGAATGAGTCTAATAAATTCTAGATTTAGTAGCTATAGTGGATATTGCTTTTGGAAAGAAACTAAAAATAGAATTAGCTCCAATAGTGATAGATGATATTATTTTTCCATCATTATCAGTTTCTCCTAAAATAATATTTTTATTTGTAGTATGAATAAGTCCAGATAAATTTCTTTTCTATTCATTTTTTCCAATATACTCATTAGTTTTAAAATCAGTTCCATCAGATTTAACTAATTTAGTATGCATTGGTTTAAAATCAAACCCTACAAGTTTTAACTCTTTAGGAGCTTCATTAGAAGTTAATTGAGATAATATAGTAGATAGTAATGTATGGTACTTTCTAGCATATTCTTCTTCTAAAGCAATCATGTTTGCCTAGTTTTTTCCATATATAGAAGAATTGCTTACATCAAATTGTCTAATAAATCCACCTATTTCTTTATTAGTAAAATCAATTCCTAGCCTAAAAGTAGGTATATCTTTACAATATTCCTAGTTAAACTTTATTAAGTTTTTTAGGTCATTAATAGTTACTTTATAGGTACTTAAAAGATTTTTTGCATCCTCAGTATCTAATTGAGATTCCCATTTTTTGCCAAATCTATTAAATAATTCAGCTTCAACTTTAGTTATACTAAGTACTTTATTCTCATTATAATTATTTTCTTTCTTCCATTTATCTAACTATATTAAGAAATTCTCTAATCCAGCTCTAAAGTTCCACATAGCTGTGAACATTCTTATTCCAAGAGTATCCATTCTCCATGGCTTTTTAGATTTTTCACCTTCTCCATTTAGTAACTTCTATATTCTATGTGTAACTAATTCTGTAAAACTTAAACCGTGATTGTTTAATAATACCATTCTGACTTCTGGAGTATGAACACTAGGATTCTTTTTCTGTTCTATATATCTCTCTGGAAGTTCTTCAGGAGATAAATTAGTATTAGAAGATACAAAAACTACGGCTTTTCCAAAAATAGATTCTGGTATAACACCTTTTAAAACATCAGATCTATTTCCCACAATATATACAGGAGATACAACTTTACGTTTATCAGTATCCATAAAGTTTTTATAATCTTCAATATAGTTACCATCTTTATCAACTATATTATTTTCTACTGTAGCTATACTTAAAGTTCCTCCAAGTCTTCTTGGAACAGTTCTTTTAACTAATCTAGTAGTTTTATGAGATTCGTACATATCTTCTGATAAATCAATAGTATATCCATCTGGATTATCTTTTACTACTTTCTTTATAAATTCTTCATATTGTTTAATAGAAGTAGATAAGTTATCTCTAAAACTTTCAGCTTTAGCTTTATCAGATATTTTTCCTTCGGATATTTTTCTATTTATTTTATCTTTAATAGCTTGCTGTACCTAAGGATTTTTTAAATTATTAAAATCTGATAACCAGCATATATCAAATATAGCAGAGAATGGCGAATCCTATAAAGTTCTACTTAAACCATCTAATCTACATATAATAGATATTATATATTTTTCTCCATTAATATCTATATAATTAGGTTTTCCCAAATCAGTACCAACTCCAAAATTATCATAGTCGGTAGCCTTTCTAATTTCAAACTATATTTTTCTATTCTTCCAAGCCTAATCAAATCCTATTAATGAGGTTAAAGCTGGGTCCTTTAAATCTCCGCCGAATATAATAGAACTTTGTATTCTTGATAATATATCCTAATATCTCTATTTGTCAGAAAGTTTAGTAATAGGTTCTTCCCCATCATAAATAGCATTAAGATTTCTTCTTACAGAAGTTTTTTCTCCTGGTAACCATGCAGAATATTTTCTAGCAGTACCATCTGGATTTGTATAAGTTTCCTATAATCCAGTAATAGGAACTACAGTATTTGCTTCTATAAATAAATCTGATAAATTAGATACTTCTACATCATTCTATTTTTCCTAGTAAGAAGAATCACTAAAATTATTATAAGACTATTGTTTATCAGCTTCTAACTATTTCTATATCTCTTCTTGAGAATTTTCAGGATTTAATTCTGGAGAATTATCAACTGTTGGAGAAATAACTAGTTCTTCTCCCTATTCCTTAACTTCTGGTTCTGGAGCAACTTCTGGTTTTTCGTCCTATGTTGTTTCGGATAAATCTAACTTAGATAAAGCTTTCATATAAGAATCTCTAAAGTTATTAATCTGTCCAGAAATATTAAATCCTATAGATTTCATTTCATCTACAGTATTACTTCCTACAAGTTTAGTTAGATTATCATCTAAAAATATAGAAGCTATTTTACCTCTAGACATTAAGGTATAAAATTTCTACAAAAATGGAGTAGAATACTTTGCTCCAGTATATCCATCTATATCATCTGGAATTTCGAATTTATCAATAAATACATAATCAAATTCCTATCCTTGCATAAACTTTTTACCAGGAACCAATTCAGATGTTAACGCATCACTTAGATTAGTAAAACCAGCGGATTTAAGAGTTTGATAAGCTGTTGAATTTTCATCACCAATAAATCCTATACTAGCATCTTTAGGAATTTTTGTAACTATTTCATTTAAATTACCTCCTATTAAGTCCCCGTTTATTTCATCCTTATTATAAACTCTAAGATTTAAATTATGAATTAAATTAGGTAATTGTTTTTCAATAATATCCCACTACTAAGTATCTCCAGTTTCTTTAATATAATCTAAAGTATCAAGAATGCCTGAAACTTTATTATTATTATTCTATTTCTGTATATTACTAGATCTTAATGATTCCTATAATTTTGAAGTTCTAGTACAGAATATATTAGAAGGTTTTAAACTACCTATTCTATCTACTTCACCATAACTTGACTAATTAGAGTCACTTGCTAAAAATAATGTACCTCCTACTTTATCAGCATAAGCATCTAACATAGCTATTTGGAAAGTATTTAAGTGTGCTGCTTCGTCTACAAATATCAATGGAGCTGTTATATCAGGATTAAATTTAATTTTGTCTATTTTTAAATCTATTTTAGCTCTATCAAAACCTTGAGAAACATGTCTACTTATTGTAAAATAATCAGTGTCTACACTCTCTTTATCATCTTTAGAATAATTAATTTTTTGTTCAGCTTTTTTAAATTCTTCATTTATTTTGTCCCATTCTGGAAATAACTTTTTAAATATACTATTATCTCCGTCTATAGTATATGAAGTATTTTCGTTTAAAGAGTTCTACAATTTAATAGCTTGAGAAGTAGTTGGACCTACTACTAAAGCTTCCTAATCATAGAATCTTTGTCTTATAGACTTGAAACATACTTCAGTTTTTCCTGCTCCAGCAACTCCATTCATATAAAAAGTATTAGGAGTAATAGTCATTTTTGGATTTATTAATTTAACAAGAGCTTTAAAACCATCTTTATATGTTTTAGTATGAGTAGCTTCTCCTAATCTAGCAATATTTTGTTGTACAGTAAGTGGAGCAATATTTTCATTATCTTTAATAGAGTTACTTAGAGATTTATAATAGTTAGAAGGGTTATCAGATAATATACTTAAGAGATATAAAGCCTAATCATATTTAGTAAATTCTTCTAAATTCTCATTTAATTTACTAGTTTTCTACAATTCTATATCTGAATAATTACCTAAATAATTTTTCCAGAAATTAGAATCTTCAAAAAATTGTTTAGCAGATAACTTAGAATCTGAGAGAATTTTCTAAAAATTATTATATAGTTTCTATTCTGCCTAAAATACCTAATTTAGCTAATTTTCTTCATCGTCCTTATTAAAAGCTGATAACTAATCTAACCCTTCAGATAAATAGTATTCTTTATTTCCTACTGTAAATTTAAAAGAAAGTCCTTTTATAATATTATACTTTAAGTCATTGGATATCTTAGCTGTATCAGTAAATCTTCTAAGTTTATTCATTCCATTATTTAATGATATAGCCTTCCATATTTGTATTTCTGTATCAAGGTTACTTATTTCTCCCTATAATAATTGAGCATAATCCTAATCTATCTCAGGAAGAGGTTGCCATTCTTTTGTTAATACATCCTTATGATTATTAGCAAATTCATTTATTTGCTTATTCTAACCAAAGTAGCTACGACCATTTGGTTCTGTAGAAGAGGCATAAATATATGCAGATAATAACTATAAAGATTTTTCTGCATTATTTAATTGCTTAGACTAGGCATCATTTAATTCAAATGAAGCCATTGTGTCAGCAGATACATAATCTTTATATACCTAGTTTAAAATATAATTTAAATTAACTAAATCCTCCTTATTATCAGATATTTCTTTATTTATAGAAGAAAGAATATTTTCTAGCGGACTATGAGAATTTACTTTAAGTTTATTATAAAAGTCATAAATAGGATTCTTCTATATTCTATTAACCAAATTATTAGAATATTTCTGTAATGAATTTAGCTGTAATTTCATAGTATCACCAGCTACTGCTTGTGGATCTCCTCCAACTAATATTCTAAATTTAGTATCTTTTCCAAAATTCATTTGAATCTAAGATAATACTTCAACTAATGTTTCTGGTAAAGTAGATAGTTTAGAACTAATGAACTGATATACTTCAGAATCTGGGTTCTATAATTCAGTAATCAAATCATTTATAGATAAATCACTACCTAAATCATTTTCTCCATTAATTCCAAAAGCTTTAGAAGATTTCTTACTTAAAACATTAATAAGGCTATATATATTAATATATTCTTTTTCTTTTAATTCAATAGGAATCTGTTTAAGAATTTCCTAATTTAAGTTATATATAGTTTTACTATCAGCATCCTAATCATATGCCTAGTCCCTTTTAATTACAGCTGACTAAATATTAGAAATAATTTCTTGCTTATTCTATAAGTCAGATTTATTAATTTTATTAATTATATTATTAATAGAAGTTTCACTAGTATTCGGCTCTTTTATATTTGGAACAGGGGGGATCTTATCATTTAAAATATTAATAATTCTATTAGCCTCTTCTTTAACTTTAGTATAGTAAGAACTTTCTAACTATTTCTTTATATCATCTATATTAGATAAATCATTTTTTAATCTATAAAATATGCTCTAATACTAAGAAGAGTCAAATGTACTTCCAGAAACTAAAAATGGATATTCCATTTCTTTTTTTATAATATCTTTAATTCTATAACCTATATTCTATATTAATCTTCTATTAGTAGAACTATCAATAGAATAATTTATAGGTTTTAATATATCATCATATTTTTGAATATACTACTATAAAATCTAATTATTTAAATCTGATATTTTCTATACTCTTCTATTATATAACTAAATCTCATCAGGAGTTGTATTATTATATCTAACATTATACTACTCTTCTGATTCTTCTACACCATTTTCATCTACTAATCTAGAATCCATAGTATAGAAAGGTTTTTCTTTCAAAAATTTATCTAATGATGGATCTTCATTATTATAGAGCTACTATACAGCATTAAATACATTTCTATATTGTTTAGAAAATTCTTGCTGATTAAGCATTTCTGGAGAAACTACCTATTCTAAAGCTTTATATGCTAAAAATGCTTTATCTAAATTATTTAGCATTACATCTTTAACATGATCATTCCATTCTTTATCAAGGTTAATTTGGTCTGCTAATGTTAATTCCTAATCTGGGTTAATCTTATTTAATAACCATTCTCCTCTATCTAAATCTAAAAATGCAGCATTTAGTACTGGGTCTAGAGAAAAATTTAACTTTCTTGTATAATCTAAAGAAGAATCTCCAGATAAGAAATCATTTATTCTTTTCTGAGCATTATCAACCTATTGTTGTAATACTTGTAAAGTATTCTATCTTTTTGCTTGCTGCTCCTAATCTAGATTTCTCCTTTGTTCGTCAGTCATTACTGTACCATCTGGAGTTCCTTCAAGAGTAGTAATCGCTTTGTCATAGTTAGATTTTGCCTATAAATATTGATTCTATAGTTTCTTAAATTCTTGATAGTATCCAGTTACATGAGAAGCGTTTTTATATCCCTAATATCTAGCTTCTTGAAGAACCATTTTATCAAATAACTAGTCTTTATTTAATTTGGTTCCACTCCCTACTATAGTAGCTTCCAGAGAGTTTATTTTTTCAATAACTTTATTAGCTACATATCTATTTTGAGAATCTCTTTCATTGTTAGTACTTAACCAAGTAATAGCACCAGTATTTGGATCTCTAGAATATTCTATTCCAGAAATTTTTGTATTACCAGCTTTACCTTTAGAAGCATATTCCTCAACTAAAGTTCTTAATTCTTGAGCTTTACCGTCGTTAATTAAATCTACTAAATCTCTATCCCGTGTTTTATTAAAGCCTTTATATTTCTCAACTCCGTAAAATAATCCACCACCGATAGCACCTCCAAGAAGAGACATAGTATATCTTTCAAGCATAGTATCATAATCAATAGGATTTTTAACACTGGCATCATACATTCCTAAATCTCCTAAAAGAGAGTAAGTAGCTTTAGTTAAATCGGTTACTAATTCTTCACTAACTTCTTCTAAACCTTCGCCTAATGCTTTACCAGTAAAACCCAGATTATGGTCTTTTAAATTTTCTATAAATATTTCAGCAGCTCGTTTTCCAAGGTCTGCGCCTTTTTTAAATAAATTAGAAGGAGATTTTTCTATTTTTGTTCCTTCTTTATATATTTCGTCAAAAGCTTCCTTTAATTCTTTCTTAACTGTTTGTCTTCCCTATTTAATAGATTCGGCAGTTAAATCATCATAAAAGATTTCTCCTAAATGTGCAAATTTATCTACACTAAACATAGCCGCTGTACTTCCTAATGCAACCCAAGCAGCTTCTTTTTTGGTCGCACCTTTTTCTATCATATCTGCATAAACATCTGTATTAGATATAAGAGCCATATAAGCAAGAGCTAAATCAGCTCCCAATCTCTATCTCTTTTTCATAGTTTCTAATACAGGTTCATAATATTTCTTTAATGCTAACTAGCCTAATGTAGAAGATTTCCATAGTTCATCAGTTGGAGCTTCTAACCCTTTTAAGTTTCCTCCAATTTTAGATTTATATAAATCAAAAGCTTGTTTTTCTGCCTTTTGTAATGCCTTCTAGTCTCCTCTAAACCAGTTAACAGCTTTAGCTATTTGTTTCTACTATCCCCACTGTAAGGCTACATCTGATATTAAATTGGCAAAATTCTCAAATGAGAAAGTATGTTCTTTACTCCACATAGAAGTAGATGTAGTTAATGATTCTCCTTTGGCTGCTAAATTATTCATCCATTCTGGAGTTTCGTTATCCCCAGAGCCAAATAAATTAGTCGCAACACTATAAAGCATTGGAAGAGTCTTAGTTAATTCTTTAGCGATTATAGCCTTATAATATAAGGGAGCAGCTGGAGTAAACATAGGAGCAATCAATGCAATATTTTTAGCTATAACTCCAGCAGTACTTTTTTCTAAGTCATCAGAATCAAAAAAGTCTATTTTATTTAATGCTGAATCTTCTTTAGTTAATATATCAAAAGAAGAAAGTACAGTTTTTCCTAATGGAGATCTCCCATTTAATCTTTCATAATAGTATGTTCCATACTCGTTTAATTTATATTCTCCTTTTTTCCTTTTATTTCCATTTTCATCTAGTTCTCCTTCCTCATACTATGCTAAAACTAAAGAATCTTTAAAGAGATTTTTAACCCAATTTATAGGAGAACCAAATAAAGTAGAATCCTCTGGAGTCTAGTTTTCAAATTCTCCAGTTTCTGGATTATATATTTTCTAAGATTGTGCAATTTCTGATTCAGATTTAGTTCGTTTACTAGTAGTTCTCCATCCTTCTATTCCTATCTGAACTCTATCTGGATTATTAGTAGGTCCAATAGAAAAACTTATATTTTTAACTTTAGAATCAGCTCTATTGCTGGCAGTATCAAAAGCATCTAATTCTATTCCTTTTGGGAATTCATTATTTTGAAAATCTCTCCATCTAGATGCTTGTGTTTCATAAAAATTATCAAATTTCTCATTAGAAAAATCTCCATATTGATCCTTAAAAGCCGGATTGTCTTTAATAAAATTTGATTTTAAATACTAATCTTTACTTAAAAACTAAGTATTGTTAGTAGTAAGCCCACCAATAGAAGCCAAATCGTTAATATCTAAAGTGGGATTACTTAAACTTGCTAATATCCAATCATTTTCAAACATAATATTAATTATTTAATATTGAAGGGTTTAATTTCTAAAAATTTATATCTCTTTGTTGATATTCTTGTTCTAATGATTGAGCGGAATTTATATTAAGATTCTAATTTCCCCCCAATGCAGCTGCCGATTTATTCATATTTAATGGAATAAAAATATTACCTTTGAAAAGGTGGTCATATCCATTAATAAATTCAGGTATTAACCATTCTGACCAGTCGTATTCATCAATATCTGGATATTGTATATTCTTTCCAGAACCTACTGCTAAACTATTCTTAAGTTCCTACACTAATTCTGGAGTTTGTTTTACTTCTGTTATAAAGGTATTATTTTTCTTATCTATTTCCATTAAGTTATCTGTTGTTATACCAGAAACTACTATAAAAGGTGCAAATTTAGATTTGTCAAAATCACCATTTGGAGTAATTAAAGAACTTAAGTTTGGATACTTTTCTTTATTTCCAAATATTTTAAGTCTATCTTCCTAAGTCTAAGAACTTAATAAAAATTCCGACTAAGCTTTAGAATATTCATCTAATAAATCAAAATTAGGAGAACCATCTTCTCGTATAGGAAGATTAGCTCTTAATAAACCTTTTCCATCATATGAAATATTAGATAGATTATCTAAGTCTATTTTTTGGTCTCCAAAATATATACCATTGTCTGCATTTATGATAGATCTAAGTCCAGAACTATTTAACAGATTTTCAACAGAAGTTTTTCCAATATGATTTCCTTGAGTATCTTTAACCTATTCATAAGCTGTTCCAGCAATAGTCATACCTATTCCCATTTTATTATCTACGGTATAAACAGTATCATGACCTCCATTACCAGCCTATATTTGCATAACTAAATCTGCTTCTATTTTATCATTAGGATCTTTTGAATTCTTATCAGAAGAATTCTTTGCTTCTTTATCTAAATCTAAAGAAAATTCTCTACTATAATTGAGTTTAGAATTTACTAAAGTAGATACTAACTCTATAGCCTCACTGTCTGTACCATTCTAAGTCTTAGTCTTTAATAGAGTTTTAGCATTTTCTGGTAAAGTTCTATAAATATAAGCTAATGCCTATTGTGATTGCATAGCCTAACTTTTTGTAAGCAATTTACCTTTATATAAGTTATCTACTGTAGCATCATAATTTCCAGACTATTCCTAAGCATTAATAAAATCCTATAATCCAGTAATTAATTGCTAAGATTTCATTTTTGCATATCCTTCACTAGATTCAGTAGATGTTCCTAAGTCACTAATATTATCTTGTATCATTTTAGTAACAGTTTCTATACCAATACCATTTTTTACTACTTTAAGTATTTCATTATTATTTGCTAACTGGGGAGAATGCGCTCTAAGATCTAATAAATCGGAATTAGTTAATGCCTAATAATTAGGATTGGATTTTAACTGCTATACAGTAAATAATTCAAAATCTCCTTCATTATTCATACAAAAAAGCTGTCCTCTATCATTTACAGCTAATTCGTTTATCCCACCATTTTTACTAACTGTATTAAAAGCATTCTTATATTCTTCCATATTAAAGTTAGCTTTTTTCATTTGAAATAATGTCTATAAATATCTCGATGCAATATTAGCAGTATTTGGAAATGGACTATATTGCTAATCTATATAAAAATTCTATAATGTATTAGTTAAAACAGTCATATCACTTGGAAGTCCGTCTAACTTTTCTAACATTTTTAATAAATCTTTATCTGTTAAATCAGTAGTTTCAGACGTTTTAGTAGTATCTGTATTTCCCATAGTTTCATTAGAATTAGATAACATAACAGGCTAATAAGATACTAGAGGAGGAGCTGCAGCTCCTCCCTATTGTAATTTTAGTATCATTTGTTATTTTTCTTATTTACATATTTAAATAATCTTTCAATAGCTTTATCGCTTCTCTTTATTCCTTCTTTTATCTGTTTCTAAAATTCTCTAATATCTGCCAGATTACTCTTAATTTTTTGACCCTTCCTTACAAGATGTATTTTAGGAGTAAACGAAGGAGAATTATACTATCTAGCATTAGCCCACTTAGTCTGAGAAATATTATAATACTATTTAAGCTAATTCTATTCTGCTTGTGATATTTTCTTCTATGCTGAGTATAATAACTTCAATTTATTTGCATCATTCTATAATGAAGAAGGCTATACCCCAGCCATTATCTGTTTCCATACCTGTAATTCTTCATTAGTTAAGTTAGCTCCATAATTATTTGGATCGTACATAACAGAATTATGTATATCAGAGCGCGTAAAATTATCTCTAAGAGCTTTAGTTTCATTAAGTTTCTATCTAGCATCAAATTCTAACTATTGTCCAAATGTATCCCAAATATTATGCTTTTTAGATAAATAAGCCTATTCTAATTTAGATTTATCTTGTTTAGCAGCCCAGTTCTATGCTCTATTAAACATTGCTGTTTCATGTCTATTAGAAGCATTTTCTTTCTCTTGTTGCCAAGCTAATTCTTCGTATTGTCTCTAAGTCTGATTGCTTTTCTCTTTTCCGGCATTTATAGCTTCCTATCCTTTAACTTCTGCATCCAACTAAATAGCTGCCTATAAACTACCATCAGAAGTAGATGGTCTATAAGCCATATTTCTTAGTTTAGCATAATTTCTAACTCCTTGCATTTCTGCATCTAAATCACTTCTAGTATATCTATGTACTTCAAAGGGATCTTTAAGTAAGGGAACAATAGAATCTTTTGCCATGTCTGTTATTTTCCTATTTGTTCTATCAGCATACAAAGCTCTAGGTAATCCATATGTTATAGTAGGATTAGTAGACATTCTAGTAACAACTTCATTTAAATAATCCATGGGAGATTTTTTCTCAGAAGTATCAGAAGAATCTTTTTGATCCTATTCCGCTACATTTAAATCAGAAGATGTTTTCTATCCTAGATTCTACTTTTGGTTTTGCTTCTATATAGGAGACATTAAGTACATTCCTGATTCTGGGTCTAAAGTATATTGAAGTCCTTTTTCTTTTAACATGTTCTAGAATTTAGTAAGTTCTTCCTCATGTCCTTTCCATGAATCTTCAGTACCACCATGTCTAAGAAATTCCTATTCTCCAAAATAACCATCTACATGACCCCCTTCTGCATTATCTCCGGATTTTCCAGATCTAGTAATTACACCATTTGATACTAAATCTTCTATAGTAGCATTAGTTCCAGTCTATTCCCAAAGTTTCTATCTATCTTGCACTCCCTAATTCCAATCTAATGGAGTAGCACCAGGAACATATTGTGTAGCTTTCTTATTAGCACTCCATGATTTCTGTAAATCATTAAATTTCTAATAATCATCTAATGTATAAGCATCAATCCACTTTTGCATTGCATCAGAAGAAAACATATCTTTAAACCAATTGGCTTTAGAAGTCGTATTAGTTATTGTTTTACCATTCTAAAATTTTCTTACATTAGCTAAATTTAAAGTTCCTCCTTCTTTATCAAACTCTATTCCTAGTCTATTCTCAGTTTCATTCTTTTTTGGTTCCCTAATTCCAAAATCTCTTCCATATCCTTTCTTTAAAGCCCAAGCAGGAGTTTTACTCCATATTCTTAATTGGTTAATACTTGGACCAGAAATAGGCTAAGAAACAGTCTAAGTTGAGGACTGTGATGTAGTCTATGGCGTTTTAGTTCTATATACACCCCAAGAATAGTTTACATTTGGAAGCAATTCTGTAGTTTTATTTATGGAAACACCAGGTCCGCTTCTAAATGGACGAGTAAAAGGTTTGAAAACTATTGGATCATTGTAATGTTTAAATTCTTTAGGAAGTTCCTATCCTCTTGTTATACTCTTAAAATATTCATTTTGTTTATCATATCCTTTCTATTTTCTTAATTCTTTTAACTAATCAACAGAAATTCTACTCTAAGATCCTCCTTTATTAACAACATCAGCACTGGTGTTAACTACACTATGTTTATCTCTTTCTACTGCACCACGTTTTCCTCTATGTAATCCAACAACTGCTTGCAATCCTACAGTTATTTTTCTCAAATCCTCAGAAGTTAAATCAGAAGGATTTGTAAATAATTTTTCAAAAGAGGGTATAGAATTAATAGTATCAGGAATTGCCATTGAGTTTAGTGTCCACATTAATCCTTTTCTAACAGGTTTTAATAACCTAGCTATTTTTGAAGCTTTAGCTCCAGTTCCTAATCCAGGAATTAAACCTACTGCATCCATTCCTAATCCAAAACCTAAATTTCTCCACATCTAACTAGCAGTAGTACCTTCATCAGCCATATCTGCTCCAAAGTTTACAAGAGTACTTGCCAATCCTGTTCCAGCAGATACAGCTGTACCATATACAGGAATATAAGCAGATCCTGCTGATACTAAATCAAGTACCGTAGAAGATATTCTAGCTATATCATCTCCACCTAAACCTTCAGACAATTTTTTTTCTCTTTCCTATATCTAGTCTAAAGTTAAATCTTCATTTTTAGCTTTTTCCTTTTGAGAATTTTCTTTTTCTTTAGTTTCATTAGCTTTTTTCTAATTTTCCTAAACCCAACCTAGAGTTCCTCCTAACTGATTTTTCTTAACTTTATTTCTTCTATCATATTCAGAATAAGCCATTTTTTCTTTTAATAAATCATTTAAAAGCATTGACTATTCTTGATACTATCTAGTTTGAGGATTATAAGCTAAGAATGTCCATCTATCATAGTCTTCAGAACCTGGAATTATATAATAACCATCAGATAAAATGCTTTTACCGTCAGCAGTTAAATATTTTGGGTCTAAAAATAAATTAGCCTAAGCTGCCCAATCTAAGTTATTAGCAATATGTTGTTTAGTTATATCTTCTCCTGTATCTTTATTTTTTAACACATTCTATCCTCTAATTAATCTTGATAACTAACTAAAGTCTATATATTGTCTAATAGCGTTAGATACTGATTCTATATTAGTATTATCAGCATTAAATTTTCTTACTGCTGATTTATCCATTGTTTCTCTATTATATGATAGAGGAACATTAGTCCATTTTACAGTATTTTCAAAAGGATTATTTTTCTAAAAATCTGCAAAGTACTAATCTCTAGTATCCTCATATTTCTTCTAAGCATTCTAATCTACAACAGCTTGTAACTAAGCATTAGCATTTCTTTCCTACATTTCTTTAGCAGCCTATTCTGCCTATCTCTATAATTCAGACTTAGGCTATTCCTAAGAAGTTCCATTAGAGAAGAAGTTCTTTAAGAAATCATTATTTATCCCAGCTCTATTTAAAGCTATAGTATCTTCAGAATTATAACCATTTTCTAATCCGCTTATAGCTTCCTATAGTCTTTGCTTATAAGTAGCTTCATCTTTAAAAGGACTATTTTCATAATTGTAGCTAGAGAGATTATTTAAGTAATTAGTTAATTGCTCTTTCAAATACTATGCTCTTTTAGAAGTCTGTCTAGTACCATCTTCTCCTATCTAATCCATTTCTATATAAGGAGTAGTATCAAAATCTTCCCCACCTGGATTCTATTCAGATGTCCAAGTTGGTAAAAATCCATGTTTAGACAAGTCAAAGTTGTTACTTTCCTATTTTTCTTCATCAGATTTTGAATACTATCTTAAAGCATTTCCAATAGTATTAAAATAAGAAGCGACTTCTCTATTTGCAGAAAATGATTTATAATTCTTTTTCTTTTTATCTTTAAGTAAATTATAGTCATCTGTAGTAATTCTGTTACCATTATCATCATAATAATATTCAGAACCTACAGGGTCAATATCATCATTATCTTTATTACTAATAATTCCTTGAGTATCAGTTATAGTTCCAAAACTATCTGTGCTGAATCTATTAGTATTATTAGTTAACTGGTCATTAAATCCAGCTAACATATTTTTGTAGGCATTAATGAACTCCTATTTCTAACCTTCCCTCCAATTTTTGGAGTTTAAATAACTCTAAACATTTGTATCAAGATTATGTATATAATTTTTTAAATCAAGTTCACTTTGACCAAATTTATATTTAACTCTATTTTTCTATTCTGCCATAATATATATTATTATAATTAAAGGGGTACACCTAAATATATTTTAGATATACCCCTTCGTTCAAATTACATTACTTACTAATACGTCTAATCAGACGACCACCTCTGCGATAAACAGGTTCGCCTTCAGCGGGAGCTGGGGCAGTTTCTTGTGGAGCTGGCTCTTGAGCAGCACCTCCTCCTAATGCTTGAATTAACATCTGACATACTTGCATCGCCATCTCACAATCTTGACCCTAAACAGCTTGTTGAGCACCCTGTAGTAACATTGCAGTTGGATCTTCCCCTCCCTGAGGAGCAGGAGCACCTGCAGGCATCGGTCCGCCTGCTTGGAAATAATTTACACTTTTAAATTTCATAAAATAAATGTTTAAATTTTAATTAATGCATTAATTATCTATTACCATTATGTACTTCAATAGTACATATTAATATCTCTTCAACCAAAAAATTTTAATATAATATAAAATTTATTCAGTCTTATCGTTGGGATTTTTCTCAGAAGTATTTGGAACCTGAACATATTCAGGAGGACGTTCATCTTGTCCTCTTATTACTTTAAACATATATTTTCCTAATGCTTTACAATATCTATCATAGTCTTTATCTTTATTCTCATATGCTTTTTTTGCTTTCTTAATAAGAATTCTAGTTTCTCTTCTACTAACAATTCTTTCTCCTCCTTGAAGATTCATCTAAGTACTACCATCTGGGGCAAGTACTTTCATTACATATTTATTTAAATCATCAGAATCATCAATCTCGAACTCATCTCCTTCTACTATTCCAGAATCTTGATTTACTTCTAGTATATATTTAGCGTTAGGAAAAGGAATTAAATTCTCAGATTCAGGTTGAGCTTTATAAACCATAACTACTTCATCATCTTCATTTATAGCTATTTGGTCTAAAGGAATCTTAGTATCTTTCATCCACATTTCTCTTGTACCTTCATCTTCCCATTCAAATAAAACTCCTTCATCGATAGGAAGATTTTCCACATTCATCAGACCCCTTCTCTTATCTTCTTCTGACTTAGCCACCTAACAATTATAAGTTTTATTACCTATATTAACTATTACTCTATCCATTATAAGTTATTATAAACTTGTCTTACTTTATCTTTATAGTCTTTATCTTGAGCATAAAACCTTTTTCCAGAATTCTATCCTTGCAATTTATTAATGAACTAATCAAAAGAGTCATTCTAATCAAAATTATACAACTTAGTTAAAAACTAAATTTCGTCTTTTACATAATCATCAATAGAATTATAAGCTCTAAATTTCTGAGAAATAGACTATCCATTTGCATCCTTATCTTTACCCATTACATAATTTCCATTCCAATTAGAACCAGTAGTTATATTTCCAAAGTTATAATTTCCCTAAGCAGATTTACCCCATCCACTTTCTGAAGCATTCTTTGCTAATAAATTTTTGATAGCATTATCACTCAACCCAGCTTTTTTATAAGCATTGGTCATATCCTAAATCCACTTATTTTTATTTCTAACATAAGGACTTATCCATTTAGATGAAGCTTTAGACTATTGTCCTTCTATAGGAGTAAAGAAATATTTAATTTCCTAAGTTTTTGGAGAACTTATTTTCTATTCTTCCTATTCTGTCTATTGAACATTGTTAAATTGTGGAAATTCATAATTTGGTATTATATTTTCTGGAATTTCAAATTTAGGGCTTTTAACCTATTTATAACTTACAAATAAATCAGCTAACTACATCTATTACTCCTCCTTTCCCTAAAGTTCCAATAAGTCCAGTTCTATCATTTGTATTAAATAATATTTCCTTAACTAGAAGTTTACCAGCTTCTACAGCTGCTTCATCAGAACCATCTTTCATTAATTCTTCTAATTTCTTAGTAACTTCTAAAGTAAATATTATTTCATTTTTCTCAATTTCTGCCTACTATTCTCCATCATTATCAATTACTGGAATACCTTTTTTAGTTAAGTTTTCAGCATTTTCCATATTGTGCTTTCTAGCATGTAATGCCCCTTCAGGAATTATATTTTTCTAAGTAGTTTCTTCTATTTTAGGAGCGTCTAACTCTTCAGTTTTTCCTCCATTTTTAAATTTATTAGGAATATACTTATAATATTCACCTGAGGTATCTAAGGTATAATTCTTTCTAAACTCTTCCCATTCTTTTTTATTAACTGGAACTATAATATTTTTTCCATTTTCAGTTATAACATTATTTCCATTATTATAATATTCAAGTTCCATCCAAAGTGTTGGGTGATTTTTAGATTTCATAAATTCACCTACTCCATCAGAATTATAATAGAAAGTTCTTAAATGACTCTCTGGATCTTTAGCAAACTCTATAAGTTCCTCTTGTGGAGCTAATTCAAAAGCTCTTCTTAAATTATAATTAGTAGTATCTCTTTTATTTTCTGGAATTATACTATACCAAGATTCGAAAGTCATTTTGGGAACTGTTTTTCCGCCTTCCTACATTAACTCAATAGTAGGCTACCATTTAATAGTTCCGCCTTCTTCAAAACACTCTGTTATAGTAGGAGACCAATTTTCTATTTCTTTAGTATCTACATTAATAGACTAATTAATTATTCCACCAACTTTATGTAGCTAAAGTTTTTTTATTCTCTATATTTTATCACCCTATTTAGCAGATAATAAATATCTCTAATCTAATCCTCCATTTTGATTAATATTATATCTCAAGTTATTTAACTAAGACATATTTGTAGCGATAGACTATCTATCAGAAGCATCCTATGCTATATCTGCCATAATATTCTGTTTATTTCTAGCATCAGTTATTAATCTATTAGCATTCCTTCTAGCTTTACCACTAAAGAGTCCGTATTTTTTATTTGCTTTACTCTAAGCATCATTAATTAAATCTACTGTACCACCATAAGATCCTCCTACCTATTCTATAGTTTCAGTATCAGTAGCAAAATCCTATGTTCTTTTTCCAAAGAAACCATTAATACCTAAAGTTAGAATATTTCCCATACCAGTATTTAAAATAGCATCGGCTTTAGTCATGCCGTCTGTACTTCCTCCTAACTTTCCTAAAGTATTTCCTAAAAAATTAGCCCCTTTAAGTGCTAAACCTACTGCTGGGTTAATAGAAGAAACATAGTTTATTGCCTAGTTAGTTAACTAATCTCCAGTCTAAGTCCATCCTCCATATTTTGTATCATATGAATCTTTATTAGAGAAAAGAGTATTATTTAGTATGTCTACTCCACTAGACATAAGATTTAGTCCTTGAGGACTCTTTAAAAACTGTGCAGCTGAGTTGCCATTCATGTGAGGATTAGGCTAATTCTGAGAATCTAAAAAGAATTGATCCTTTAATCTCTCTTTCCAATTCTAGTCCTATTGCACAAAAGAGCCAGAAGTATAATCATATTGAAGTTGGGGAATAGTTAAACCATATTCCCCTTTTTTAATTTTTCTTACTCTATCTAAATTAAGCATAACTAATTCTATATATTGTATTTAAAAAATCTATTACAGCTAACTCTTCTCCAGAATATCTAATTCGTACCTTTAAAAATTTATCTTTAATATCTAATTCTTTTCTATTCTAAGCTTCTCCAAAATTATACTTATATACACTTACGTCATTTAACCAATTAGTTAAATCTAAAGGTTTCCAATTTCCTTTATCATTATAATTAGATAAATCATACAAATCATATAGGGCATTATTTTTTCCCCATTCTGGATGTTTTAGGTTATTTCCAGGAAAATCTATATTTCCTTCTTTTAATACCTAATCAGGTATTGGAGAATTATATATAGGTAAAGAAGGTAATAACTAAGAACTATTTTTTGCTCTAGACCATGTAGAATTTTGTGGCTATATTAAAGCTCCAGAATATTTTCTCTGATATTCATTTTTATAACATACTAAAATAGGATTAATAGTTATTCTCCATCTGTCCTCTAAATACTAACAATTTGTAGAAATAATAGACCTTGAATCATCTTGGCTTAAATTATCTATATCTACTGCCATAGCATGATTCCAAATCCTATATTCTTGTCTATTTGGGTAATATACTACTTCTGCTCCAGATAAATGTCTGTAATCATGAGTTTCTGGATATGTAACATGTATATAATAATCTTCAATCTCATTTATAGTATCCTATCTAGTATAATATTTATGTATAAAGTCAGCAGATTTAGGCTACTACTTTGGCTAAACTTTTAAGAAGTTTTTATTATAGGAAATATCTGCACCATTATACTACCAAAGTGCTTTCATAGCTTCTTGCCTAAAATACATATTTACTTTATCTTTTGCAAAATCATAAGATTCACCTATAATTTCATAATGAAATGATTCAGGTTTTGCTTTATTAGCTACTAGTTCCAAATTAGTAAATATCTTATGAATAGAAGGATCATTAACTACTATACATTCAAACTCAAATGGATGTTGTTTACCATACCAATATGTTGGATATATATCATCTGCTATATCTATTAATCCAGCCTAGCCATGTTTCCAAAAATCTGTAGATAAAAACTATAGATTCCATCTAGGAGTAATAGCAACTACAGATTCATAATAGCCTGCATTAACTAAAGTAGTTCCAGACTAAAATCCTGCTTTTAAATTATAATAAGCTTCACTTAATTTAGAAGAATTATCAGAATCTAATATAGTTATAACTGCTTTTATGTTAAGCAAAGTAACTAATTTATCTGAATTAATCTAATCTTGTTTATCTAGATAAGGTCTTTTTCCTGTAATATCTTTGTATATTGGATAATTTTTGTCTACAATATCGTTTAGGGTTATAGTCTAATTATCTATAATGTCTCCAACTTTTATTTTATTAGATTCATAATCAGAATAAGAATTTCCTTCTTTATTTCGATAATATAACTCAGACAACAAAGTTGAAGGATTATATTTCGGCTCATATATAAAGAATTTATTACTATCTGGGTTAGTAGGATCTTCTGTTGATCCATTATTTACTTTAAAATAATCTTCTTTTTCTTTATATAAAACAGAAGTGTATTCATCATCTCCAACCCTAAATTTTAAACAATATAAAGGCATAAAAGAACCTGCAAACATCGCATCATCTGGTAAATATATTCCTCCTTCTGGTAAATATATATCTCCTTCTGAATCTTCTGGATCTTCACAATTTAATGGTTCTATAGAAAATCTCTTATAATTTCCATATTGGTCTCTCTATAATTCATATGAGATTTGATAATGTAACTAAGAATCTGGTAGAATTCTATTACTTAGAGATAATACACCTATATATCTTTTTCTACTTTTGTCATCATCTGCTATAGTATAATTCTTAGTAACCCATTTTCCCTATTTGTTTATATAAGATACCGGAACCTTAAAGTTAGTTACTACTTCTCCCTATTCATTTTCAGAGTTCTCTATAATTACATTAGATAGTGTAATACCGTCAGCAAAAGAACTTTCAGTATGACTTGTTCCCAGTTTAGCAATCCACTTAGAAGTATTTCTATCGAATGAGAATGGAATATTATTTATATTTTCCATATAGCTAGGAACCCAACTATAGAATGTTATAAATTTCTATAATAACTCATTCCAGCATAGATTCCAAACCTTTTCTTCAAAGCCATAAGTATTGTCATAGAAAGTAAATAATACGTCTCGCTTGAAGGCGTTATATACTGTCTTTACATTTCTAATACCTATTTTGGGAGTAAGCTCTCTTTCCCCTAGAGTAATACTCTTATTCAGAAATTCTTGAACTCTAAAGTCTGAAATACAAGTAAGAGTGTTCCCATCAGTACGCCAAATCTTCTTAGCAACTGTGTCAACTCCATAAACATACTATGCAGAATCTCCAGTCTTTCCTGGGACTTTGAGGACACTTTCGGGCCACTGACTACCAAACATATCAGAGATAATTTTTGGGTTCTCTGGAAGCACATTAGATGTGTTTATATAGACATTTCCACCTGTTCCCTCACCTGCGACTGCTCTTTCATTGACAGGTATCAATGCTATACCATGTTCAAATACACATAAAAGATTAGACTCAAGAGAAATTAATTTTACTATTTCTCCGTATTCGCGAGTATAATCTCTATAATGAGTACCTTGGAAAACTCTAAATCCGTTCTTATAGGCATCATTAACGTGAATATCAGAATACATAATACGAGTTCCAAACCAGTTCTTTATATAGGGAACATCAGGAAGTTCAAAGTTCCATCTTTCACTTAAGGATTTAGTAAAACCTTTGTTGTATACCTATGATTCTGGGTGTTTATATGTTCCCTCAGTACTCATAGGAAGGTATGGATAGTATCCTCTCGGATGTCCACACATAGCCGTTTCATCTACATTAGATCCATCTAAGGTTCTTATATTTAAATTATTAGAGGAGCGTATTTTAAATGTTACCCACATTCCTAACTATACTGCATTAACATCTCCCAAATTTATACTTTCATATTTTTCTACATTATCAGTGTCATAATTATCTCTCCATGTTTTTTCGTCAACTATCTCATCGTTATAGGGCGCTGAAGGATCGTTAAAGTTTCTATTTACCCTATGAGTAAATTGACATAGATAACAATCTCCTCTATAAAGCTCCCATTTATACCCTTTAGTTCTATCATCATCACCAATTATATTACTTAACTATTTTACTAACTAAGAATCTACTTCTGAGATACTATATCTATCAGATATGGCCTAAAAAACAGAAGAATCCTACATTCTAATTGAAAAGTAGTTTTCAAGCTAACCTATAGAGTATTCTGGTATATATATGTTAACAGTTTCAGCTGAAGAGAATTTGTTTTCTACATCATTAAATGCCAAGTAAGGCCCAAAACTTCCTCTAATTATATCAGTATTTATCTTCTTATTAGACTATGTTTCAGAATCCTCTTCGTTATTCTTTTTTGAGTATTCAGATTTATAATCGTCCCCTACACATTCATATCTCCAAGCTTCTTCTGCCTCCCCTGCTCTACTCCTGAATTTTAGGTTATCAATTCCAACCAATTTTACATTGTCGGGAACTCCTACAACCTTAAAATCATAAAAATTTCGTATATTGGTATCATAATAGTCTGGAATATAGAAATGATTCACGTTATTTGAAAAATAATTTCCAGTTCTTCCAGCTAATCCGTTTATACTCTAAGAACTTGTAAGAGAAATAGTATGTAAATTGCCAGTAAATATTTGATTATAGTAAGACTAATTTACTTCATAATCTGGACACAGAATCCCCTAGACTTTTACCTTAGAGGAGTCCTTAGGAATAAAACGTGTAAGAAAATCTGTACTTAATTTTCTGGATTCTTCTGTTTCTACCAATTTATATCCAGAAGGAACTTGTGTATTTCTCCCATCCAACTTTTTCTTTACAAAAATAGAGGATAACGCATACCTAGTTTCCTGAATAGTTCCAGCTACTGCTAACGCAGCTGTTGGTAGGGCAACAGCTCCTCCAACTAGAACAGTAGTTCCTAAAGCAGCTCCTAAAGAACCTAGACCAGTTGCAGCTGCTATTGTCCCTGCAACTGTTCCTAAAGCAGTTGCTCCAGCAGCTGCTGCTCCACTTACTGTAACAGCAGTACCTGCTACTACAGCAGCTGCAGCACCTGCTGTAAAAACGGTTGCGGCAGCTAATGCTACTACTCCTACCGCTATACCAGCCACTTTAGCGATTTTCCCCCACAGATTACTGGACTTCTTCTGAAATTTGAACTAATATCTACTTAGAAATCCTTCTGATATGTAATTAATATCATTTATATCTTCTGTAGTAACATGGGTTTTTTCTAATGATTCTGATAACTATTCCAAAAACCCGCCAGCTGTTGGGATACAGGGGGTATAAGAATTCTGGTCTATCCCTATGGTGATACCCTGGGCTAGAATAGTAGGTATTCTTGTCTATCTTACAAAAAAGTACCCTTTAACATACTTCTCTAGTTCCTTAATAGTATCTTGATCAGTTCTAATATCTATCCCATATATAGTATTAGTGTCCTTGGTAGGAGAGAAGGTAACTACTCCCTTAACATTTTCAAATGAAACGGTACCTTTCGTTCTGTTATCCCCAGAAGACATATCATCAAGCCCTATTAAATAATTGGTTTCTTCGTTATAGTTAATATATTGTCTCTCCCTTTCATTTAGCTCGTTTGTTTTAAATACCGGAATATTTGAAAACTGCCCATCATTGCTATACTATCCATCTATGAATTCTTTAATAGCAGCACCTCCTCTAATGTTAAATACAGGACTTAATTCATTATTCGGCATTATATATACTATTCCAAATCTGTATATCTCCTCTCCCCAATATCCAGTGTAGTCATATATAAATTTACTATCATAGTATCCTAAATCTAATGTTGTTGGATTATACTCTTCATCTATGTCTAACTTATACGGAGTCTAGATTAGATATGGTAAAAATCTTAAAGACAAATCAGATAACTCTTTGTAGGGAATATTTGGTTTATGGACATTTGCCATAAACAACATATTTTGACAAACTGCAGAAGCTTTAGAAGCGTCTACTACATTATAGTTTAAATTAATATCAGAACCTGATATCTATGTAGTTTCTTCAAAACCTGTTACTATAATAGATGCTATCCCGGCATTATTTACTAAATATTTCTTATTGATTTTTATATATTCGGTTACGAAGTTTTCATTAGCTTCTGCTGTATATCTTGAATAATATACAGTAATATAATTATAAGAAGCATCTATATTAGATACAGAAAACATGACATTTTTGTAGCTACTTTCGTTTTTCTAACCAGTATGAATACTAGAAGGAGATCCAAAGCCTATAAACACACTTACTAATCCAGACTCGGCCACAAAATCTGTCTCGTTCCCATCTGCATCGGACAATTTGAAATAAAAATGATAATTTCCAATCTTCATATTGCCTCCAGAAGATGTTCCCATATACTAAACTTTAGGTATTTTAGTTATTCTTTTATATAGAGAAGTATCTATATCAAACTGTTCTCCCTAATCATATATGTTAGTGTCATTATCCCCCTTCCTGTTGACTACTTCGTAAGTATTCTTGCCAGTAGAACTAAACCTACTATTTATTAATCTAGGTATATTAATTCCGTCATTCAATATAAGGTTTACTGACCCGTCGTAACTATACTAAGGAATAATATGTACTGGATGATCTAGCCTAATAGACAGCTAATCTGTTATGAAATCTACCAACTATCCTTTTTCATACAATTCTGGATTTTCATCTGCTCCTACCCAGGAATTGTCCTCTATATATATGTTAAATTTATCTTTTAATTCTTCCAAAGAATAATAATCTCCTTTATATAAATACATATTCTTCGACAGTCTAAAATTTCTAAGAGGATTATACTCATATACTAAAGATCCCTGAGTTGGATATACCTAAGTCTAGGTTTCCAAATTTATACTGCTTTTAATTAACTTAGCCCACATATTTTAAATAATCCGTTAAATATTCGTCATTAACTATACCTCCAATAGTAACATTATGAGCACCATTGAAATATGCTAGCATATCAGATGAATTGTGCTGTGTTTTAGATAGTACCAAATGGTTATTCTATAATGTGAATATCTAGTAAAACTTGCTGTTACTATGATATATCTAATCACTATAAGTATAAATTAATCTACCAGAGGTAGTAGAATTAGTTATAGAGGTCACTTCATAGCTATTAACTGTAGTAGCGGCTCTTACTGTAATATTCGAATATCTTCTATCTATAGTATACAACTTGTTAGAATCGTTTATTTCTGGAATTACAGTATAGTAATCATTTTCCCCAAGTCTAATAGCCATAACACTAGACTATGAATTAGAAATAATCTTTGAAGGCTATATGTAATCAAAGGCAACCTGTATAGGAATGTTCTTCTAAACACTTTGTATTATAAAGTTAACATTAGAGTCGTCTACTACATCATTTATATGCTACTTAATTTTATTAATATAGTCAGATAGCTAGATTCCCTACATTAATATAAGATCATTGTGGTTTTCATAATCCGCCTATACCTAATAAACTACATCCTTTGTAAATTGTGATTTATTGTCCTATAGATAAACTACATTGCTAATAGTCTAAACTTCTATAGCCTATTTCTCTGGAAGTTTAACAAATAGGTTACTTAAAATAGATAGAATAATATTACCTAGATATCTAGTTCCTCCACTTATCTTTATTTTTTGTGTTAAAGAACCAGAAGAAGTTTGCATAGGACAAAGATTATTTAATAGGTGTATCTATCCATCTGTATCTTTCATAACTAATCCTAGTACAAATTGGCGAGAACTGTCTTCATATATGTTGTTATATGGAGGAGCTTTTTTTTCTCCAGAAATAGAACCGAATTTATATTTATACATATAACTAGGATTTGGTGCAGTTGTAGTATCAGAATCATATACGAAATATACAGTTCTGTCAAGTTCGTCTCCGTGAGAATATAGTATTATTCCGATATCGGATGTTAATAAGTCTCTAATATAAGTGCCGTTTACCTAATTGTCCCACATTTTAGTCTTTCCATTAGAATTTTTGGTAATCGCATATCCTTTACTACTATTATAGTAATTTTTAGACCAAGTTCCGCTAAATCCTGGCGAGCCTGAGAATGTTCCCGATTCCCCAGAGGTGTATTTACCAACATGAATCTTCATATTATCTTTATGAAACATGTTAGCATCGTGCCATCCTCCTGCTATAGTTAACATGGAATCAAATACAGCATTTTGCCCATACAATTTCATTCCAAATTTTGTTAAATCTTCAGAAGTATTAACTAATGGGACTAATACCTATAAGTATTTAGACTATGAAATGCATTCCTTATAATATTTACTAAAATGTACCCCAGTAAGTACTAAGGGAATGCTTGCCGTATTTAATGTTGTTTTAAACACTCTATAATTTTCGATAAAATCTAATTCTCCAGAACTATTTAAATATTCATACTTTCCAGATTCTGTAGTTACACTTAAAGAACTAGAAAAATTTAACGAATATTTGTTAAGATATTTATCATAAGCTTTTTCCCATAATTCTTTGCCGGACCCGGTCTTACTTATACCTAATAGCTTGTATAAAGTAGTAGAAGTTTCTCTAGGATCTAGCAATCCATAAGTGTCTACACTCTAATAGCTAATATCAGGCTACTTAACATATGTAGGATATATTGAATCGTCATATTCATTTTCCCAAGAACTTACTGAATAAATCTCTGGAGTTTCTGGATTATTTTCTATTTTAGACCTACCTAATATAATACTAACTACAAACTTATCCATGTAATTAATACTTCCTACTCGTTCTGCTATTGAAAATGTATTGTAAGTATTCTATAAGCCTATAGTTAATTTGGCGTCTATATTTCCCTAACTGTCCGCTTCTCCATTCTGATTTATTGCCTAAACGGTAGCTGATAAGTTATTAAACTATTCGTCTTCACTTGCTAGAGAGGAAGGCTCGTAAACTTCCTAGATTTTTTTCCAGTTTTTATTACTAGAATACTCTACCCCAATATCTAAATCTAGTATTGCCTATAGTTTCTCAAAATCAGAAGTTGTATAGTAGTACTAATTAAACATAGTATTAGTCCAATACCACCTGTAAAAATATTTAAAGTCATTAGTATTATCAACATTAAAATTATTTAATGCATCTACTGAGCAATACTTTACAGTAATTTTGGCTAAATATAACACATTAGAATATAATATTCCAGCATCGTTACTAAATATTCTAGAAGTATCTGTGATTAATGTTTTAATATCTTCCTACAAATAATAAAAATCATCATCTTGTTTTATTACCTTATAAGTGCCATTGTCTCCTTTATATACTAAGTTAGACAATTCAGTCAAATCTGACTGTAGTCCGGCGTGATATATAGGAGACCCAGTGGAATCTATACTACTTAATTTGTAGTTCCCTGCTTCCCCATTGAGCGGAATGTACTCAGTAAACTATCCAGAATAGGAGTTTTTGTTCATTATTCTGTATGTTGCAGCAACCCCTTGATTATCATAAAAGTCTATCGCTACTTCAGCTACTCCCTTATTAGACTCTGGATAAACTTCTAATCCAAGCGTTAAAGTTCCTATATTTTCAGTATTATAATATTTCCAGTTGGTTAGCTTTATTTCTCCAGTACCTATTTTACTGAAATCTATATAACCGTCCTAAGTTAATTCCTCTAGTAAACCATAGGGCATAGCTGGGGTTATACTATAATGATATATTAAATTAGATATATCTGGATAAAAAATTAATTCCTCCCCATTAGATGAAGTAAATTTCTACATAAAAGGTATGTAAAAAGAAGTAAAGTACTTGTATATAGAAGTTTTGAAATAATTATTTACTATATCGTCAGACATATCTGTCTAATATATTTTTTCGTAAACTCCTTTTCTCACAGCAGTATAATACTATCCATCTTCCTAATGATGGGCATTTACATAATACTTGCTAATAGGCTATCCATTAATATCTCTAGATACCGTTAACTTAGATAATACCTAGTCTTTATATGCAGGCTAAGAGTCTTTCAAATGTTCTATAGCGATTTGTTCGTTAGCTTCATAACTTCCAGAATTTATAAACTCTTCAAAGGTTCCAGAATAATCTTCTGGCTAATATACTCGCCCCAATTCACTGTACCAATAACTCTACTATATGTTTCCGTTTTTATCATAAAATGCTTTTGGCTACTCTTCAATACTCCAAAAGTCATTGATAGATTTTCCATTATTGTAATCGATACTATAGCTAGTATCTGTATCCTATTTATAGGGAAACCATTTTCCTGCATCAGCTTCGTTCTTACCAGACCACTAAGATTTAGTTAAAACTATGTATTTTGGATTAATATTGAAATTGTCTGCGTTCCAGCCTATACTCCAATAGACATTATAATTTTTTCCTATTGTCTAAGTATCCTCAGAGTAAGTGCTACTAGAGGCAGTATATATATCATAAGTACAGCTAAAAGAGTTTATTTTCTCTAATTCTATTAATAAAGCTAATTTTCCTGACACTTTAGACTAAAATACAGAGTAGCCAGAACTAACTAACGACCTATATTTATCTAAATCAGGAGTAGCTTCACCGTTGGTGCCATTAGCTATAAAAAAATTATCATACCATCTAACTGTTGAATCTAAATAATTAATTTTTCCAGAATCTTCTATAGCAACAACGTGTATTTTCAATAATTTTGGAAATGTTCCATATATATTAGAGGTATTACCGTAATCAGTAATACTATTTTTGTTTTCTTCTAAATTAGAGCTACTTATTATATATTTGTCTCCTGGATTTAACTCTTTTTTATATAAAATTTTCTTACAAGATGATGCTACTAATCTTCCAGTAGGTCCACTGTCTGATAGTTCCTAAAAGTCTGAAGACTTTAAATTTGTCTACAGTTCGCCTATTTCCTAGCTACTTATATTTCTTTCTGGGCTTGGGAAACAACCAATCTGAGATTTGTTAGTAATTGGGTTATAAGATACTATATAAATAATATCCCCAAATTCACAAGTTCCCACTGGAACATACCCCTCCGGAAGATATGCTGTCTCCACTCTTCCATTACCCATATCATTCTAAAGAGACATCTCGTTCCCATTAAATGTTAACAAGGTAGCATTTAATGCAGAAGTTAGAGTAGATGCCTGTGTATTATCTGGAGAAAAATCCATAACCATACCTTCAGAAAAGGTATTTTTTGCAGTCATAACTGTATTATTCATAATTACTCTTTTTAGATTTTCTTAAATTATCTGATATAAATTGATAGTTATATTTAGAAAGTAATATATCATTAAATTTTAAAGATTTTCTAACTAATATTAGTTCTGCCTAATCTGTAGTTAACTCTGTTTTATATATAGTAAAACCAAAATCTATCTACATAGGAATTTTAAAAATAGCAACTCTATTACTTTCTGCAATATTACATTCATCATATATTTTATAGAGAATAACCTTATTAAAAGTAAATTTTTTTCTAGGTCTCCCTCTTTTATTTTTCTAAGCCATATATTCATTATATTCAGTTTCAGTTAAAGCAAAGTAGTAATATCCATCCCAAGGGATATGTTTTCTTTTATATAAAACTCTTAATTTGACTCTCATTTTTCTTTTATAGTATTGAAAGTATTTTACTGAATCATTCATTAATTGTCCACTATAAAACCAAAATCCCTATCTGTTTAATAGAACATCACCGCCATAACTATTATGTAAATATAGTGATTTCCATCCATATTGCAAAATTCTTTTAATATCTTGCTATGGAATATTTGGATATTCTTTACAAATATCCTCATAATAATCTTGAATAGTTTTCTAAACCATATTAATTAATACTATTTACCTTTATTAGTATTATCTACTATTCTTTGTTTATCTTTTGCAGATAAATAAATTGATTTCTATCTAGGAAGTTTATTTTCATTCTACATTTCTAACATTAACTAATATCCACTGAAATTAGATGTTATAAAATCAATATCATTCCACTTCCCATTTTTAAAGGCTTTTTTAAATTTCTTTCCAGTAGTTCTATTCATATACATATATGCCTAGGTTTTTCCCATTCCTGGAAATTTAAAGTGAGTATTATTATCTATAATATCATCAATTACCATTTGAACACTTCTAATAAATATTGATGCAGCTAAATCTCTTTTACTTCCATCTGAATATATCTCTTTACATTGTTCTGTAGTCATTTTCAATTTTTCTACAGGAAAATTCATAAATAAGTCATGACTAGAAAAAGCATGACCCATAGCATAATTTTTATTACTCATAATCATAAACAAAAATAGGGAGACAATAGCCTCCCCATATATTACATAATTGGTTTATAGCTCTTATTATATACTTTTCTATTCCAAGATGACTATACATTAAGAATTTGATCCATTTCTTCTTGAGAAACATATTCTGGAACTCTAGCAGCATCGCAATGAAATAACCACTATTGTTTTAATTCCTAAGCCATTCTTAAAATATTCTAGTTATTAGTACGTATAGCTTCTTTATATTTGTATACATAGGCAATATATTCAGCTATTGCTATTGCTTCTTTATCATTAATTTTTGGAAGCCCTTCTTCATCTAAAAGAATCCCATGATACAGAATTATTACTTTACCTATACCTTTATTGACATATAAAGTATTTCCAACTCTTTTATATTCTACATATTTTCCACTAATATATAAAGGATTTAAAAAAGATTTCTTACTTTCTATATAATTCTCAGTATAAGAAGACTATATATCTCCAAATTCTTTAGTATTGCTAGTATAATTCCAATCTTCAGGTCCACAATAAGTTACAGCTTCTATAATGTCAACATTACATGGTAACTATATAGACCCGTCTTCGCAATTTACATCTAGTATAGCTTTATATAATCTTGTATTTTTATTACCAATAAAATTATAGGCAACTAAACCAATTTCCTCTAAATCATCAGTATCTCCTTCTATATCATAAAGCATCTAAGCTAATGATATTGCATAGTGAAAATCGTTTATCATATTATCCTCCTGTTACATATTGCTAATCATTTGGTAATTTCTATGCAGCAACTTGTCTATAATAATATAGTTTCTCCTTAGTAAGTTTATCTTTAACTAACTAATCAATAAAACTCATATTGACATCTGGTCCATTTAATTCGTCCATATTGCAACAACTATATCTATTTAATTGTCTGGGATCTTTAAAAACAGCAACTACAGAAACCTATTCTATAAAAGGAGCATTAAACAAAAAACAGTCTAGCATTCCGTTTTCATTTGGTGCGAAGTCTATCCAGACATAAGGTTTATTCTAACCTCTTTTTCTATATTTTCTATTATCCAATTCAGATAATGATGTTATCACAGTAAATTTATTTTGTCTATCAGTAGAACCTATATATTCAATGGCTTGTTTTCCATAATCAGAAACAATTTGTGGAATTTCAAAATGTGCTACTACAGTATCATCCTATCTTATTTTACCACATCTGCATCTTTCTAAAGATTTACAATCTACATCAATACAGTTAATAGCAATTAATAAATCTTTTATTGGAAAAATACCTTTTAAAAAATACTACTTTAATATAGATAATCTACAAGCAACTATTTCATCTTGTAGCTATTCCATATTCATAGATAAATTAGAGTGATATCCTCTTAATCCAGAAACAACATCATTACGAATTTGGGAAGCTAATTTCTCTATATACATTATTTTTTAGTTTTATCAGGATTTTCTTTTATCCTTTTTTGGCAAACAAAATTATAACATCTTAAACCTTTTAAATATGCAACTTCAGATTTTAGAGTAGCTATTTCTGTACATTTAGTAGATATAGCTTGAGACTTTTCTAACATAATTTTATCCATCTATTCTCTTAATTCTTGAATCTATTTTCTAAAGTCTCCTTCTAATTCATGATAATCTTTTATATATTTATCACAAGTTTTCTATAAGTAATCATACTAATCTTGTTTAAGATCCTATTTTTTCTATTCTACTTCAACTACCTACTATTCTGCTTCAGCTTCTATTTGCTTCTTTTTACTTTTAAAAGTGAATATATAAGTAATAATGGCTCCTAACCCACCGCTTCCTATTACTGCTAAAATCCATTCTAAAAATGTCGATTGATTCATAAAAGTAAAATAAAAAAGGCGAAACTAAAAAGCTTCGCCTTATTGATTATAACCTATAAAAGATTATTCTTCTTTTGATTCCAATTCAGAAACTCTCTAACCTAGAGTTTTTCTAACATTTTCATCTTCTAAAGAATCACCATCTGGATCAATAACTTTTAAAGCTTTCTCCCATTCACTAATTAAAGAACTATCGTTTTTAACCCAGAATACATGAGTTGTATGAGAATCAAGTCTTTGTCCTACTGATTGCATTCCACCATTAGTAGAAGGACCACAATATTCGATAATATACTGGTCGTAAATAGCACCTACAATAGGAGTTTCTACTTGACGAATATGAGTCCACTGATAGTTTGCAGCAGTTGGAAGTCTCAAGTCTTTAACAATTTGAGAGTATGTTCCAAAAGCATTTTCTCCTCTTTCGTTTATTGTTATAGCTGTATCTCCTATACCAACTACTTTGTTTGCATATTCATCATCTACTTCAAAGGTACTAATATCAATTCTCTTAAATCTTTGATATTCAGTTGCTCCTTCTAAAACAAGTTTATTTGTGCTTTCTTTAGAAACATTGATTAAATCTTTATCACACAAGAAGATGTGATTCTATTTAATCATCTTGATTAATTTATCAACAATATTCTCAGCAGTTTCTCCGTTTTTAACAGTGAATTCAATCCAGAAAGGCATACCTTTATGTACCCAAGGAGTTGAATAGATATAAGGCTCAGCTCCTTCAATTCCTAGATAAATATCTAGTCTACAGTAATTAACTTCGCCAGCCTACTTAGGAACTAATATATCTGTCAAAGAAGTAAAATCTATAGTAGCTTTACAAAGTTTGGCTTTATAACCTTTCTTACGTCTAATAGCTAATACTTTACCTGCTCCTGCCTTATCTTTGTATATAGAAAAATCTCTAAGAATTTTTACTCCTAATTTTTCACCATAAGTAGAATCATTAGAATCTCCGTCTGCTGCTGTTACGTTAATTACTTTTTCTTGTTCGTCACTCTTCTAACAAAGGATTCCAAAAAGTTCTCTATTTGAATCTGGATCAAAATTAGAATTAATAATTGTCTGTGTTTGAAAATTTAAACCTGTTGCCATAAATTAAATTAATTTTATCCCTATTGTCTAGGGGTTGGTTGTTGTTGCTACTGCCCAGTTGGTCTAGCAATAGACTAAGTCATCTAAATATTGTTACCTAGTCTGGGGTCTCCAGTACGTTCCATAACTAAGTGTACCAACTCGTTTATAATCTCTTGGTTTACATAATCTGGAAATTCCATAATCTGAGATGTATCTTCAGTTAAATCAATTTGTTCCTGAGTTAATCTAATAAACTATGGACATTTTACATAGTCAATCTAAACTTCTACAAGCTAGAATAGTGAATCGTCTTTCAGTTTTGTTATCCATAAGGCTTTTTATCCCTATGTTCTATAGTTTCTTATTCGCTATAGCTCAGCGTACATATTTTCCCTATAAAAGGGTAGGGGCACTCTTGGAGAGATTATATTTATTCACTCTCTACGCGTTACGCTACTAATTAGCCTTTCGCAATCTAATTAGTTAGCTCGGTATTGACATCACAGTCTCCACCGATATTGTCCCTTTCATTTATCACATTACTGTGATAACGGGCAAATCGTAAATATTTTCTATCTAAATATATTTTGGATTCTTCATATAAATACTTAAAAAATTTATATGCTTTTCTATTAGAAGTATTTATGAGATAATTTCATTCATAGTTTATAAGTTATACAACTATATCTATAAACTTGACGTATCCAAAATAAAATTTGAAAAATGTTATGTAACTAGAAAATAATTACTTTATTTTACCATAACGTATTTCACAACGTACATTAGAAGTATTTCCAGCTCTAAGTGCAATAGGTTTTTCTACTAAAGAAACTTTCTGTTTCTCTTCCCCTACTTTTAATTTAAAAGTTCTCTGGAAGTTAGAATTTTGAGCTTCTAAAGGAGTGCCTCCCTAGGTTCCTGAATTTATATCATTTTCTTCCCATTCTCCTCCGTCTACTGTATCAACCTAATATATCCCTTTCATATCAGTACCAACTTCTTCCAATCCAGTGCCAGTTGTTACCTAAGTTCTGGGGTCAGTAGGTAAAGTTGTATACTGATTCATGTTGTGAACATAATAATAAGGTCTCATTGGGGACGGTCTATTATAAATGTCAGTAATAATCTAACTCCAAGAATCAGCTGTTAATCTAATTGCTGGAATTTCTATATAAGAACCTGCATCCCAGCAATCTTTCTATTTAGCTACATAATAGATACACACACAGTTTAACATATGTAAGTAATCAATAGGCATATATACTTCATATGTAGCTCCATGCAATGATTGTATAGAACGATGTGTTTTACTTAAATAAGAAGAAGCCTATCCAGTATATCCATCAGAAGGAGCATCCTAGTTTCCAGTGGTAGCTACTTTACCATTTGAACCTATATTTCTAACAGCACTGTCCTTTCTAGAACCAGCTAATTCAACTTTGTGCGGAGTTAGAAATGTAGTAGATTTTAATACACGTAAATCATCAGTAGTTTGCTGATTAATATCGTATACATTATAAACCTTATTTATATACTAGTTAATAGCTTTATTAAATAAGTAATTGAATTCATATAGTTTTAGCGAAGGAGCCTATACTTTACTAAGTTCTATCAATGTAGCTTCAAAAACTTGCCTTGCGGTCATTTTCGCATGTATTAAATATTATTAATTAATCTTCGGAAAACATTTCTTCTGCAAATGTCTCTTTTCTAATTGCGGCAACAATTTTGGCATTTCTAGAAGCTTTCATCCATTCTACCGCGGCACTATCATTAGCACCTAATGAAACTTTTCCATCTTCTCCATAAAGATATAACCCATCTTTTTTAGTAATAACTCCTTTTTCACGAGCTTCTATAAATAATAGACGCAATGATGTATCACCATCAGTATAGCAATTTATAATCTTTTCTGGAGTTTTTTCTGCAATAGATAGCAAGAAATCTTCTACATCTGCATTTGGTTGGTTTGACATATTTCTACCAAGTAATTTTGCAACCAGTAATCTACCTTCATAACCTCTTTCGTCGTTCATAATATAATTAGAAGCTTCCAAAATAAGTCTCTTTCTAGTAACTCTACGTTGAGATTCATATCCTGGTCTGTCTACATATAATTCAGCAGTACCATATCTAGGTCTTTTTGATCTAGGGTCTATAGTACCATCAATTAGATAATCACCTTTGTCATTTTTAGCATATCTATCGGGAGCAATCAAATCACAGTTTTTAATTGATTCCCAAACAGCTTTATCGTAAACATCATCAAGATTGAAGGTTTTACCATCTTCTACAACAAATAGAGCATTTTCAGGAATATAAGCAGTCAAACCATTATTTTCTAGTTTTACTTCTTCGTCAGTCATAATTCTGTCACCCTGAGAATTCACTCTTCTAACACAGTCGGCATACTTCCCTCTAGAATCTTTCTGTGGTTGAATATAATATTTCTAACCTACTTTACCAAATACACTTCTTAAAACAACGATATTACTTTTAATATCACCGTTTTGAACTTCATTAACCTTTTTTGCCATAATTCATATTCATATTAATAAATTAGGTAGGGAAGCACCTCGTTCCCTACCTTATCTAATTCTATATTTAATTACTATCTATTTTAAAATTATTCTTTTACACGAAGTATAAATGAACGATAAGGATTATATACTGCAATACCAGCATATCCATGGATTGTCATCATACTTCCTGCAACAGGAGTTGAAACTACTCCACTATCACCACCTGAACGTCCACCGACGCCAAGTACTTCATTGAAGATAAAGTCTTTACCTTTCAAAGAATACATAGCTACAGGAGGTTGAGTAGAAGTCTTACCAGTTGTTAAGTCAATACACAATGCGTATGGTTCTGGGAATTCGCGGCTTAATGTTCTATCTACTTTAAATGAAACAGTATTACCACCCCATTCATAAGCATCAAATGTAGCACCAACTTTAATATATTTACCTTGTCCACCTCTTGACCACAAGTAAGCTCCATCCGTTTTACGGCTTGCTAAGTAATCACCAAGAACTCTCTGTACAATAGCCCACATTCTTTCATTTACCACGAAACAGAAATGATTTTCAGTCGGTTTCTCAGCTTTTTCTACCATTGTAGAAATAATAGTATGGAAGGTATTAATTGTAACTCTATTAGCAGCATATTTAGATGCGAACCTCTCAATCTGGGGAATCATACCTTCACCAATAGGAATTGGACGCTGTGTAGTTTTATCAGAAATAGTAGCTTTACCATCTACTCCGATATTACCTTTAGCTAATAGAATCATGTTTTCACGAGCATACAAGAAGTTTTCAATAAGATTCTTCTTCATCGGATCAAGTTTATAAATCTTTTCAGTTAAACAACCCTAATCTTTTCCCTGACCAATCTTAATGAAGGTTTCTTCCATTAATGCATACTTAGAAGAATAACTATCATCAACACGAATAGTTGTCATATAGTTTCTCATCTTTTCAATATTAGATTGATATTTTACAAACAATTTTGTTAATCATTAAGTTTCCCTAATGTTCAGACTATTTCTTAATCTAAATATTTAAAACGAAATCCCAAACAGTGTTCTCTTTCTCCTTTTAATACTCTTTGTGCATTTTTATAACCAGCTTTTCTACAATCTGTTAAAGTATCAAACACTTCTAACAAACTCCAATCATCATCAAATTTTCCAACTTTAGGTCCTACATAAGGAGTAGCAATATTTTCTGGCTATTTCCTAACTTTTTTCTTTTTCATAAACGGAACTTTTTCATAAGACCATTGATAGTTTTGATAAATTCCTCCAGTTTTTATAGCTCTAGTAATATGAGATCCATTAGCAGCATTTGGATTTATTGTTCTTGCTGCAATATTTATCCCTGAGAAACTTCTTATATAATTACCCTCTAGGTCATACATATGTACTTCTTTTTTAGGATTGGCTAATTCTGTTATCCTTCCACCTAAAGCTAAATTATATACATCGTCTCTTTTTATAAAATCTTCATTTACTAATTCTGCTTCAAAATTGTAAGCATCGTTCTCGTTGTCGAATTCCTTTATTGTAGTTCTAATAAAATTTTTAACACCATATTTTTTTACTGCAAACTAAAAAGGAGTCTTTGGGTGAGAATAAGTAGCAGGTCGATAAATACTTACACCATTACCAATGTAACCATCAAATTCATCTATTTCTGTTCCGTGAACACCTATATAAATTTTATTATTTACTTTATTTACTGTTTGATATACTATATATTTCATATGTTTTAAATTTTAGATTTATTCCATTTCGGAGTTTATTTCTCCTACGTTCATCCGAACTAGTCGTTGAACCTTCTCTGGTACTTCTCTTTGAGCTTGTATTATCCAGAGCTTGGCTGCAGATTACCATTTTATAGGCTTCCTGCAATTAAGAATATGTTTTTAATTTTACACTATAATTAAGCTGCAAAAATAACTATTATAGCGGACACAGGCAATGTAAAAAGTTTACCAGTGTCATGTAATTCAGGTTTAGCATTACCAATGAAACGAGTAGTATCACCAATGTGGCAACCATCTGTATCCAAAACAGATGAGTAATCATCATCAATCAATCGAACCATTACAGACCAAGCATTATCTGCTTTTCTAACTGGTCTTGAAGTTACGAAACATTGCTAACCTGTCTTTTCAATTTTAAAAATCTCATGTAAATTGTAATAATTTTCTGGGAATACCATTTCGATTTCTGAACCACCAGCACCATCACCAACAGGTTCTGCTGCAAACGGGATTCTCTTAATGTAATTAGTTTCAACCTCCCATTCAAAATAAGTAGAGTCAATATTCTAGAATCCAGTAGCTTTCTTAGTATCTCCATAGAAAATATTTCTAAGAGATTCAGTCAAATAAGTTGCCGTTAATTCTGGATATAGTCTAGAAACAACTCCTAAACGGTGAGGCCTTTCACCGAAAAATTTACTAAAATCTTCATAAGTCCGAGTATCACTCATTGTCGGACGATTTGTTACAAAACTTGCTACAAGCATAATTATTCTATTTTAAATGTTAATAAATCTTACCATTCATCATCATCAACAAAATTAGAAGTATCTACTTTTGTCTATTGAAGTGAAGGCTTAGTAAAAACTAGCTTAGAAGGATTAGATCTAGATAAATCCTACTTAGCTGCTTCATATCCCTTTTTATAACTATCCTAAATCTATCTAGTGAGTTCTTCTGTTATTTTATCTTCATTTAATAACCAAAATGCGGCTTTGGTAAATAAAGCTGGGTCATTCATAGCTCTTCCAAAAGCACTCGTTCCAGAATCATCTAAGTTTAAAATGAATTCAGATAATTCTTCCATATCCTCATTTGAAAGTTCTAATCCTCTTCCAGCAAAAGAATTAAGATCTCTAATCTCATTTTGAATAGAATTAGCAAATTTATAATAAGCTTCTTGTTGTTTTGCTGCCTATTCATTTGCAATCTATTCTTCTTCGCTTTCCTGTAATCGCTTATACTCTTTACGAAGTCCATCTACAGTTTTCTTAAATAAATCTTCATTCTACTTAGCTACCTCTATAGCTTTAGTTATCTCTTCGTCTGTGATATTATCAGAACCAACTTTTTCAAGTAAATCTAAAGCATATACGTCTTCGTCTGAAAGAGAGTCAATCTTATATTCTTTTGTTTGTTGTTCAACAGGCTATTGAATAGAATTTAAGTAGTCTTGAATATTCATTCCACTACTTCTAATCTGATTAATTAACTCTATTTCATCATCATCTAACTAATTATCCTATTCTTCATTATCAATAAGAATATTTAGTTGTTCTTCCTTACTCAAGGAATCCCAAGATCTTTCAACAATTGCTCCAGAATCATCTTCAAACTTAATCTTAGAAGGATCACTTATGCCTTTTAAGCGTAATACTTCTGAAGTTAAATCTTCTCCTTCTCTTTCATTATCTTCGAGAGGTTCTGATTTAGTTTCGTTAACTTTTGGTTCTTGTCCACCGTCGTCAATAAATTCATCGTCGTCAAAAACTGCTTCTTCAAAATCATTCATAATCATTTACATTTTTAGTTAATCATACAATTTATAATTAAATTTAATTTTTATTCAAATTAAATTATTTATTTTATATAAATAAAAGTTAAAAGTTATAACTTCATTATAAAAATAAGTGAATAAGAATTTGGTTCTATCTTAATAGGTTTATTTTGCCACTCTAAATCTTCTAAAGGTACTTCTTCACTAGTTGATTCCTAAGTTTCTAAATTATCTGTCGTAGATAATATAGCATTATGAGAATGATTTCCACCAGTAATAGTTAATTCCTATTCTTCTGAACTTATAATATTATTAACAGTTCCAGGTTCAGTAACTATAGATTCATCTGATACTGACTATATTAAACTTTTTTCTTCAGTATTATATACATTAATAGGTTGCTATATAGCCAAATTAAGGTCTCCAGATTCTTCTATATTAATAGATATGTTGTTTAAATTAAATGTATGTGTATGAGGATTATGTGGATGAGAGTGTTTAGGTAAATATTCCTAAGTTAATGTAAACTCATTATTTTCATTTAAGATATTGTTTTCTCCAATTTCTTCTTTAATAGCTACAGCCTTAATAAATTTTCCCACTAAATTGGGAGTTCCGTTAGTTCCGTCACATATTGCCCATCCGTAAGGAATTTCTGTCCCACTCCACATTA